TAGAATAGATTCTAGAATAGATTCTAGAATAGATTCTAGAATAGAATCTAGAATAGAATATAGAATAGAATCTAGAATAGATTCTAGAATAGATTCTAGAATAATAATAATAATAATAATAATAATAATAATAATAATCTAGAATAGGGATCTAGACTAGGGATCTAGACTAGGGATCTAGACTAGGGATCTAGACTAGGGATCTAGACTAGGGATCTAGATTGGAACCTATAACATAATCTAGAATAATAATATAATAATATATTTAAATATAAAAAAATAATAATTTTTTACTTTTTTTTTATTTTTATCGATAATTATAAGGAAAAAATTACATATAAGTATGAATTGGGTTGTATTCGGAAAGATTAGATCTTTCTGTTAAAAAAAAATGGTTTGTAATATTGCTTTATTAAAAAAATAGAGGAAAATAAAGAATGATTAAAAGTATAACGGACAAAACTTTTGAAAAAGAAGTTCTTTTGTCAGAAGTGCCAGTAATTGTAGATTTTTGGGCAAATTGGTGTGCTCCCTGTAAAATGATTACTCCAATTTTAGAAGAATTAGAAAAAGAATATAAAAAGAAGATAAAAATTGTCAAACTTAATGTTGATTCCAATAATAAAACTACTTCAAAATATAATATAATATCCATACCTAGTTTAATATTTTTTAAAAAGGGAGAAGTAGTGGCTTTTTATTCTGGAGCTTTACCTAAATCAGTTTTAAAAGAAATAATTCAAGATAAGTTTTTTAAAGGAAAAAAATAGGTTTGGACCGCAGCTTTTTTGGAATTTGTTATATGGCATTTTTAGAGACAAAACACAACACTGCGGAAATAGACTTTGTGAAAAATTTCACAAACCGTTGTGGGGGAAAGAAATAGGTTAGATATATAAGGTGGGGTTTTTAAAGAATAAATATAACCTTAACCGAGGTATTCGTAATGGTAAAAATAAGTATGGAATAGTAAACCAATTATTTCACATTAACATTGGATATATTATCGTGCAATAACCAATGTGTAATAGTTACTATAAAAACCTCCTCTGTAACCAGAAGAGATACAAAGAATTATTTGATTTAGGTTTTTATTTTTTAGAAGAGGAAATTGATTTTGTGATTACTATTATACCAAATCTCCTAAGATATGATAGTATTTGTGTAGTTCTTGTAAAAAAGGTTTTAAATTGTTCTCCCATGAGGCATAGGATTTAATAAATATATGATTATGTATTAATTCTGGATTTAATGATTCTATATTTTTTCCAATAATCTTCTTTGCTGGATATGCTATCCAAGGGTTTGATTTTGTCCAATTTATATTTCTGTGTATAATTATTCCATATTTATTTGAATAAATAATAAATCGTCTTTGTAGCCTATTCATACGGAATATAATATCCGATTGTTTCTTTTCCTTTAATGTAATCTTCATTTTATTATTTCTCCTGATATGTCATATTGTTCAGATAGTTCTTTTAAAAAATGTGGTAAGTTTTTTAATGGATCATCTGACGATGGTTTAACAAATATATGTTTGTGAATCAATAATGGATGTATTGTCTTTATATTTTTGTTGATATAGATATTTCCTCGATATGCTACCCAAGGTTCTAATCTATGCCAAATTATTTTTCTATATATATTTATTCCGTATCTTTCAGAATGGATAATAATTTCTCTTGTTAATGTATTTATAAAAAAGGTAATATTTATTTTATTTCCTAATGTAATTTTCATTTTACCATTATCCCTACTATTTGATAATTTAGATATAGTTCCTTTAAAAAATCTTGTAATTTTTTTAATTTACCATATTCTTTAATATATATGTATCTTGGAATTGATCGAGGAGTCAATAATTCTTTACCTATATTAGTAATATCACCGAATGAATATGCCTTCCATGGATATAATTCGTCCTTATATAATTCTTTATACATAACTATCTCATATGAAGGAGAATAGATAATAATTAGATTTTGCAATTTTTCCAAATAAAATACAATATCTGTTTTTGCTTTTTGTGCCAATTTTATTTTCATTTTATATTTCTCCTATTATTTGATAATCTTCATATAAGTCCTTTAGAAAGTTTTCTAATCTTTCTATGGGAAAAGCTAAATGGTTAGAAAAATGAGGTTTTATAAATATATGTTTGGATATTGATTTTGGGTCTAATGGTTTTCTATCTTTTTTAGCAGTTACACCTGCAATATTTACTTTCCAAGGGGCTGATTCTTCCCATTCCATATTTCTATATATGTCTAATTTATATTTAGGTGAGTTTATGACAAGTTGTTCCAATATAGTATCTTTAAAAAATACAATATCTGATTTTGGTTGATTCCCTAATATAATTTTCATTTTTTATCTCCATATATTTGATATTCAATATTATAGGTATCGTGTAGTTCTTGTAAAAAATATCGTAATTTTTCTTTTGGAATATGAGATCGGACAAATATATTTCTATCGTTGGAAATAAAATGTGGTGTAAAAATTAGTATATTATCCTCATCAATTTTAATATTGCGACATGCTATCCAAGGGTCTGACATATTCCAATCTAAATTTCTATATATCTCTATTTCATATTTAGGAGAATAAATGACAAAATTATTATAAGCTCTATCCACAAAAAAAATAGCATTTGATTTTACCTTATTATTCAATGTAATCTTCATCTGTTAGCACTCCTTCAATATTATAGTTTCGATATAATTCATCCAAAAACATGTCCAAATCATCTTCCACTACTAATTCATTGTGAGTATATAAAATATCAATATAGGAACTTATATCTTTTGCATATAATTCTCCTTTATATTTTAATTCAACGGGCATTTGATTGCAAACATGCCAAGGCTTTGATTCTGACCAATCAATGCCTCTATATATATCTATTTTATATTTAGGAGAATTTATAACAAATTCATTTAATAACATATCAAAGAAAAAGGTAATATCTGATTTTGGTTTGTTAGTCAATTTAATATTCATTGATTATTTCTCCTCGTATTTTATAAGTATTATATAGTTCCTTTAAAAACATCTCCAATTTTTCTCTTGATATAATTTGAAGAGTGCGAGGTCGATAAACATTAATATAGGAAATTGTTTTTGCGTCCAATTCTTTTCTTTGATTAATTGGAGTTTTTATTTTTTCGCATATCTGCCAAGATTTTGTTCTATCCCAATAATTTATCCTATATATATCTATATTATATTTAGAGGATTGAATTACCAACTGATTTGCATCTCTAAAAAATATAGCATCCGATTTTATATAGTTATCCAATTTAATCTTCATATTGAACCTCTACTTTTATTTGATAAATTTCGTATAATTCTCTTAAAAAATAATGTAAATCCTTATATTCATCGTATGGATTAATAAATATTTTTTTAGGAAGAGATTGTGGGACGAGTGGTTTTTTATATTTTTCTTCGGTATCATGAGAATTATTTACTGCCCAAGGTTCTGATGATGTCCAATCTAATCCTTTATATATATCTATACCATAATCACGAGATTGGATAACATATTGATTATATAATACATCTCTGAAAAAGACAATATCTGGTTTTGTTTTGTTACCTAATCTAATTCTCATTTTAGAATGTCCCTTCTGCGGAATAAAAACCTGTCTTGCTATGAATGATTACTTTTATTCCATATTTTTGATCCAATATTGCTATTAGTTCTTTTATCACTTCTTCGTCCATATCTTCTATATTATACCAATGAACAACGATTGTTGTTGGAAAATCATTATCGGATATTGTTTCGATAATGTCATCATCAGGATAATATGCGTGTTCTATAAACCATTCATATTCATCATTCATATATAAATCTATATCCAAATCACATGAACTTATTACCATTTCAAAATTACTTTTATTCATATAGAATATTAAATCATCCTTGTATGTCGTTTTTCTTTGTAAGGTAATTTTCATTTTAATAACATCCTTTCTAATAATCAAAATCTGTCTTGCGGTGAATTATTAGTTGTATGCCATATTCTTCATCCAAGATTGTTGTAAATTTCTTTACTTTTGTTTCTTCTATACTTACTATATTATACCAATTAATGTCTATTCTTGTTGGAAATTCTTGATCGGATATAATATCTATGATGTCATCATCAGGAATATATGCTTTTGCCATATACCATTCATTTTCTTTGTCTATATATAAATCTATATCCAAATTATAAGAGCTTATTCCCATTTCAAAGTGGCTTTTGTTTATATAAAATTTTAAATAGTCTTTGTGTGAAATTTTTCTTTTTAAGGTAATTTTCATAGCTTAACTTTCTTTTATTTTAATATAACATATTCCTGATTAAATGTCAATCTTTTTTTAAGGTTTTACGAATACCTATTCCTGAAAATTTTCTTCAAAATATTCAATTCCTTTATCTGTAATTTGTCTGCCCTTACTGGAAATTTTTATTGTTCTCTTTGATAATAAAAAAGGTTCATATATGTTTTTATAATCAAATAAATCTATTCCTAAAGTTTTTGTGAGTTCAGATTCGCTTGCCACTTTATATTCATATAAGTATTCCAATATCATTCTATCAGTAGCATTGAATCCATCTTTATTAATTCCTATTCTGTCAAAAAATTTTAAACATTTTTCTTCCGTAATATATTTTTCAATTATAGATTCATTTCTTATCCTTATAAAGAAATTTACTGCGATACGAGGAACTCCCCTTGATCTATCGGCAATCATTTTCGCTATATTGAGAGGACATTTGTTGTTCAGTAATATTTGAACCAATTCTTCTTTTGTATATAATTGAAAATGAAAGTCCAATATCATTCTATCTCTGAAAGGTTTTAATAACATGCCTGCAGATGTTGTTGCTCCTATGACTGTAAAAGGAGATATTGATATGCCTTCAAAATCAAAACTATCAATTTGTTGTTGTAGCATTTGGTTATTTATCGTTTGCATAGGGGTATACAATACCTCAGCAGATTTTGTCGGCATATTATGTATTTCGTCAATAAATAAGATTGTACCAAAATATATTTTTTGTAATATTTCCTGAATTATTTTTGTATTTAATTCGCTACCTGTCTTTTCAATTAAATTGGAGCTTGTTTCATTTGCTACAACATGAACCAACGAAGTTTTTCCCAATCCCGCACTTCCATATAATATTGTGTGGGGTAGGGGAATGTTGTTAGTATTGGAATTGATTATATAAAATTGTAATTCCTGTTTAATCTTTTTTTGACCAATGAATTGTTCCAGCTTTAACATTGCGATTCTTCTCTTTCCTAATAGCTTTTGCATTTTTCAAAAGTAGCCGTTTAAATTTTTTAGCAGGTTCAATAACACAATGTTGTTCCATTTTCATAAGGGCTTTCTTTTGAATCCTTGCAACTTGAGAAGGAGTCATTCCTGCTATTTTAGCAATTTCTTTTTTGGTTAATTTTCTCATATAATATATGGGTTCAATATTGTCCAATTTATTTTTATATTCACCTTTTAATGCATCTGGGGTATCCAAATTGAAAGACAAAGATATAATAAATATTTCTTCCTGAGTTAGTTTAGTATTTTTGAACGCCATATCAATCAAAGATTTAATGGAGTGTTTGTTAATGAGGTCATAATATTTTTTATTTTGGTTTTCTACAATAGGCTCGTTAGATAATATGTTAATAGGTTTTTCATTTATATATTTGAAACCTTTTTCTTCTAATATCCTATTTAGTGTTTTAGTATATATATCTATGAAATTGATTTTCTTTTCCTTTGAATAAGATTCATATAGAGAAGTAATGGTCATTCTCGAAATATCATCATAGGTATAATCTTGATTTTGCTTACATAATCTGGTTGCGATTTTTCTTATCAAAGGCTTATTTTTTTCGATTATATCTAACATTTTTATTTCCTAAAAAGATAATAAATATGTCTTTTTATTTTGCTTCCTTATTTTTGCGACTTCTTTTTCTATATATTTCCATCTATCTTCCTTACTTTCTCTCGGTTCAATTTCCATACAATATTTTGTAGCAATATTATCGAAAGAACATATTGCATCCAATAATATATTGAATAATTCTTTATGGACTTCTTTATCAAAGTAACTATCTCCTAATAGACTCATATAATAAGAAGGACTTTCTTCTTTAGATGCTCCAGAAAATAAATCGTCATAGAATAGATTTGTTATTTTGGTATGATAAGAAGTAGAATAATATCCATTATATTCTGAATGATGATTAAAAGAAGTCCATTTCTTTTCTATTTCTTTGAATATATTATCTAATGCTCCAGTTAATTCAAACATTGCGTTCATAAAATCCGAAGCATAATCAGCCTTTTCTGATATATCTACTCGTTTATTAGGAGCAACTCCTTTTGTTACATCGTGAAAGAATTTCCAGATATAATGATTTTGCGACATCATAATGGCGAGTAATCTTTTGAATACCCAATAATCTTGTTCAAATATACCATTATCTATTATTGTTTTTAAGTTGTCCAATTGAATTTTTGTATTGTGTTTTTGAATGTTAATTTGTCCTTTCATTTTACTACCCTCACTGCTCCTGTTTTTAAATCAAATAGTTTCTCGTGCCATTGCACTTTATTTGTTGCCCAAGCATAAAACGCTTCCAACATATAATTAGCTACCATCATATTTGTGAATATCAATTGAGGAGAAGTAGTTTGTGCCGCTTCTTCACATCCTATTTCATCTGGGAATCTATCCTTCTTCATTATTTCAGGATGCTTTTTAGAATATAATGGGGTGGTAAACCCACTTTTTGTTTTATGAACTACATTTACATCTCCATCATCATATTCGTTCCCTCCGAAGATTGCGAGAATTTCTCCATTAATTTCTTTCATTTTATCCTCAATCGTTTTTCTTGTAATATAGTTGTCGACACCGACGAATAAAATAGTTCCATCGCTTACGAACTCCAAATTATTTGCTTTAATATATTCCGAAACGGGAATTATCTTTACATCTTCGACAGGAAATGAAGAAGCGATATATGATGCCGTTGCTTCTGCTTTGTTTTTCCTTATATCTGAAAACACAAAATCTTGTCTTGCCAGATTTTTCTTTTCAACAACATCTCCATCACAAATAAAGAGGTCAAGTTTATTATTGAAACCTAACTCTCTCATTGTCTTGATAAATTTCATAAGAGGAACAACGAGATTGCTTCCAACTCCCCCGTCTCCAACTATGACGATTTTGTTAAAATTTTTGAAATTCATTTTGTCTCCTTTACTTTAATATAGGTTTTAGTTTTTTTGTGTGCTTATTATTGACAAGATTTTTAGGTTTCATCGCCGCAATTAGTTCTTCGACACTATTAGAGGAAAAATTATATTGTTGTGAATTTTTATTTCGGTTCTGATTGTGATATATTTCTTCGCCCCATCCATTATACCCATAATTACCATAATTATTCATATAATTTCCAACAATAGCATTGTAAGTTTCCTTTTCTACTTTCTTCATCCAATCTTCTGGGATTGTATCTGATGAGGGAGGAGCAATCTCAATCAAATCTTTTGCCTCATAAGATTGTCTTGCTAACACAACTCTTCCGTGAATGTCGGGAACAGTTTGTTGAATATGTCCGAATGTTAAATGAACTCCATCAAAAGTAAACTCATCTTCTTCATCCACACCCGATTGAAATGCATCGAAGTCAGGATGAGAATGAATTGACCCTGCCAGAAATTCATCTTTACCCAATTCAGAATGATCAACGGTATAATCAACTCCAGCAGTGCTTACTTGTTGCTTCGGAATATAGATTTTATATTCTTGTTCCTCTAAGGGCTGTGTTCTATTTAAGACTAATAATAAAGCACCTTCGCTTTGATGTTTTTTGTATACTTCTCTGAAGAATTGGAGGGCTTTACTATAAATAGCATAAGATACTTTTGGATAATTGTAGGTTACTTCTTCTTCTATTTCATCAAAGCGTTCCAATTCTGTTTTTGCAGGTCTTATAATAGAATGTCCTTTTGAGACAAGAATTGAAAATAATCCTTTTTTGCTTATAACAAATCCGTAGCTGACTTCTTTAATATCAACTTCTTGATTTGTTGCCACATCAAAGAATTTATCTTTTAGCTTATAAAATACAGGTAAAGACATTATTTTCTTCTTCCTTTTATTACGAGTAGGTTCTTGATAGATTTTGCCATTACGTCAAATTTTAAACTATCAGTTAATTGATTTATCATATGATTGGAATTTTCTCCCAGTATGCTGAATAATGCTGAAGCGACCGCAACTGCTTGTTTAGATGAATTGTTGTATCCTTTATTCCGATAATAATCTGCAATTTGAGACCTAATGAAATTTACTGATTCAAAATTCTTTTTTGTAATAGGGCTTCCTGTTTCTTTGACTATTACTCCAATATTTCTCTCTGCGAATTTGGGGGTAGGAAAAGTTTGAACTTTCTTCAAAGGAGAGACATATTGAAATATATTTTTAAGTGTTTGGAAATCATTCATTTTATTATACTCCTGTGCTTCTTAAATAACTGCCATAAGTGAAAGTATGAGAAAAAGTCAATGCTTTTATAAATTCAGGTAAATTCATATGTTGAGTGGCTTCATCCCAAGCATACAAATATGAGACAAAGGCATTATAATCGTGGGTAACTAAATATTTAGCAACCTCATCATCAGATTGTTCTTTTAACCTATTATGATTTGCATATTTTTTTATCGCTTTACTAAAGAATGGAATGGGCTCCATCCCATCTATATCAAATAAATCAGAGTTCCAAACAGACGATAAGATTTTAATAATCAATTCAGAAATTGCCATATGAAGAGGTAAATCATCTTTGATATTTATATCTCCTAAGCAAATTGTTTGACTGCCATCAATATTGGGCATCGGCATAGTTCCCAATATTGAGTTTTCGTCTGTTACAGGTGCTGTAGCAAATGCCATTTTGACAGTATTTATCAAAACAGGATTATTTTGAATATTGATATTATAATAGATATACGGCATATATACATTGAAATTAAAGATCCGATCATCTTCCTCACTGTCTTCATTCTCGGTTGTTCTAAATCTCAATTTTATCTTTCTCGGAGCTTGCTCTATAATCAAGTTAGAAGTAACTTCTCCACTTATAAATCCACGAATATTATTGGGTAATATTGGAAATATTAGTGGAATATTTTTGTTAACAGAGTTCAAAAAATCCATTAACGGGATTTCGTGAATCACAGTCCTTTCTACTAACTTTGCTGTATTCTCGGTCAAAATAATTTCACTCATTTTTTTCCTTTCTTAAAAGAAAGGGAGAAGGACTCTTCTCCCTTATGTTATAATCTGATGGAACAACAAGACTATGCTTTTGTTCCAGTCTCTTTCTGAAACGTGATGGTATCTCCATCACGAAGAGCATAATCGTCAGAACGATTTACTCCGTCAATAACAGCGTTTGAGCCATATGGGATACCGAAAGCACTCCCAAAGTCTTCACGAAGATCACCTACAGTATACCCATTGCTAACGGATACATTGTTGTGTTCATTAGCACCACTAATGATGTTGATAGAAATCATTTGATTTCTCCTTTAATTAAGGGTTTTTGTTTTTTAGTTGCAAACATAATATACATAATCATATATGGTTTGTCAAGCATTTTTCGAGGATATTTAATTTTTTTTCGGCGAGAGATGAAAGTATCTCAACGGATATATATTTATTCTCCAGTTTCTTTCTACAATGTTTACATAAATAAGAGGAACGAAGTTGAAATCTCATTATATTTAACAACCGTGATTCTTGGTTATTTATACAACAGAAAGGATTATAAGATAGACATAATTCTTTACCATCTATCTTTATATGTATTTTAGAATTACTTTCATAGTGAGTCCAACATAATTCTATTCTATCTAACCAATCTTTGTTTAGGTGAATAATCATATCTCATCTCCATTCTTTATATCGTATGAAGAAAAGAATTTTATAGCTTCCTTACTTAATTTACATTCTTTCCTTATTTGTTTTTTCTTTCCACTAATTTTCAAATCAAAGAATTGTCCATTATAATAGTTTCCTCCTTTACTTTGAGATAAATACCAAATTCTATATCCTGTGGGCAGATTCTTTTGTTCTGTAAATTCATATGGAATAATTAAATCGGCTCGTTCGATTGTTTGCCAGTCTTTTAATTTCTTATATACCAGAGCTACTTCTCTCATATATTTTCCTACTGTAAGTTTCCTTTTTAGATTATATTCTTTTTTTAGACTTGGTACTTTGTCGGTAGCTAATTTAGTTTTTGTTTTTTCTTCAATTTTTGGTATTTTATACATTTTAACTAACCTTTGTTTAACTTTTCCACATAACACATCTGCCATTTCTATCTATTTTTCTATAAGCTTCCTTATCTATTTTTTTTAATGCGACCATACAATCTTCGCATATTATTCGATGATGATTCTCTTCCAGATATTTCATATAATTATTAACGGATAATGTCGGTACATAATTATTAGGAGAAAAACTTGTCAATGTTCTCATAGTTCTTATATCGGTTTTTTTACCCAAAGAATTGCATAAAAATACTCCATTAACACTAATATGATCCGGAGAATCAGAGTGTATTAGTATTTTTTTTGTTGTAAGGCTAATAATCATTCTGTTATCCCAAATTCCTTTAAAACTTTTAAATTATGTTTTATTACTGGAGTTACTCTATCTAAAACATTATATTTTAAGCAACCTCTATTTTGAGAGGTCATATCTTTTACATCTGGCATTTTTTCAGGAATAAAATAATATTCTATTGCTCTCCTACTTCTATCTCCAAGAGTTTTAGAAGATTGTTCCAATAAATGTTTTGTTAAATGGAAAGGGGTATGTTCATCCCGAATATTGTATAGAGGATCTTTAGGAAAATCTGACAACAAAGTAGCTCTTGGTTGATCCCATTTTCCCTTCCATCTTGAATTATATCTGCCATTGTTTCTTAAATAATCTATGCCAATATATTTACATTTAATCGCATACCAATTTAAAAAATGTTTCTTGGTTTTAAAATTCTTAAATTTGGTCTGCTTTTGCTTTGCATAATATAAAAGACAATCACCTACAATATCATCAATAACATCGTTTGAATGTTTATTGTAGAGGTTAATTACAATTTGATAGGTAAATTTTATTATTTTATTATCCAGCTTCTCTAACTTCATTTTTCACCACTCATTCTTCGGTCTATTATCAACTTTCCTTGCTACCCACCTCTTAAATATGGGAAAGTCTTTTTCCTTATAAACGATCTTTCCATCAAGACTGATTGTAAGTCCGTTTATGTATTTTTTAGTTGCTATCTTTTTGAACATAATACCAATAGCTTGCTGTTTGTTAAACGCTACTAATCTACCTTGTAGTAGAGTTTCGCTTCCTGATGTTACTTTATAATTATATGTTTTCATAATGTAATATAATAAATCGTTTAAGGTTTGTCAAGCACTTTTTAAGGTATTAAAGACACTATCCACCCAATTAATTTTCCTTCAAAAAATCGTTGTGGCATTAAAATATCTCCTATAACAGCAACCCATACAGCCGTTAAGATAAGACCTAATCCCAAATAAACCCAATCTACCTTTTTCATTTACGAGTGCCTCTTTCCTTCTTCAAATATATTATTGTGTTGTAATTTTTGATAGGTATTTAATTCATTGGCAATAGTTTGTGAGTCCACTGTCAATTGTGTCTTTATATTAAACCTTCTCAAAACTTCATTTCCAAACCCTTGCTTAATCAAATCAATACTTAACCAACTTTCCTCAAATCTTTTATCAAAACAATTTGAACACAAAGGTTCTTTTCTTGTTGTCCAATAATATACGCAGTTTTGACATAGTGGTTTATGGCAAAATACGCATTTTAAATTTGTTTCTTGTCCACATTCATTACATTTCATTATTTATTCCTTTCAATCTATATATTCTATGCCTCTTCTTTTAATAAATTTCTTTTCATACGACAATAGCTTTCTTCCTCTATCTATAATTTTCATTATGTATGGTTTATTTAATTCGATTGAAGGGCAGGATAATCGTCTACGGTCAAATACTACTTTTTGCACAGTAAAAATCCCGCTCCGTATGACTCCCTCGAAATAAATACCGCTTATCCCAAAATGTCTCGGTTCTTCTTCTTTGTCTAACCTAATTTTCATATACTATCCCTTTCTTTCCAAGAAGAAGTCGTTCTTTCGTTATCATCATTTGTCTCTTATCCACAATCTTTGTTATATAAAATTGGTCCAATTCAACGGGGGAGTAATTAACAGGAATAACTTTTAATACATTTAATAAGGTGAAAATTCTGTTTTCTAAAACTCCTTTAAACTTATACTCTTTAATGGAAAAATATACGTCCTTTTTTGCTGTATCTAATTTAATTTTCATATTTTATTCCTTTTTCTTTGAGAATATCTTGAGCAATTAATGGCAATCTGTGTTCTTTGTCTATAACCTTAATTATTTCAAATCGACTTATCTCGTGTGAATGGAACTTTGGATCAGGAACGAGAAATACAACTTCCTTTAAAGTAAGAACCTTTTTCCGTATAAATCCATCTACATAACAATCTTTTTCTTTTGTTTCCTTTAATTTAGTTTTCATATTCTATTCCTCTGTCTTTTATAGTTTGTCGTTCATGTTTTACCATTAACTTTTTCTTATCTATAATCTTATTTATATACAATTGGTTTAATTCAATTTTGGGGATTGATAAGAGGATAAAATTGAGTATTATTTTTTCCAGAATAAAAATTTTGTCTTTTATTGTTCCCTTAAAATGTAAATTCCCGAGGTCAAAAAACGCTTCCTGAATTTCAAATTTGTTTTGGTCTGATTGATTTTTCATATTTTTTCTCCTCTTAAAATTATGAGTTCGTTCAGAGAAGATTCCAATTCATATATTGCCATTTCTAATGATGCAAGATATTCAAATTTTTCAGGAATGTCTTCTGCTTCCTTAAGAGCTTTTGAATATTCTCTTTTAAGTTCTTCCAATTTGTCTTTTGTTTCGTGCATTTTTTGTCCTTTCATTATTTGTTCGTTGTTCGTATTTATGCAATTTAATATAATCATTTTGTCAGGATTGTCAAGTTTTTTTTAAGGCATTTTTAATTCTCATATTCTATTCCACATATTGAAAGATTATGTTTTAAGGTCGATGAGTATGTTATAAATCTATGTTTATCCACAACTTTTCTTACAATTCGTCTATCTAAAAAAATATGAGGACAAGTCATATTGGTCTTTGTTGACATTATACGAGTTATGGTAAAAATTTTATTTTCTATAACTCCTTTAAAGTAAAAGCCCTCCATACTGAAATATGCTTCTCGACCTCTTTCTTTTAATCTAACTATCATAATTTATTCCTTTTTCTCCAAGATATTAAACATTATGAGCAATGATGGAAATAATATATTTCGCATCTGTATAATATTTATATCCGAGTTTGAATTTTTTAGCGAACACAGGAATTTTATTGAAACTGATATGTTTTATGCTCCACATTTCTGAAAAGATACCATCCCCGACTTTTGTCAGCAAATTATCAGGAATATCTTCTGGGGGAGATTCAAGAACAAATACATTGTCATCCAAATGATGCAATTTTTTAATGATATTGCAGACTGACTTTTGGTTTGAGATTTCAACTACTTTCATAGTTTTTCTCCTTTGCTTTGTTGTTTGTGTGTAACATTATTATTGCACGTTTATAATATCGACATATTTACTCGGTTTGTCAAGCACTATTTGAGGTTGTTTCATCATTATTTTTAATTCCATAATTCCTTATTTATAAAATAAGAATAGTTTAAATACCTTTTGTTGTCAATTTTGTCAAAGACACCAGAGAGAAATTCTATCAATTTTATTTCCGTATTTTTGATAGTTTTTCCATCATTATTTTCAAAAACATTAAATATAGCATTTTTGGTTAAAAGTATTTCATCGAGAACCACATTTTCAATTGACCGAGCAATATCTTCGTCAAAAAGCCTTTCCCCTCTATGATTTGAGGTTTTATTTTTTAATATCCGAAGATGTTCTGTTAGTTCTTTTTGTCGTCTGGTTACTGAATCTTTCATAATATACTCCTATTTTCTGCTGGTTTTAATTTTATCTATTATTTCAGATATTGAGTCCAGAAGTTCATTTTCCCAATGTGAGGTATTAACTTTGTTTTTATCCACATCGTATATTTCAAATAATGAATCAAGAACCAAAACTATAATTTCATCTGCAATGATTTCACTATCCACATTTGACAATATTACTTCGTGAAGGTATGTTGTTAGATTCCTATGTAGTTTTTTTGTTCTTTCTTTTTTCTCCTTTATCATTTTCTCGATTGCGTTCATAGGGGACTCCTTTTGTGAGGTGATATGTCTTGTGTCAATCTTATAAAACGGACAAACGACATTTTCTTAACCTCTTATTGTTTAACACTTTATATGACCTAATCATATATATTGACTTCCTATCCCAGTTTTTTCTAACCGATTATATGAGAACAAGTTAGAAAAATTACTTAACCAAATCTCTTGCTTTTTATATTCCTTATTTGTTTTTCTCATTTATTGACCTCGACATCGGTATCTATTTCTTTGCCCCATTCATATTTGGTAAATGCTGTAATCTTATTGTATTTTTTATCAAGATCCATTACTCCTATTCTTACACCATATTCTTTACTCAATTCCTTAAAAAAGTCTCTTTGTTCTGAAAAAGAAATGGCATCAGATACATTATGTTGCCATACAATCATCATTCCCTCTGGATATTTTTTTTCAATAAGTTGAGGATGAGGAAAACTTTCTAAACTTATTAGATACCATATCAGATTACTTTTGTATAGCATTATATCATATTTTTTAGAATAAAAATATTGGTTCATATCTTTATCTTCGCAATATTTTATGTCCGTTTGATTAGTGAGATTTATCTCCATTTTATTTCTCCTTTACGATTACCTCCCTTATTTTTCACAAACGAGATAAGCATCAAAGCTCACCTCGTTTGTTTTAGGGAGTTACACGAACAACAAATTTTTACCTCAAAGCACTCCTTATATACTTTTCTTTTCTCTTTTTATTTGCTCGAATTTCCTCTGACATTTCAAGAAACTCTTCCCCCGCCGTTGTTGTGATTGGGACATTTTTAAGCTCCGCAAATCGCATTGCTAATTCGGGATAAATGAATTCCGTTGTTTCTCTTTCATCATTATAAGAGATATTGCCCCAGCGACCGAGCTTAAAATTCTTAAACTCAATATCAGAAATAAGTTCCTGATAATTACTTGTTGGGACAATCTTCTTGACCGGTTTCATTTTCATTATTTTAGCAATATCTTTTTCTGATAGCTCCACTAACTTTTTGATTGGGACAATTTTTTTAACCTTTTTTAACTTTCCTTTGCATTTTTTAGAATGTTTGTTGTAGACTTTTTCGATGTCCTCTTTCAACGAGTTCCTTATTTCTCTTGCTGATTTACAATAGAAGTCCTTATATGGGATTTCTACTGTTCCCGAAAATACCTTTCTGCATTTTTCACATTTGATTTCAAATGTATAAATGCTGCCTGATAATTGTTCGCTTTCATAAAACATTGTTAAACTCCCGTTTATGGGTTTTATGCAACACTATTATTGCACGTTTATAATATCGACAATTATGCTTGGATTGTCAAGCATTATTTAAGGTAATTTTAATTCTCATATTCTACTCCATTCCCTACAAGTATTCGGCGTTCAAGAGGAGATAATCTTGTTTCCTTATCTATAACCTTTTCTAAAGAGAATGGATCTACAACGAGGTCAGAAGATTTTGGATAAGTGCCGATAAGAACATCTTTTATGGTAAAAATTTCATCTTTCAAAGTTCCTCTAAAAAAATAACCCTCCAAAAGAAAATATACTTCTTCTTCCTTTTCTTCTTTTCCTAATCTAATTTTCATATATTATTCCTTTTGTTCTGACAACATTGCGTTCAAATAACACCATTATTACTTCCTTATCTATAACCTTTGTTATATATTCGGTACTTAATTCTATTTTGGGACAAGATAAAGGAACATTACTAGGTAATACCTTTTTTAAGGTGAAAACTTTATTTCGTATAGTTCCCTTAAATTTATAATCCAGAATATAAAAATATACTTCTCGTTCCTTATTTCCTAAGCTTATATGCATATTCTATTCCTTCTATTTCGAGTTGTTGAACACCAGAAGATAGCATCATTCTTTCTCTATCTACAACTTTGGTTATATTAAATGAATTTAATTCAATGCGAGGATAGGGGATAACATAACTTTTCACTAAAACAATTTCCTTTAAATAGAAAATTCTATGTTTTAATATTCCTCCAAAACGATCTGTTCCAATCGTGAAATAGACTTTTTGTTTCATCGGTTCTAATTTAACTTTCATATATTATTCCTTTTTCCTTAAGCAATTTCTGTTCAGATGGTATCATCAACCTTTTTTTGTCTATAATCTTTTTAAGGTATGCTGAATATAATTCGATTTCGGGACAGGAATAATTGAAAAAATCCATACTTATTTTGTTTAAAGTAAAAATCTTATTTTGTATATTTCCTTTAAAATATACTTTCCCAATTTCAAAATATACTTCTCCTTTATCTTTTCTCTTTAATTTAATTTTCATTATCTTCCTCATATATAAAAGGTTGAGTTACATATTCTTTCATCCAATCTTCATAAGTTAAAGTTCCGACTGTATACCAAGTATATGGTTCGTCTTCTATTTCTGCATCCATTTTCAAGACATCATACCAAAGTTTTGCGATATGATTCGATGTGTCTGTTTTCTTTTTATCCAATTTCTTTTTATTCGATTTTAAATGTATTATCATTTCAAACCTCTATGTTCATAGTTCTATTATACATTTTATACTACAATATATCATATTTTACTTAAAAAACAAGAATTATTTACGGTATTTTGAAATTATTTGAGGTGATGATTTTGCCTTTACGACTGCCTAATTTCGAGGTTAAATGCTTATGTTCATTATTGTTGTTACCTATATCAATATAACTATATTATAAATATATTTTATCATATTTATTGATATTATTAAAAAAGGAGTCAAAATTAACGATTTTGTGCGAAATGCCGAGGTTAAGTTCTTATGTTTATTACTGTTATTATCCATATAAATATCAATACTTAAACAATAGTATGGTTAAAATTATTGATTTTATATTAAAATGGAGTCAAAATTAACGATTTTGTGGGAGAGGTGTCCCCTACATATATTCCAATATGCCTTCATCCTCTTCTCATCCAACGACTTATCGCTATCTATTTTCTCTCATTATACAGATATAAGACTACTATACTATACTTATATAAAGATTGCTAAAGGTATATTCAAGTATTTTTAGCCTGGTTTTTTCCTCAAATTTCCTCTGGATTGGTCATTTCTTCACCAGATTTCATTAAAATAGGTGAAAATTTCGGTATTTTGGAAGATTTGGAGAGAGAAAAAGTGGTGTTTAAGGAGCGGCAAATGCCATTTTGTATGGTATTGGCAGCGTGCAGTACAAGGTTTTATTTGGTTAAGAGCAACCTCATTTAAGACCAATGCCGACCACTTTGGTGCCTCGTGTTTGGAGTTTTGTCTGGAAATTACCAGAAAATTTGTATGGTTTTGGAGGGGGTAAAGTACAGGTTTTTATTAAATCGCCAAGGAAATCACTTGACAAACCTCTGCTTATTCATTATATTGTATCGACAACAAAAAGATTAACAAAGATAATCGTGAAAGGAGACACGATGAAGGTCAGAGCAAAGCTCGAATATTTCTATGCGGAGATTGATAATCGTTATCGGTTCAGATTATTCACCGCATATGATGGAAGAGACATCTGTCGGTTCAAAGTTCAGACCAATGATAAAATGACGGCAATAAATGAATTTGTTCATTATTTGGCTGACAATGGAATGTTTATAGAAAATGGAGGGAATAAGACATTACTGGTTAAAATGTAAAAATAGAAAGGAGATGATGTTAAGATGAGACCGCAGTAATTTTGTCTGGTATATATGATAGGTAATTCCAGACCTATGGATAGGAGTTTCCCAGCTATTTTGACCAGGTTATAAGGTATTCGTAAGAGGATAATGACCAATGGAATGGCTGGGGATAAACCGAGGTTAATATGGGGTAAAAAGAATATGCAATTTCTTGCATATTCTTTAACAGAAGGGAGTTAATTTGAGCCGTATTCTATGTCGTTGATTAAATCGAATATAGCATCCGATACTTTTACTTCTGATTTCCCGATAGAATGCTCCGAGTTTCTACTCCCGTAGATATTAAGTAGTGAATCCGCCAAAACCCCTTCTAATGAACGGGCTACATCCAAATCTGTTATTTCGCCCTCCGAATTGTCTGCTTCAGTTTTGAGAAGTCTAATGAACTCCGTCAACTGTCTTTCTGTTTTGTTTAACATTTTAAATCCCTTCAAGTTATATAATTCTTTATTGAATTATACTTATAATATCGACAACTACTCTCGGTTTGTCAAGTGTTTTTTACGGTTAGACCACAGCTATTTTTGGTATGTATTATGGGCGGTTCCTCGAAGGAGAGACCTATGTTGAACCAAGTCGAACCTGTACCAAGGTACTCGTAATGGAAAGGATAGAACCAAGGTTTATAAATTAGAGGAATGGGAAACCAGAGGAGAATTTTTGTAAACAAAAAGTATGCAATTCTTTGCACACTCTTTGTTTACAATTCAGATTAACTCTACTTTTTCTATTGATTCATCTATTAGATGCATCAAATAGCGTAGTTGTTCAGTGTCCTTATTTTCCGCTTCCCAAATTTCAATCATAGCATCAATTCCCAATGCTATAACTTCACTAACAATCTCCAAATCGTCTTTTTCTTGTGATTGCAAATCCCGAATAAACTCTTTAATTCGTTCGTTTAAAAAAGTTTGTTCTCTTGTTGCTTGAGTCATAATAAACTCCCTTAATTTGTAGTTGCGTAACTTGTTATTAAGTTACAACTATAATATCGACATTTCCCCTTGGTTTGTCAAGTGTTTTTTATGGTAGTACCGCAGTTATTTTAGGTGTATATTATGAGTGGTTCTTCGAAGGAGAGACCTATGTTAAGCCAAGTCGAACCTATACCAAAGTAGTCGTAAAGGTGCGTAAGGAATATAGAACCAGTGGATAATATATATAAAAAAGAGTATGCAATATTTTGCACACTCTCTTAATAATAAAATAAGGGAATTTTAAATTTTGCTATTCAAAAAGTTATGAAACATGAGATATGTCGCTTTTTCTAAAAGTTCTTTATCTTTATTATTATACAGTATAAAATTTTGCCCCTCTAAAATTTGTTTAATAAATTCTGATGCAAGTGCTGTTGTTATCATTTTTGCATCGTGCATTTTAAAAACTTCATTCAGAAGTTTTCTGATTTGTTTATTTATGTGTGTTTCTTTTTGTGTTGTGAAGCTCATAATAAACTCCCGTTTTTCAATGTTGTATAATTCATAATTGAATTACAATAATAATATCGACAATTCCCCACGGTTTGTCAAGTACTTTCCAAGGTTGTTTAAATTTTTTTTTCGGTTCCATCCATTGGTTGTACCGCAGTTATTTTCGGTGTATATTATGGACAGGAAAGGTGATGGTAAGGATCAGTAGCGGTTGAGGAGATACCGAGGTGATTCCGCAGTGATTCACCGAGGTATATGGAAAGGTATTCGTAAGGATAGGTATAGAAGATTATAGGTATGGAGAGGAAAGAGGAAAAGGAATGAAATGGTGATATAAAACCATTGGATAATATGGGTAAAAAAAAGTGTGCAATTTCTTGCACACTATTTATTTTTCTATTTTTTAACCCTTTAAATTAAATTTGAATAATTTAGCTTCAGTGATTAAATCAAAAATTAAGTCAAATTCATTTTTGTTACAATTTTTCATAGTGAACCCAATGAGAGAATTTTCGACTTTGTAAATAGTCTTTATATCATCAGTTTCACGTAATATGCGTCTATACTCATGTAACTTGCGTTTGAGTATATCATTGTTTGTTGGGGTCATAATATATCCCTTTATTTTGTTGTTGTGTATTTCATAATTAAAATACACTTATAATGTCGTCATATCTGCTAAAATTGTCAAGTCTTTTTTTTATTTTTTTATGGTAGTTCCGTAGCTATTTTGGTAAGGTTTGTATGGACAGGAAAGGTAACACCGAGGTAGTTCCGCAGCTATCCACACCGTATATTATGGACAGGATAGACCGCAGATATTTCGGTCAGCGGTTTATGGTCAGGTATATGGACAGGTAGTCGTAATTGTGAAAAATTTCACAAGCAAGATTGTGAAAAATTTCACAAGCATTCGTAATATGTGAAAATCATTGCACAATTTGTGCAATATCTTGCATCCCCGTAGAACAGTTTGTGAAAAATTTCACAAGCAGGGTAAAAAAAGTGGGAGTGCAATTTCTTGCACTCCCCTGCAATTTATTTCATTTTGTTGACTATTCTATTGCAAGCTTCTTTCAATTCGCTTGCGTCAGGGCGTCTATACTTTGCCCCATGAATGAAACAAAAAACGCCCGTTTTGAGTGAAACCCTTTTTTGAGACGGGAACCCAAAACGGGATACTGCATAATAGTCTTTATTTTTGCTATCAATCTTTCGATTCATAGCAACGGGATCTTTTGTGAGAGTATAGATCCCGTCTCGCAGATATGAATCAGCACGATATTTATTCAAAAGATTTACTCCCGTTATCTTTTGAATCAAATTCAGTAAGTCTTGTATGCTTGCGTTCTTTTGTTGACTGAAAAAGAACGATAACAAGCACCCTGCATCATGACTTTTCGGGATTGTGATATCCCTATAGTCGAAAGTTTGAACTCTTTTATTCAAAAGAGTGTGTTTTTTTGAACTTGCAATATAGTCTTTTTCTATTTTTGCAAATTCATTTTTTGTTGCTGTTTTTTTTGTCTTTGTTTTTTTTGTTGTTTTCATTTTAACAACCCTTACATTAAAGTTATGCAAGCCCGTTATTAAGCTTGCAGTAAATAAAAAAAGTGTGCAAGTAATTGCACACTTTTTATTGTTAGTCTTCTTCTTTGATACTTCGGGCTTTTCTATAATACTTATCACTTATAGAAAAGCATTTATTCCCCTTTTCATAATAATTATCACGGGCTTCTTGATTTTCGGGAGTAATCCCCCTTCTGATTATACTACTCCCCTTTTTATAATATTTGCCCCCCAACTGCAAGAAAAAATACCCTTTTCTGATATAATAGCTTTTTGTTCTCATCATACAAAACCCTTACATTAAAGTTATGCAAGCCCGTTATTGAGCTTGCGTTTTTAAATTTCTATAATATAATATCGTCATTTACGTGCAAGTTGTCAAGTGTTTTTTTTGTTTTTTTTCATTTATTTTTATATTGTGAAAAGTTTCACAAAGTTACGAATGCTTGTGAAAAAATTCACAAGCGAAAAAAATTCCCCACTTTTTTTGTGAAAAAATTCACAATATATGTGAAAAAATTCACAAAGAAATCATGACAAATAAGTAATATCGTCATTTATCCCGTAGTTGTCAATAGTTTCTTCATTTTTATTCAAAAATAATTTTAGGGCTAACTTGCTGGGAGACAATAAGTTATATAAGGGGGGGCATTTTGTGAAAAAATTCACAAGCTATGTTGAAAAATATAGTGTATTCCCTTCTAAATACTGCCAACCATCAAAACACACCTCGTAGACAAAATCTTTATACTACCGACATCAAATAATCAACCTCAAAGACAATTAAACCTATCAAAACAGACCTTTAGACGACAAAAACCACGAAATCATCCGTATTTATTTATAGACAGGAGAAATTTATGAAATTGCAGGATAATTTCGTTACAGGTGATGTAACGATCAAAACACTTGAAGACATATTAAACGAGGATATTGATATGATAGTTAAGAAAAAAGGATCTTACTATGTTTATAGCAAAGATAAGACCAAAGTAATGGGTGGTCCATATAAGACCAGGCAAGAGGCTCTTATAAGATTAGGAGAAATTGAGTACTTTAAGACTCTTCATAAGAAAAAATGATTAAAGATCTAGTATTTACCCCAGACCCTCTTTTGAACAAAAGATCCACTCCTGTGAAGAATTTCAAGAACATTAGGAGATTAATGAATCATATGAAGGATACTCTTGTAGAGCATAAGGGCGTAGGGATCGCCGCTGTTCAAATAGGGAAGACAAAACGAGCATTTATTATGTGGGATCAGGAACATAAGAACTTCATACCTATTATTAATCCTATTATATTATTTGTTGAAGGCGAACAGGATTCAAAGGAAATGTGCTTATCCTGTCCGGGTGTTGAGGCGACGATTGTGAGACCAAAGACCATAGGTGTTCAATTTCTCGATCTCGATCGACATATGCACACAATGAAGTTTGAGGGAAAATTAGCGTGTATATTTGGGCATGAATATGATCATTTAGAAGGAATCACGATTGCTGATCTTGCGGGAGTTCACTAAGATTTTCTTCCACATATTTGAGCATATTTTCCATTCCCTGAATTGTTTGATCTTTATATTTGAACCAGCTTCCGTTCTTTTGAATTTCACCTTTTTCTATATATATATTCAAGAGTTCAGCAGCTTTAAATATTCCTTTACCAAATAGAATAGCAGTATTGATTTCTTTGAATGGGGCGGAGAGTTTATTCTTAACCACTTTTATCTTCACTTCATTCCCAATGAACTCACCAAACTTATCTTCAATTTTCTTCATTCGTCTAATTTCTAATCTAATACTGGCATAAAATTTTAAAGCATTCCCTCCTGTTGTCGTTTCGGGATTCCCAAACATAATTCCAATTTTCATTCTTATTTGATTAGTAAAGATTACAGCAGTTTTACTTTTTGATATAATTGCCGTTAATTTTCTCATTGCTTGAGACATTAATCTTGCGTGAAGTCCCATATGAGAAGATCCCATATCACCATCTATTTCTGCTTGGGGAGTAAGGGCGGCGACTGAATCAACCACAATTACTGATATTTCACCGCTACGAACCATAGTTTCCAATATTTCCAAAGCCTGTTCACCTGAATCGGGTTGTGAAATAAGAAGTTCATCTACATTAACTCCTATATTTTTAGCATATTTGAGATCCATAGCGTGTTCAGCATCGATGAATAGAGCTTTCCCCCCTTGTTTTTGAGCTTCTGCTATGATGTGTAGAGCAAGAGAAGTCTTACCTGCAGATTCAGGACCATATATTTCAGTAATTCTTCCTCTTGGTATCCCCCCAACCCCCAATGCTTTATCTAACAACATAGATCCAGTTGGTATTACATCAGCTTGTAATGGAGCAGAGTTCATTTTGAAGATTACTCCTTTACCATATTGTTTTTCAAGCATTTTCATAGCGACATCTAGATTATCTTGAACAGTTTTTTTATTTTTTGCCATTTGTAATCCTTTTTATAGTTTTATTAGAATAATGACTTACGGGCTTTGATATTCCTGTTCCTATTAAAAAACAAGTAAATATGGCTAAATTAAAATGTCCCATATAGTTAACAAGTAAGGCAATAATAAATCCCAAAATATATGCCGTAACATCAATAAAATCATCTTGTAATATTACTGGAATATGCTTATCAATCCAATAATATCGCAATACTTTGATCAAGAATGGCTTAAATAAAGCAATTATCCCCGTAATTACAGACGGTTCTATTAAATTATTCATTTATTTCCTCTTTTTTATATAAAATGTAAAATTTTCCATATAATTGCGTAAAAAATAAGGAAAAAATAGTATTTAATAAAGAATGAACCTTTATAATAGGAGGACTTTGTATGAAGTCTTTTTTGATTGTTGCGGGTATTGTCATTATTGTTATTGTGATGGTATTAGTTTTTAGACCGACTCATAAAGAACTAATGCCAACATATAAAATAGGACAATATACTCAACAAGATTTTGAAAACAAATTTGCAGAGGTTAAAGACAGTAATATTTTTGCTGCCAAACCACCTACAGGGGTTAAATATGTATATGGAGATGTAGATGGAAACGGAAGTGTAAATATTGGTGATCTAATCGCTGCAATCGATATTGTATACAATAAACCTGCTAAAATCAATAGACGAGCAGATTTTAATGGGGATTGTGCAATTAATTATGATGATCTAATGTATTTTATAGACTGGGCGTTTTTAAATAGTAATCAACCCCCAGTTAAACCATGTTCAAACATAGGAGAATAACTTGAAATATTTCATATTCATTTTAGTCTTATTGTTTGCTGCCAGTGCCTTTGGGCAGGTTGCTCACAATAATGTAGTGTATAGTGTTGCTCAATATGATAATACCTTTTATGGGTCTGTTGGGACAGGACAAAAGGTAAAGGGCAATATTTGGAGTTTTGAAAGTATTAAGTTTGGTAAAGTAGATGGAACTATTCAACAAACATCTACCGAAACCGCTTTGGCGTATATTATTAAATCTCCCGTTATTACTGATCATATTTTTATCGGACCGATTCTTGGTCCTAATGTAGATTGGCTCGATCAAACAAACGATGGAGAATCTGCAGCCGCTTATATTACAGGAGCCGCTGGCGTTATTGCTGGCTATCTATTTGATAATGGAATTGGATTCACAGGTTTCTGTAAACGGAGATTTTCTTTTGAAAAGAACGCTTTTGATAACACTTATGTAGCGGGCGGCGGTGTTATCTATACTTTCTAGCTCCTTTTTAACGAGATGGGGAATTTTAATATTCCCCATCTTTTTTTTATTCAAATTGTAAAAAAATAAGGAAAAATGGACATTTAATAGTAAGACTATGCATATATTATATTTTTGCAACGAAAACTATGTTTCTTCTTATAATGGGTATATAATTGCGTCCCATTTTACAAAGAGAAAACATAAAGTAACTTTGGTAACAATAGCTAATTTTACAGCTCCGTTTCCAAATGAATTAATAGATATTTATAATATCGATAAAGATGATTATGTATTTGGGAATATTAAATTAAAAGATATAGATATTGTTTTGGGATATTCACAATCAATGGCTCCTTTTGTATCAGAATATAAAAAACATCATAAAATAAAAGGATATTGTGTATTCTTCGATTTTCCTGTTGGGATTGTAGATGGAAAAGATACAGATAACTATGATTTTAATTATTCTCAAAAATTCTATTATTGGGTAAATTGTGCTTTGGAACTTGACGGTGTTATTTTTCATAATCAATATTTTGCAGATCAATTTTTTAAAAGATATAAAAGGATTCCCTATGTGGTTCATCATCCTGCTTTCTTTTCAGTTGAAGATTTTTTTGGGGATAAAACAAAAGAATATATTGTAGGTTCTTCTTCTGTTTTTAAATATAAAGGTATTCATCTTTTAATAAGTGCCTTATCCTCATTACCCTATGATTATATTCATATATATAGAAATGTTGATCCACCATATTTAGACTCCATTAGAGTTTCATGTGAAGTTCAAGATAATTCTTTTAAGTTTTATAAAAATCTTTCTTCTAAAAAAAGATCAGAGTATATTTATAATGCTTCAATGTTAGTATACCCTCAAATTATAGAATGGCTGGGAGTTGGAAGTATTGTTGATGCTCTTTCTTTAAAAACCCCTGTTATTTGTTATGATTATCCAATAGCAAAAGAATTATTTAAAGACAAGGTTTTATATGCAAAAAAGGGTAGTATTAATGATTTAAGAAAGAAAATTAAATTATTATATGAAGATTCTGACCTATATGAAAAATTAGCTGAAGATGGCTATAATTTATATAGAAAAGAATATACAGTAGAAAAAATGATAGATAGACTTTTAGGAGTATTTAATGAATAAGAAAAAATTAACTTTTTTTACAACAGTAGGAGATGCTTTTCTTCGAGATTTATTCGCAGGATTAAAAGCGGATTATGATTTGAAAATGTTTATGGGAGGAGACGAAAAGGAGTTTAGACAATTATTACACGATACACATATTGTTTGGCTTGAGTGGTGTAATGATTTGGCCAGAGCATTAACTATTCCTCCTAAAATGTCTGAAAAATATATTATTAGACTACATTCATTTGAAATGTTTACTCCTCTTCCTGGTCAAGTAGATTGGAACAAGGTTGATAAATTAATTTTTGTAAATCCCATTTGTCAACAATATACTTTGAGCAAATTTAAGAATATTCCCAAAGAAATTACTACAGTAATTCCAAATGGGGTTAATATGTCAAGATTTCCAATCCCCGAACATAAAACATACAATAAGAAAGTAGTGTTTGTGGGATTCATTAATTATAAGAAAGGACCACAATTATTATTAGAGGTATTTAGAAAGATTTGGGAATTTGATCATGAATTTACTTTTCATATAGCTGGAACATATCAAGATGAAAGATTTCAATTATATATGCAAAATATGATGCAAAAGTTACCATTTAAAATTAATTTCGATGGATGGCAAAATGATATACACAAATATTTAGAAGATAAGGATTTTGTTATTTCCACTTCTATTTTTGAGTCTTTTCAATATTCTTTAGCAGAAGGAATGTCTCAAGGATTAGTTCCTCTTTGTCATAGTTGGGTAGGGTCAGAACAATTCTATCCCAGAGATTATATTTTTGACACACCAGAAGAAGCGGTGGAAATTGTAAATAGATTTCAAAAATCGGATAACAAAGCAGAAATAAGAGAAAAGTTGCGAAAACATGTAAGTGATTATTATCCTTTTGAAAAACAATTAAAAGCAACCAAAGAAATGTTGTTAGGATTATACAGGTGAAAATTTTAGTTGTTGGGAATACTCAAGGGAAACTTCATAAAATAAATGAATATATAAAGAAATCTGGAGCAGATTTTGTTTTATGTACTGGAGACTTTGGGATTCTCTATAAGAATGAAAATAAATTACCCAAGTTTATAAAAGATAATCAATTTTATAAATATTTATATGGTGAGGAGAAATTTATTGTTCCCGTTTATGCCGTTAGAGGACCTCATGATAATTTATCATTTATAAGACAAATTTATGATCATTCATTACAAATTAACAATTTTACATTAATAAAAGACGGAGAGACGATTGAATTAAAGAAAAATGAAGAATCTATCATAGTTGGTGGATTGGGAGGAAGTTATAGTTACAAATATTATAATCATACAAAATTGTTTGGATATGAAAAAAGACATTTTAATATAACAATGGTAAATCAATTGAAAAAAGCAAATATAAATATTCTATTATTGTATGATATAATTGATAATCATAAAAAAAATAGTGTTCATTTTTCTTCAGAAATGTTTTCTCTATTAAGAACAGTTAGACCCTATTATACTATTGTTGGGAAGTATAATTGGTGGGGTGCAGTTAAGATTTTCCCAACTTCTAATTTTATTACAATTCCATCTATTGATAATGGCTATTTAATAATAGATACAAAAGATTGGAGAGCAGAGGCTGTTAGATTAGATTTAAATATTGGAGGTAAAAATTGACCGTATTGAGTGAAAATGCACAAATATTATTTAATAAAAGATATGCATTAAAAGATGCAAAAGGAAAAATTTTAGAAAATTGGGATGATTTATGTAAAAGAGTAGCAGATTATATTTCACAAGATGAAAAGACTAAAGCAGATAAGAACAAGTGGTTTAAAATATATTATGAAATGATTAATGATTTGAGATTTGTTCCAAATACACCTACTCTTATAAATTCTAGAAAAGCTGATGCTCAATTGGCAGCGTGCTTTGTTTTAGGGATAGAAGACTCAATGGTAAGCATAATGGATACAGCAAAATATGCTGCTTTAATTCATAAAAGTGTAGGGGGAACAGGATTTAATTTTTCTAAATTAAGACCCAGAGGTAGTAGAGTTAAAACAACATCTGGAGTAGCAAGTGGACCAGTAAGTTTTTTGAAAATGTATAATAGTATAACCCAGCAAATAAAACAAGGAGGAGCACGAAGGGGAGCAAATATGGGGATTTTATCGGTTACACATCCAGATATATTAGAATTTATTGATGTCAAACAAGATACTTCTGAATTAACCAATTTTAATCTTTCTGTTGCCATAACCGATACATTTATGAAAGCATTGAGGAAAAATGAAGAATATGAATTAATTGACCCTAATACTAAACAAGTTGTTAGAAAGTTAAAAGCAAAAGATGTTTGGGATAAAATTTGTAAAAATGCGTGGAAAACAGGAGAACCAGGCTTATTTTTTATTGATACAACTAATAAAGCAAATCAATATGGGACAATTGAATCAACCAATCCATGCGGAGAAGAACCATTAAGAAATTATGAGTCTTGTAATTTGGGAGCACTTAATTTAACTAAATATGTTAAGGATAAAAAGTTTGATTTTGATTTACTTCGAGAAGATACATATAGTGCCACAAGATTTTTAGATTCTGTTGTTTCAATGAATTCTTATCCATTAGATATTATTAAAACGACACATGCAGAAACAAGAAAAATTGGGCTTGGTATTATGGGATTTGCAGATGCACTTATTAAACTAGGAATTGTCTATGGATCCAAAGAATCTCAAGATTTTGCAGATAAAGTATATGGAAATATTCATAAGTGGTCTTTAGAAGCAAGTGAACATCTTGGGAAAATAAAAGGAATACCAAAAGCATGTCAAGAGTTAAAAATTAAAAGAAGAAATTTGTGGACTACTACTATTGCCCCAACGGGAAGCACAGGAATGTTAGCAGGTGTATCTTCTGGCATTGAACCTATTTTTGCTGTTGCTTTTATTAAAAATGTTATGGATAATACTAAACTTATTGAATTTAATTCATTATTTGAAGAAGCTCTTGAAGAAGAAGAAATTCCTATTACACAAGAATTAAAAGAAAAAGTTATATCAAGTCAAAGTATTCAAAATATTGAAGAAATACCTAAACATATTAGAGATTTGTTTGTTACTGCGGCAGATTTATCTATTGAACAACATGTTAAAATACAATCTATATTTCAAAAACATTCAGATAGTGGAGTATCTAAAACTATCAACATGATTGAATCTGCTAAAGTAGAAGATGTTGATAAAGCATTCCAAATGGCTTATGATTTGAAATGTAAGGGTATTACTGTTTATAGAGACGGATCAAGACAAAATCAAGTTTTGTCAACAAAGAAGGAAAATAAGGCATTTGATAGAAAAGTCTTTAATCGAGTAACATTAATGAAAGGAACTACTGAAAAAATAAAAACATCTTTTGGGAATCTATTATTAACATTTAATGAAACAAGTCAAGGCAATATTTGTGAAGTTATTTTAACAATTGGGAAATCTGGAGCAGATATTAATGCTTTTGCTGAAGGAGTAGGAAGATTAATTTCTGTTTCTTTACAACATGGGATTCCTGCTAAAAAAATAGCAAAACAAATAAAAGGAGTGAAAGGAGATGAAATGATATTCCACAATGGATCTAAATATACAAGCATTTTAGATCTTGTGGCTAAACGATTATTAGAATATTCAAAAGAAAAAGAAGAACAAGAAAAAGAATTATTATTAATTAGATGTCCTAATTGCAATACAAAAATGTGGAGAACAGATGGATGTATTTCTTGTCCATCTTGTGGATATAGCAAATGTTAAATAAAGAACTATTACAAAAAGCAAATAAAGAAGTTCAGAATTGTCCAGAGACAATTTTTGATACTTTTACTTTATATTTAGATACAAATAAGAGAGGTCATGCTTTAAGGGATGATTTATCTAAATTATCTAATTTATATGGCAGAATTAATGAGTTAGCAACCAATGCTATTTTAATATTAGAACAGGCTAAAGTATTTAGAGATAAAATAGAAAGTATAGCTTGGGAGCAAGCCCCAGACAGTATGAAAAGCACAGAAAAGAAATTATACATTAGAACAATACATGTTGATATTGATGGTGAAATTACAACATTAAATGATGAGATTTCTAAAGTGAAAACATATGAATATATTGCTGCAAGGGGGAAAGACAAAGTTAAAGAAATTAGTACTCTTCTTGATATTGGTAGAACATTATTAAGTTGGGATAAAATGGAAAGTCAACAAGTTCAATATAATTAAGGAGATATAATGTTTAATAAAGAGAAATTTATTGATTGGGCAAAATCATATACAAACTATGAAAAACTGTCCAAACAAGCAACAGAAGCATTTACAGGGTGGCATTTACAAGATGCGACTTTACTTTTTACAAAAGCACATGATATGATTGATTTATTTGAGAATATCATTAATTTAGTAGAAAAATTTTCAAGAGATATAGACTCTTTAAGTAGTAGGGATAAATTAGACTTAGCTGCAAGTTTTATTGATGATCTTGTTAAATTCCCTATGGTTTTAGAGTGGTTTGATGGGACAGCAATTAAATGGATTCTTACTGTTATTGTAGAAGAAAAAAATAGAATATTGGGAAAGAATTGGTTTTTAACGGAAGATAAAGAAAAATGAAAATTATAAATTATTTTATAGATTCATTATATAAAGTTGATAATCACGAAACTGTTCCATATTATTTAGAAATTAAAACCAAAGATTATATTAACATTTTATCTGTAAAAGATATAGAAATAATATTAAAATTTATTATTCATTCTAAACATCCAGTTGATTGTTTCAAGTATTTGAAAAAGAATAAATTACTTGATCGAATTTTCCCATATCTAAATAGATTAGTGAAAATTCCTCAGAAAAAACATAAAACTAAAAATGCATTTGCTCACACAATGAATGTTCTTGAATTAATAGGAGAAGAAAATATTGATTTAAGGTGGGTGGCATTGTTTCATGATTTAGGTAAATATGATTCTTATGTTAAATATGGAAACTTTAAGAATCATGCTTTATATAGTTATCAACTATCATTAGGATTATGTAAAATGTATAATATTCCACATAGTGAAAAAATTTGCACTATTGTTAAAAATCATATGTTTCCTCTTGATTATCAACGAAATCCTAATTGGACAAAGAAAGCGGTTAATAATTTTATTGATAGAGTTGGGGGGAAATATGCAGTTGATACGGTTTCTTTTTCATATTATGATAAAAAATCAGAAAATGATATAAGAGAATTTTTACAATCTATTTTAGATTTGAAAGAAAGGGTATATAAAATATGCCATCAGAAAAAATAAAACAAGGTATTAAATATGATAATGGAAAAGAACGATATGATTTAATCCCAATAGAACCTTTGAGAAAACTTGCTGAAGTATATACAATTGGAGCATATAAATATACAGATAGAAATTGGGAAAAAGGAATTGATTGGGGAAGATTATATGCGGCTATGATGAGACATGCTAATGCTTGGTGGGGAGGAGAAACAATAGACAAAGAAGATAAACAACATCATTTAGCGTCTGTTGTTTGGTGTGCTTTTACACTAATGGAGTATGAAAGAACACATCCAGAGTTTGATCCAAGAACAGAAATTAGCAAACCATATAAGGATAATAATGTCAAAAAATAAAGTAAATTCTAATGGTTATAAAAAGTATTTTACAAATAACAAATCGCCGCAGAAACATTTTTTTAAGAAAAAGAAAATTAAAAGTAAAAAGAATATTAAATTGGAAGCGTCAGAACACAGATGTAAAATCTGCGGGAGTAATGTAATGGTATCTTCTCATCATATTAGATATAGAAGTGATGGAGGAGATGATTCAATGGGAAATTTAATTGCTTTGTGTTTTAACTGTCATAGAAAAGTACATGATGGTTTTATAAAAGATAAGGTGTTTATCAGCGGGCGTGATTTTATTTTATATCATTTAAATATGATAGATCCTAAAAGATACGCTGATGTCATTAAATATTTAAGGAATAAGAGAAATGAAATTTAAAACAACAATATCAGAATTAAAAAAAGCGATGCAAATTTTAAATTCAATTATTAATCACAATCATACACAATTAATTTATAGATATTTATTGATAAGATTAAAAAGAAATCAAATTGAATTAAAAGCATTTGATAATTATACGATTGGTTCAGTATTTATTAATTATTATGATATGAAAGACGAAGATAAAGAAAATAGATATATCTTGGGAAAGTATTTATTCGGGCTAATTAATGGGTTTAACAATGGAGAAGTTGTCATATCTTTTGAGGATAATAAATGCTTTTTTATACATGGAAATTCTAAATATACTCTTCCTCTTTTGGACGAAGAATATGCATCAGAAAATGGAGAACTTTTAGATATTGATTATTATCAAGTTTATACTCCAGATTATCAAATTTCCGTTAAAGAATTTACAGACAAATATAATAGTATTTCACATTGTTTGTCAAAAGATTTGTCTCAATATGATCTTCAAAATATTTATATTACAGATGGAAGAATGATTGCTTGTGATGGAATTAGAGGAGCTACTATTGATTTTGATAAAAGTGTAAATGATTTATCATTGCATAAAAAAGCATGTGATTGTTTGATGAATGTGGGACAAGTAGGAGAAATTCATATTTCTGTATCAAATGGAAAAATTATTGGAAATACTGAAAATTTTATATTTACTACTACAATTGAAACTAAATATCCATATGAAGAAATAAAAGAGATTATTGATAATTATGATAAATTGGATGATGCTTATTATATTAAAATTGATCCAGATACAGTATTAGATGCTTTAAATAGAATTTTAATTTTTTCAGATACTGAAACTAATTCAGTAGGAATTAAGTGTTCTAAAGATACTTTAACATTATTTGTAGAAAATAGGACACATGCATATGAAACAATTAAATTATTTGAGTCTTCTGGAGATCTTGATTTATCTTTGTTTGTAGATGGCAAAAATCTCAAAGAAGCATTATATAAATCAGTTTCTGATACAAAATGGGTTACAAAAGATTCAAATCAGATTCAATACTTATATGATGGTAAAGTTTTACAATTTTTTATTGGGCTTGAAAAATGATAATTTTTAATTATAATAACATATTACAATCTTATAATAATTATATTGTTTATTATGCAAAGAAAATATCAATGGATAAGTTCGAAGATTATGCACAAGAAATAAGAATTTTTATTTTTGAAAAATTAAATGGTTATAAAATAGAAAAATCATCTTTGCCTTTTTATATTAAAATGCTTATTAAAACAAAATATAGGAGATTAATATATGATACAAAAAGACAAGATATTTTTGAAGATAGTTTTGTAAGAATATTTGAAAATGCCACAGTATCAAAAAATTTATCTTGTAATTATGATCAATTTATTAGTACAATTGTAACAAGATTAAAGACTCAAAATCAAATATCTATTTTTTATGCTTTTTTATATAATGTTGATAGAAAAAGTTATAAAGAAATTGCTGAATTTATTAACATTAGCTATTCTTCTTTTGTCGGAAATATTAGACGTATTAAATCTGTTATATTGGAGGTAGCAAAAGAATTTAAATTATTATAATTATTATTTCTCTAATTTTTAATTATACTTTATCCCATTCTGAATTGAATGGGATATTTTTTTGGTTTTTTTATATTTTATCTGCATTTAACCGTATTTAATAATGAAATAGGAGATATAATGAGCAAATTAATGATAATGTCGGATAAAGATAAGCAGAAGTGGTATAAACTGCTTTTAGACTATTATATTAAAAAGGGGCTAACAGAAGATAAAGCAATGGAAAAAATTGATAAAATTTTTGATGAAGTTCAAGTTGGATGGGAAAGAGCTCCATATAGTTTAGCCACAAGAATTAAAATGAAAACAGGGTATCAATGGAAGTCTCATTCTAATCTACAACCCAGAAAAAAATTAGATGAAAATGAAAAAGAATCAATTGAAGAAGATAAAGATGAAAATGAATTTACTGATCAATATTTTTTCAATAGTATGACAAAAGGGGAAAGAAAATGGTGGGAAGAAAGAGAAAAAATATATTTTAGAGATTTTGATTTTAATAATAGTTCTGACAAACCTCTTGTACAACAATTACTTGTAGAAGAGTTATTACAACGAAGATTATTTAAAAAACAAATTGCTTATCCTAAAAACGATTATGGGAAAAGAATGACTGAAAACTTAAAACGAATTACTGAATTACAAACTAAGTTGGGTATTACCAGAGAACAAAGAGCAGGAATAATAAATAAAATTGATGGCAATGTGGCAGAAATTGCTTTAGAATTGGAAGAGAAATTTAAAAAAATGCCAGAAGAATTAAAAGCAATGTATGAGCAAGAAGCCAAACTACAATTTCAAAAAGATCAAAAACCCCCCAACAATGTTTTACCTCCAATTGAAAAAATGAAAGCTATGTTACAGTTGAATGGGAAAAATCCAGAGGTTATTGAAGAAGCACAAACTAAAAAGATTGCCGAAGAAATAGCATTGTCTTTGAATGATAAAAAAGAAGTTCCTAAGAAAACAGAAAAAGAATTACCAGACGGGATTGATTTAAGTTGACATATGTTAGATTAGCAAAAGATGAAAAATATAAATTAAACAATAGTGAACGACTAATTTTATTTTATAGACAACATCCCGTTATTGCGGCTAAAGATTTGTTAGGTGTTGATTTGGCTTGGTATCAAAGAAAGGTTTTGAGATCTCTTTGGTTTAAGAAAAATAATTTAGTTTTAATGAGTCGTGGTATTGGTAAAACATGGTTATTAGCTTTATTTGCTGTTTTATATGCAATGTTATATCCCAAAGTTAAAATTGGAATATTAACACCATCTTTTAAACAAACTGATTTTTTATTTGAAAAAATAGCAGATTTTTTTGAAGATTCTGCTTTTTTTAGGGCTTCCGTCAAGGGAAAATTACAAAGGACTACATTTAAAGATATTGTTAGATTTCATAATAGATCCTTTATTGAGGGATTACCATTAGGGACAGGTCAAAAAGTTAGAGGTCGAAGATATAATGTTGTATTAATAGATGAATATGCTCAAGTTGGTGAGGATATTGTGAAAATGGTTATTCGCCCAATGATGAACGTTAAACAAAAAGATGTTGAAAATAAATATGTTATTTCTTCAACCGCTTATTATACTTGGAATCATTTTTATTTGCAATATTTAATGTATAATATTTTATCAGTAGAACAACCAGAAAAATATGGATTATCAGAATATACTGTTGATGATTTAAAACTTCAAAAAGATCCTCCCTTTGAAGTTGATGATGAAGTATATAAAATGATGAAGATGGATACTATTAGATCAATATATTTGATGGAAAACTTGTGTATATTCCCCGTTGAAAATATTGGATTTTTTTCTCAAAAATTAATTGATGCATGTACTCCAGAAACAAGAGTTAATTCAAATGGGGTTATTGTAAGATCAGAATGTCCTATAGAAACAATTGGAGATGATACTGCTACTTATGTTATGGGAGTTGATGCTGCAAGAGCTTTGGGGGGAGATAATTTTGCTATTGTGCTTTTAAAATTAATAGGGGGACAAAAACAAGTTGTCAGATGTTTTACTTTAAATGGTAAAACATATCAAGCTATGGTTTCTGCTATTAGAAAATTTATAAGTTTATTTAATGTTGTTCAGATTAACATGGATTCTGGGGGAGGAGGAACCACTTTAAAAGATTTATTAGCAGTTAAACATGTTACAGAAACAGGAGAAACACAGCCACCTATTTATGATATGGATGATAAAGATACAATTGATTTACCAGGAGAACATATATTGAGAATGGTTAATTTTACTACTCCTGTAATTAATAATTTATATATTAAATTAAAAGCAGAAATGCAACATAGAATGATAGAGTTCCCAATTGATATAAGACATCATTCAGATAAAGAATATGAAGAAATGGCACAGGAAATTTTAAGTTTAAAAAGAGAAATGCTTGTTATACAAGCTGAAGGCAAGGGTAATTATTATACTTTTGATGTTCCTTCTCAATTTAAAAAAGATAGAATTACTGCTTTAACTTTAGCATTGCGTGCTGCAGATGAATTTTTGGGGAATAATATAGAAAAGAAAAATGCAGAGCCAGCAACTGGATTCTGGGTTTAGGAGAAAAAACGTGTCTTTTGAAAATATTGATACAGAAAATGTAGAAATAGATGAAGATGATGGTACTTTAGCAGTAGGATATAAAGTTCCTACTTCTGTTCAAGTTCCTACTTCTTATTTATCTACATTAAGAAAATATAAAGATATTTATAATGATATATATAAACAGATAGAAGTTAGTAATAAAATATATAAATATAATAGCTTAGTTGGTAATGCTGTTGATGTTTTAATAGATTTTGCTGTTACAGATGTTAAACCAAATGCGACAGGAAATAAAGAATTAGATAAAATATTAGCATATTGGTTTAGAAAAATTAACTATAAAAATACTAATTCATTGCCAGGTATTTATAATGTAGCTCAAGAAATAGCATTGGAATGGTTCACTTCTGGAAATGCTTTTCCATATGCCAGATGGACTAATGAAACTGTTAATGGGCGACAAGTTAAATTACCTATGTTAATTACTTTAATAAATCCTACATCAATAAAAATACCATCTGGACCAATTGCTTTTGGACAAGAAGTATTATATTTAAAATATGATAGTGAATTATTAGACAAAATAAGACAAGATGGAAGAAGTAATCCCGAATCAGCTTTGATTAAACAGGCTGTTCCACGAAGTATTTTAAATTCACTTAAAAAGAATAAACTTGGTTTTGATGGAGTTAGATTAAATCCCAAATATGTTACACATATTAAAAGGAGATCAAAAAGTTATCAAGCATGGGGCATCCCATATTTATCGAGATGTTTTTCTGCTGTCTCTATTTTAGAGAAATTAAGAGAACTGGATGAATCAATAACAACTGGTTTATTGAATTTAATAACAATTTTTAAAATTGGAACAGAAGAACATCCCGCCACAAGAGATAGATTAAAGAAATTTGCATCTTTGATTAGAAACCCAAAAGCAACAACGACTTTAGTTTGGGCACACGATGTAAGTGTTGAACAAGTCGGACCAGATGGTAAAATATTAGCATTTAAGAATAAATATGAAGATGCTAAACAAGATGTTTTAATTGCTTTGGGCGTTCCCCAATCATTAATGTCTATGGATCAAAAGGGGGATGCTTGGGTTTCTATTATGTCTTTGGTAGAAAGATTGTCTAATTGGAGGAAAATTGTTGCTTTATGGTTAGTAAAAATTATGAATCAAATTGCTGATTATAATGGATTTGAAGATGTAGATCTTTCTGTCAAGTGGGACAGAATGAATCTTACAAAAGAATCTGAAGTTAAAAATTTGATAATGGCTTTTTATGATAGAGGATTAATCTCTACCCATACTGCTTTAAAAGAATCGGGATATAATTTTGATCATGAACTAACAAACAAGAAAAAAGAACAAAAACAAGCAGAATATTTTATGCCTCCAAAATTACCATTCAGTGGTAATGATACAAAGAAAGATAATACAAGACCTCCTGATATTAATCCAAAAATGACAAAAAATCAACTTAAGAAAACTCAAACGAAAAATGAAACCATTAATTTACAAGAAGAAAAGAAGGTTAAACCAAATGTCAAAGCTAAATGAAGGTATTCAAAAATTAAAAGATATTACAATAAGAGATATGAATATAATTAATTGGAAAGAAACCGATGAATATATGGTTCGTATATATAATTATATGACTTCTCCTTATTGTCAAATATTTGAATTGGTTAGTCCAATTATTGGGAATGGACAAAAAATTCCCGAACATATTCATGAAAATAGTAAAGAAACATTTTATGTTGTTAAAGGTACAATAACGTTTAATAATGGGGATGTTGTAAAAGAAACAGAAGTATATGCCGTTCCACCTCAAACTCCTCATGGGGGAATTTTATCTCCAGGAGGTCATGCGATATTAATTTTACAGCCAAAAGAAGAACAATACAACACGGAGTTTGATAATGAACGAAGAAATAAGAGATTTGAATAAACGTATAAATAAAATAGAAGACGAATATCATCAAATGAATGAAAAGTATACAATTACTATGAGTGAAATAGAAACTAAACTACATTTATTAAATACTTCTTCGATGATTGAATTCAAGGCAATTACTACAGAGGTATTATCTTCTATTGGCGAGGATATGGATAAAATTGAAAAAAGTATAAAAGATTTAAAAGATGATTTTATAACATTTAAATCTATAGATTTACAAAAAATAAAAGATTCAGTATTAACTTTGAAAGTTAAAATGTTTATTTATACTGCCATTGCTGTATTTTTAATAGACCAAATTTTTTCATTAATCTTTTATTTTGTTAAGTTAAAGCTATAATTTAACATATATTGAATATTTTTCCGTATATGTTAATGAAAGACAAGGATATTATTATGATTTTAAAAAGAATTGAAAAGCCATTTTTTGATGTTATTCTCCCAATAGGAACAGCAACAGGAGTATTTTATGAGAATAAACATAGTAAAAGTGGTAATTTATATGTAGATGTAACCAAAGCATCGGGATCTTCCAATACAAATGTTTATGTATATTCAGGTTATAATACCAATCATATGTTTGTACATGCCTCATCTGGTGCTATAGCTGGGGGAAATTCTAGTGTTATACACTTAGATAATTTAGGTATTTTATTGGAGGTCGTACCTGTTGTATCAGGTGCTTTGGTAAGTAGTGCCCAAGTGGTATTGGAATTAAATGAAAATATTTAAAAAGAGGAATTAATCATGCCAGAGAAATACGAGGAATTTGCTGAAGATTTTGCTGAAGCTTTTAATGCAGTTACTCCGAAAAAAGATATTAAAGCGTATCCTAAGAAAAAAATAGCTCCTAAAAAGCCACAGCATGTTATAAGAAAAGACAAACTATTAAAGAATACTGCTAATCCTAATCCCAGAGCTTAATACAATGAAAAACGTTTCTTTTGCAGATGACACCTATCATAATAGATATGCTCCGGACAGAAAGCATAATAAAGGTAATAAAAAATTCAAACCATTAAAAAAAGTATGTGCTCGATGCGGAACAACAAAAGGAACATTAGAAATCCATCATAAAGATGGGAATAGAAATAATAATGCTCGTAGTAATTTAGAATATTTATGTCGTAGTTGTCATAGAAAATTACATGCGAAATTGAATGGAGGAAAAGGTTCTTTGAATTCTGTTCAAATTTATACGTCTGCTTCTAGAATTATTGAAAACCCAAATAGCCCTGAATCTGAGGCAATTGCGAAACAACATCAAAATTCGGATTTAATGCATGTTGAGTTTATTTTATGTCATGCTGATAAGAATAGTAACCTTGACGAATTTACTGCAGATGATTTAAGAAATGCAGCTCCAACTGCAATTAATAAACCTGTTAATTGGGAACATTCCAACAATAATATTGGAGTGATTTATGCTAGCAAATTTGTTGATGTTAAAAATCTTACAGATGCAGAGAAAGAATATTATAAAGAAATAGACCCACTGAAAAAAGATTTTGTTGTGTGTCAAGCTGCTATTTGGGAATACAAAAATCCTATTGAGGCAAAAAAAATGAGAGACAGACAAAAAAATGGCAACTTATTCTTTTCTATGGAAAATCAATTTGGTGCCGCTTCTTGTTCTGTTTGTCATGAAACATTTAATAGTGTTTTTGAATATTGTGATCATCTATTAACACGAAGACAAACAGGTATTGCTTCCCGTATATTTATTGATAGTAATTTTGTTGGTGCTGGAGTTACTCAAGGACCAGCAGATGTTTATGCAAAAAGCATAGCATTAGCCTCTTTAGTAGAAGATGATAAAATAATGAATTCATTAATGAATACTAATTTTATTAAAAGTATGAATTTAAAAAAGACATTATTTTCTAATCTATTAACGGCTCAGGCTAATATTACAATTAGTAAAAAAGCAAACATACCAGATGAATACAATAATAATTTATCAGAATTACCTGATGAAGCATTTGCAGATGCGATTAATCGAATTTTCCCTATTGACTCCATAGAAAATCTTTTTTCCAGTGCTGAAAAAATATTTAATAGTGATTGTGAATTTTATAACAATGAAGAAAAAATCTTTCTCGTTAAGAAAATCATAGAATCTGCAAAAGCATTTAACATAGATATAAATGAATTTTTATATGAAGATGATAAAGGAGGAACTGAAGATATGACTATTGACAAGAATTCTGCAGAATTTAAAGAGGCTGTTGCTGCAGAGCTTAATGATCGTCTGAAGGAAATTGAAAATGGAAGTAAACTAGCTCAATTAGAACAAGAAATTACCGATAATAGTGAAATAATTGAGGGTTTAAAATTGTCAATGGCAGAAAAAGAGAAAGAAAAAGATGCCATTGCCAAAGAATTAGAAGAGTATAAAAAAAACATCGAGCTTCAAAAAACAGCCGAAGCTAGATATGAGACTCTTATAGAAAAGGGATTTGAATTTAAAGATAATTTAGATTTTGTAAAAGAAAGTATTGCTCGTTTGAACAATGATTCTTTTGACCAATTTCTATCTATTTTAAATGAAGTCTCTGAAAATGCGAAAGCGTCTGTTGAAACGAATAAGGATGAAAGTAAGGGAACGAAAAAGGAAGATCCCGTTGAGGAATCTAACAAGACTGCTATTGCTTCTAAAGTCGACAACGAAAACGAGAAAAACGAATCAGGAATTGATCTTGGTTTGAAACAAATTCTTGATTTATAAAAAGGAGGAATATTAAATGTTAGAAGTTTTTATTCCTGGAGTAAGATATAGCGGGATTATTGATACCAGTGCTGCACATCGAGGTTCTTTTTGTTATATTTCCGGATTTGATTCTGATGGAAATATCACGCTTAATGTTGCTGTTACTGCTGCTCAAGCTGCTGCTTCGTTTTACCCAATAAATAAATATTATTTTGAAGAAGATTTGAATGATACATCTGACTCTGTTGATAAACCTGCAAAAGGTGATACAGTAATATATTATGATGCTGGTGAATATGGTACTGACCAATTTGATGCTTTATCTTTTGGTATCTCTATTTCCACTGCAGTATCTTCTGTTACTGGTTCTACAATGTATATGCCTGGTTCAGCTACGGCTGCTGCCACTGTTGGTTTACATAGAGTTTATGTATCCACTGCTGGTGATGGTAAGTTGTGGGGAGATACTTCTGCTTCTGGTGCATTAGGTACTGCTCAATCAATTGGTTTTGTAACTGGTGCTTATTATAGCAATTCTACAACTAACAATTTATTATTGCGTGTTCGCACTACACCGGCTAATCAAAATCAACCTGTTATTTAATTAATTTGCAAGGAGGTTCTAAATTGAACACTAAACAAGTATGGGAACAGTTTGCTAAAGAGATGAAAGAAGCTGTTCTTGGTTCTCAAGAACAGAGGCATGCTGTTGCCAATAAAATCGTGAAATATGTTAGTGATAGTGTAGAACAGAAAGACCTTGCCGCTTTAATGTTGCCAAAAGAAACTATCCCTGTTGGGACTAGTGCTGAATTTGCACTGCCTGGCAAGTTGAAAGCTTTTTGGCACGAACCTGGTTCTTATGCTCCTAGAACCCAAATGATCCAAAAAGTATTTACTGTACCAACTTGGATGATTTCTGCTCATCCAGAGTATGAAATTTCTCAATTAGAAGCTGGTCGATATGGTACTGCTCAAGATCAAATTAAAGCTGCACGTGATGCTATTTTGGCTGCTATTAATACTAGAGTCTTTAATACTATTTCTGGTTCTGTTTCTGCAACTGATTCAAATTATTTTACTGCCGCTAGTGGTTTAAGTAAAACAGCTTTGGATCAGGCTATCAACTGGGTTGAAGATCAAGTGGGTGGAGCCACTGCTATTATCGGTCGAAGAAATCTATTATATTCTATTTTAGATTTTAATACTGATACCACTGCTGGTGATCTTGGAGTCTATTCTGATTCTGTAAAAGATCAGATTATGAAAACTGGGAAGATACAACTTTATCGTGGTATTCCAATTATTGGATTACAACAGTATCGTGATGGATTTGGTCATATTACCATTCCACAAGATACTATTTTAATTGTAGGTAAAGATATTGGTAAATATGTCGTATCTCAAGAACTTCGTTCTAAAGATGATATTGACGTAGATACTCTTATGTGGCATGTTCATATTTATATGAAAATGGGTGTTGCTGTATTCTTCCCCGAAAGAATGGCAAAAATCGTTATTACTTAATATATGGGGGCTTATTAGCCCCTAATCAGAAAGGTAAAGAATGGCTAAAAAAACAACTAAAAGAAAAATAGTCCCTAATAAAAAAGCAAAAATTTTAAGGGATCAATTAGGCGACGAACATTTGGTCGTCTTGGAAGAAAAAGTTTATTATAGTTTTACTAATTTAAGACCAGGACTTATGTTTTTCCCTCGTGAAGATGGAAGCACTGATTGGTTCGAAGGTCATGAAACAAAAACTAATATTACAGAACAAGAAAGAGAAATTTTATTAAAATCTAAAGATTTTATGAACGGTTGGATAGTTGAAGATAAAAATATAGAAAGTGAAGAAGAATTATATAATAAAAATGCTATGAACGATTCTACTATGAAAAGAATTATTGAAAAATATAAGGATAATCCTGATGATTTAGAAAAAATTATTGATGCGATGACAAGTGAATTTGCGGTAAAAAGATTTAAAGATTCTTTAATTGAAGCCGATTATCCTAGTTCTTTAATTATCTATTGTGATCATAAAATTAAAAAAATTGAAGAAGAATATTTGGAGAGTAAAAAATCTCCAGTAGATAAAGAAATTTAAGGAGAAAATTAAATGGCTGAATGGACTTTTTACGCTTGGGAAAGTGGAACATCTACTTCTACTGCAACTGCTGTGTTTTTAAGTAGTTCCAGTGCTTATGCCTTATCTTTTGGGGCGGGTGGACGTTCTAACTTTCAGGGCAATATAAATCTAAATACTTGGAATAATGCATTACATCTTGCAGCAAATACAGCAGAAAGTTCTACTGATCTTTGTGTTACTAATCACTTATGGCCTTTACATCCTGCTTCTGGTTTTAGTCCAACGGGGGGTTGGTCTTCTGCAGCAGTTTGTTATATTAATAGTGCCAGTTCAATTGCTACGATGTCAGCATCAAGCCCTCGTCCCTCGCAAGGTATCGATTTACATTTTAATCATACTTTTGGTGTAAGATGTAATCCTGTTAATGTTTGGGCTGGTTCTGGTACTACTGGAGATAGCCCAATTACAAATTGTATTGTGGGAATGGTTGAGTTACATACTGTATCACCTCAATGGTCAACTCCTGATCCGACTAATAAATTAAGTCTTACAGCTCATACTGCGAGTGCCGATACTGATCATGATTGGTTTATAGGAATATCAATAATGCCAACTATTGTGGGATTTAATGATAGTAACAGACTTAAAGTTGAATGTACTTATTATTAAGGAGTAAGATATGGAAATTTATGGGAATGTAACATTTTGGAAAAATTCAAATAATATTGAATTTAATTTTAACAAAATAAATAAGAAAAATATTGATAAACCAGAATCTGCTATTGATTATGGTACAATAAATTTGCCATTTGAAATTTGGCAAAAATTTAAAGGTAATAAAGTAAAGATTACAATAGAAAAAGTAAAATAAAGAAAGGTTTATTATGAATTGGATTGTTTCTGTGTCAGATGGACAAAGAATTTCTTCTAATAGTTTTGATTCCAATGTTAATCCTTGGGATAAAGTATTAGAATATTTAAGAAAAAATCTAGATATAAATCAAGAAAAAAAGTATATAACTCATGTGGAGTTAATTGTTAATAATGTTAGATATAATAGTCCTACTTTGAGTAAAAATTCATTATTTCTTTCTTCTGAAGATTTTGGTAAATTTTGGATTTTTTATAAGCATGTTAGTGATTTAGCTGGTGGGAACAGAAAAGATAATTATACGGGACTATCTTATCGATTAGGAGATTATAGACATTTCTTGTGGGTAAATGAAAAAAATAATTTTTCTTATTCTCAAATATTAAATGTTGTTAATCCTCATAGTAAAATAGAAAAGCAATTTAGTGATATTGAAAATAGTGTTATTAAGAAGATGTATGAGGAATAAATGTCTGCCACATTGCAACTGAAAAGAGGTCTTGGAACTTCGTTGGCAAGGGAAAGTGATGCATTTTATGATAATTTTGTTCAATTTGGGACTATAGATAGTGCTCAAGCAGATGCTTCATTTTTCCCTATTAGAAAACCACATGATTCGGGATTTGGTTTTTCAATAGAAGTGTGGCTTTATTTAAAAGTTATAAATGCCCCAAATAACAATGTTACAAATATAAGATTTTGGGGGTCTCCTTTCCCTCCTAGTCAGGGAATTTTTATGTATGTTGGGGCAACTTCTGTTGCTGCAACACCCTCTTTAAGTACTTCTTCTTTAGCAACAACCAATTCAACAGCTTATCCAGATATGTCTCAAACCATGTTGTGGAGTGATACTACAATGACTTCTATTGGAGATACAAGTGAATATCTTGTGATGCAAATGAGGGTTGATTCTTCTGCTGCGGTGGGAGATCATGCTGGAGAAGCAATGGTATACCATTATTCATATGACGAAAGCTGATATACAAAAAAGATGGAATGTATTATTTTATCATAATACTGGAAAAATTACAGACTGCGATCATTATGATAAAGATACAGTTGTCAAAGTTAGTTTTAAATCTAAATTTGATAAAAAACAATATGAATTAGTGATAGACCGAGATAAAAAATTTGTTTTCTTTAGAAGATGGTTTTATAGTTTAAATCCTCATAAATTAGAGAATTTAAAATATTTCTTTGGCTATGCTTCTTCCCCATTTTTTTCTCTCGATTCTATCACAGGAGAATTGAGAGAAGAACAATGTCCCCAAATATATCAATAAAAAAATATCTCCTTATTATGGAGACTAAATTATGATTAAAAATGCCAGCGTATTAGCGGTTAGCACAGGAAATTATTCAGATTTATCTTTAAGTGGAGCAACATCTCATTGGCAAGCAATTGACGATCCCTTTTCTACACCAGATGGAAATACCTCATATATATATTGTCCAGCTACATTTCTTAAAAGATCAAATGAATTATATAATTATGATACCGCAGATGTTCCAAATTTTTCTCAGATAACTGTAATAAATAGTGTTTCCATACATTTCAACATTAATCAAAGTACCGATAAGGGTACAGCCTATCCTATGTTAAATATTAATGGGTCGGACTATATTGATACTCAAGGATATATATCTGTCGGCTCTTGGAGTGGATATACCAAAACTTGGAGTGCAAATCCACTAACTTACAATGCATGGACTCAATCAGATCTCAATGGTTTACAATTTGGTTTTAAGTTGAATAGAATAGGTCTTGGCAATTATACCAGAGTTACTCAATGTTATTTGATTATTAATTATGAATATCCGCAAGATCTTCATGATATATCTTTTTATGTAAAAGATTGGTATTATAAAGAGCCAGTTGAACATGTTAAAATAGATGGGTTGGATAATTCTGGTGTGATTGTATCATATCAATATACTAATTCTGCGGGATATGCTATGTTTGCCTCTGCAGATGCTGATCAAATATCTCATTTTTCTTTTTCAAAATATAAATGGGAATTTAATCCTTCTACTATTGAATTTGCGACACATAAAGATACCAGTTGTAATATTACTTTAGGACCTGAGGTTAAATGGCCTAATATAGCATCTACTTATGCTTTTAGAATTCCATTGTATCAAAATGATAGTCATGATCAAATGCCAAAAGGAACCAATTCTTTTATTATAATGCCCACAGGTCATAGAAAAAAGATTGCGAGTAACGGGCATTTTAATGAAGCAATTCAACATTCATCGGGTAATCATGTGGTATATTACAAAGGAAAAACTCATGTTGTTTGGAGAGCAATGAATGGATATGCATGGGGAAGAACTTTATATCACAATACAAATACTTGGTCGACCGCATATAATCTTGGTATTAATGGCATTACTGGGCATGCAGATTGGGATAGTCATTTTTATCCTAGTTTAGAAGTAGATCATGAAGGTTATTTATGGTTAGAATTAGAAGGACATCATAGTGCTGGGCAATTATCTAAATCTGCAAATATCAATGATTTAAGTGGGGGTTTTGTGGATACTGTTGCAATTCCTTTATATGGGACTTATCCGAGATTAATACATAGCGATAATGGTTTATATGTAACTTATAGAGGAATTACTGGAAATAATAGTAACTGGTGTATGAATATCTATTGGGATGAACCACAAACTGGAGGAAGTACATAATGCAATGGACAGGTGAAGAAACAATAGCAAGCGTTTCTGGTATTAATAAAAGTATATATTCAGGAGGAGTGGTTATTGACAAATATGATGTTATACATCTTGTATTGGCACAAGATGATTCCTATGGAAATACCAATTCAGCCTGTGCTATTTATTATTTATGGAGTCCATCAGATACGGCAAGAAGTCAACAAGCAAAATCGGGATCTAATGTAGCTTTATCTGGAAGTAGGTGGTATGATATATATGGACATTTGCAAGCAGAACCATATCATAAATTAAATCCTTATCCTATGGTATTAACAAGTACTGTTGCTGCAAGTTCATTGGTTGCAACTGCATATAGCCGAAAAGATTTATCTACTTATCATGGAATAAGCGATATGACTAATACTCAAGGATTGGCAGTATCTCCCGTTGATACAGTAAGTATTACAACAGATAATGGAACATATACAATGCAAAAACCATATTTTACTTTTCACCAATTCCAAGAAAATGTTAACAATCCATGTTTATGTTATGTTGCTTGGCATGATGCCGCTTCTTCTGGAGCACAATTAAATGGTTGGATTACCAGAAATATTTCTACTGCTCTTTTATCAAATGGATATGATTCCTCTGTGAGAGCTTGGAAGGGAAGACATTACGGAACAATCGAAATAGATTTAAATAATATTATTCATGTTTTTGGATTAATACAAGATACTACTTATGCAAATGGATTTACAGATAGTGCTTGGTGGGGAGCAGAATTAGTGGAATGGTATTCACATGATCGAGGATCCACTTGGGATTTAAGATATATTACTCGAAGAAGTTCTCTTGGTATTGGAATGGTTAATGGTAAACATAATATAGAAAATAATCAAATAGAAATTGTATCCAATGCCGGATATGATGTATATTATTATTCTGATATTAAAGAATATGGAAGAATGCAAGACGGTGGTGAGGATGTAGTATGTATATATTCAGGGGGAAATTCTGAGGTTGACGTTCCAACTAATACCATAGCTGATTTTTGGAATGAAGAAGAAACAAAAATATATTATGAATTAGCGACCACAATTCCCACAGCCAGAGCCTATGATACTGCAGGAATGCATTATTTATATTATGGAAAAATGACTTCTACTCCTTATGTCTATAATCCAAAGAAAATTTTTGGTATTTATGAAAATTTTGAAAGTTATGAAGTTCCTTCTTTTATAAATACATCAGTATGGCCATTATATAATATTTTACATAATGATTGGCAAGTCGTTAATTCTGAAAGCACACATACCAATAAAATTTTTTCAGGTGATAAATCTTTACAAATGCAAAAACAAATTGGCACGGTAACCACAGCATATGCCTATACGGCGTTGCCCACTAATTATACTAATAATATCGAAGCAAATATAGGTGTGTGGGATGAATCATTTGGACAACCAAGAGCTTCTTTTGGTATAAAAACGGTAGACTCCAGTTATTATGCCATAGGCTTGCTTTATGAAGATTTAAAAGTTGGTTATTGTAATGGAATAGCGGGTTGGTCATCAGTTGCTGTTTCAAGTCCTTGGCAACCTACAATAAAAAATTTTCAACAACTTTCTTTTAAAATTGTCTCCAATAAAATTACTTTTTATTTAAATAAAGAACTAATATCTCCTGAATTGGAATTATTAAGTACTCCCGCTATTTTATGGTTTGGATATGGATATGATGGAGGAGACAATAATCCCCAATTGTATTGGGATTTTTTAACCGTTGAAAAAGTTTATGAATAATGTCTTATATTAAAGTTCAACATCTTCATGCAACACTTAATCACAATGTAGTTTCTCTGGGACTTCAAGCACCTAATGATTTTGATTCCGTTCAATCTGTAAAATATGCTTTTATTAGAATAAATCAATTACAACTTCTGAATGATACCAGTTATTATGAAGATTATAATCATGGTGCATTTAAAGCATCTCTTGTAACACATCAATATATTTCCCTTTCAAGAGATTATTATGATTCTACTGTAGAAGCGGCATTTGACCTTATTAGCATTGAAGGAGATACCTCTTCTCAAGATGCTTTTATAGTAAGAGATGTCCCAACTATTGTATTGGATAGTGGTATTACCATTGGTTCTTCTAATCCGGTAGCGGTAAATGATAAAAATCAATGTGTTCCATTTTTTAGAGGATTTTCTTTTCAATATTATGGAACAGCACAAATAACACCTTCATTACTTGCTAATGCTCAAATTTCTGGGACAGGAACAAATGCATATATTGATTTAAATAGAGCAAGTGGCATTCTTAGAGTAGAATATAATTATTCATTGGTCGAATTTGGAAAAAATTGGACAATTATAAATAATATATCTTTGACTCCAGATGGTTCTGACTTTACAACATCCACAACAATTTTTCCATATTTAGGAGAACATTCTTTTGTAGAATATAGTAGACGAGATTATGGTTATGTGTCCAATGTTCCTTTATGGGTAGGATATTTAGATACTGGATTGTCAGATCAGGTTTATTATTATACAAGCACTGTGGATCTATTTCTATCGGTTAACAATGCTATTTTTCATTTTATAAATCATCCTAAATTGAATGTATATACAGATAGCGTAACAGTATCTGGAAATCCAATATCTGTAGGATATTCATTATCCACGTCTGTTTCTATTGATGTGGAAACTTCTGATTCATATTTAATGATAATTGGTGCTAAAAGTTCTGCACAACGATCCGAAGATTTTCCTGATTTTGCTACTTTTTATTCCAAACCTATATCACGAGATACTGCTCAAATAGTGTGGGCAGGTCCTACTGCTACGGTTACAGCTTTTTATCAAGTTATAGATTTTAGCAAAATTGATGGTAAATTAAATAAATCAGTAGAATTATATAGAGGATTTATTACTAAAACTACTATTCAGGGTGCTTTTGATAATGTATTTTCCACAAAAACAAATATTATACCCACTTATTATAATAGCAAGCATATACTTTTTGATTTTTATGGGAATGAATATGGACAATTAAAACTTGTATATCAGAGTGGTGGCGTAGGTTATTTTGATCTTACTTTTCATGGAGTTAGTTCAACATCGGCGACAAAAAAAGTTACTTTTTCTGGAGCAAGACATTTATCATCAAAAATTAATTTAACCTATGGTGGATATTCTTTTTATTCACAAAAAATAAAATGCACATTTGGTGCTTATTATATTTCAGCAAATAGATTTTTGTTTTCTTTTGGGGCTTATTATGAAAGCTCAAATCAACTTATGCTTTCATTTACGGGCAAAAAATCTATTAATAAAAAATCATTAATTTCATTTGAAGCTCAAAGTCAATTATCTAACAATGTTATGTTGTCTTTTGGTGCTTATTCTTATTTAAGTAATAAATTAAATTTAACTTTCTCTGCATCAGAGCATACTTCTTCCCAAGAAATAATTACTTATGGAGCAAAGGATACACAACATAAACAAGAATTAATTACTTTTTCGGGTTCAAATACAAATGATCATATAATATTATATTCATTTGGTTCTTTTGGGATTAATAATAATAAATTATTATTGACCTTTGGATCATTTGGTATAAATTCTAATAAAATAAATATCACATTTTCGGGTGCAAAATCCCATAGTAAAAAAATATTATTTTCGTTTATAGCTCAACATGAATTACCCAAAAATATTATACTGTCTTTCGGTGCTTATTCTTATTTGTCCAAGACAGCACATATAACTTTTTCTGCAGCTAAAAGTTTATATGCAACAAAAATTATTTCTTATGGATCATATAGCACAGATAGTAAAAAAGAACAAATTACTTTTTTGGCTTCAAATTCAAACAATGCTTTCATATTTTATACTTTTTATGCTTTTGGTATCAATAACAATAAATTATTATTAACTTTTGGGTCATTTAATACAAATAATAATAGAATTAATATTACATTCTCTGGTGCTAAATCTTTAGATAAAAAATTATTAATTTCATTTATAGCTCAATTTAAAAAATCTAATCAATTATTATTATCTTTTAGGGGTCAATCATATTTAACAAATAATATTGATTTGACTTTTTCAGCGGCTAAAAGTTCAAGCCATAAAGAATTAATTAGTTTTCATTCTTATGATATTATATCATTAAAAGAAAAAATTACATTTTTATCATCGTATAATGTTCAACATATTATTAAATATTCTTTTAATAGTTATGGCATTAAACAAGATGATATTGTTTTATCTTTTACTTCTGAAACAACAAATAGTTCTCAAATTAAATATACGTTTTTTGCTGTACAACATAAAGATAAATTAATTTTATTAAGTTTCCATTCAAAAACGATTGGTTATATTAAACAAATTATTAGCTTTAGATCTCAATCTTTTTCTTCTAAAAAAGTTAAATTTAGTTTTTACGGCAAAGGATCCGCTTCCAATAGAATCTTATTATCAATTTCTTCTTTAGCCGTAAAAAAACATAAATTAATTAAATTTTCTTTTAATGCTCAAGATGTCAACTCTGATATTGAAAAAATAACATTTGAATCTTATAGTACTTTATCCTTTAAATATCTTATTTCATTTAAATCTGCTTATTCTAATAACAAATTATTAAAATATACTTTTTATGGGCTTGATACTATTTCATCTGAATATATTTATAGTTTTACTGGTCAAACAATTAATACTTCTGAAATTCCAATTACTTTTGAAGGTATTTTAAGTCAATCAAACAAATTATTGCTTACTTTTAATTCATTTGGTGTTATTAATAAACAAATTATTTATACTTTTACTTCTCAATTTAAAAAAGATTCAAAGATTTTAATAAGTTTTAATGGTGCTTTATCTTTAAGTTCTTATATAACAATTAGTTTTAATGGAATTGAGCAAAAATCTTTTGGCTCTATTATATTAGCTTATAATACAGTAGGAGAAATATTAGGACATACCATACGAATTAGTTGGAAATCTATTGGTGGAGGTAAAATATATATTATAACAAAAGAACCATCAATTACCGCATATAATCAAAAAGCACATATTGATAGTTGTCAACTTCCAGATAAGAGCAAAATAGAAATTAACGAGAAAAAGGCAAAAATTCAAATTTATAAGACAAATAGAGAGAAAGAAAAGGAGCGATTGTCATAACAATTTATATATTATATGGTTAAATACCGTATATTATTATGAAAAACAGATTGGATTAAAAAATGAACGATGATTCTTTAAAAAAAGTTTTATTTGGGAAACCAGAAAGAATTTATACAAATTATAAAAATAATGATGGAGTTTTAACAGATCCAACTTCTCCTCATGTAGATATATATGATCCAAGTGGTATTTTATATGATAGTGGAACTCCTACTAAATTTAGTACAGGCGTATATTATTATGAAGTAACATTATCAACTGCATCCACCCAACAAGAAGGAATTTATCAAGCATATTGGCAAGGAATAGTAGGTGGGGAATTTGTAACAATGGATGTCCCCCAATATTTTTATGGGATGCGAATTCCTTGGCAGATGACACAACCAAGCAATATTATTCAATCTATTAGAAGAATGATAGGCGATACAAATCCCAATAATTATAGAATTTCTAATTTAGATCTATATTATTTTTTGTCAGATGCTGTTGATGATGTTCAAGCAGAATTTAATATGGGATATATTTTAACAATTACTCCAACAAGTGTTACTTGGAATCATGATTTAACCACAATTGCTTTGGCTTTATTTAAAATGAGAACATTGATTTTGGTTTTGGAATCCACAATGAATGATTATTTATTTGATGGAGCCAATGTTCAAGTTGGAGATATTAAAGTTGACATAGGATCTATTTTAAGACTGAGAAGTAACAATCTTAAAAGATTATATGAGGAATATAACAAATTATTATATAGTGTAAAAATGAATACTAACGATGGTTATGCTATTGATACTTTTGTTACTGGGATAATAAATAATACTTATAATTCAAGTTATGTTATTTATGAATAAGGATTATTATGAGCAAAATTGCTGATGGATATGAAGCTCAAGTAAAGAATAGTATTAGATCTTGGGGTAGGGATGTATCAATTATTTGGGGATCAACCGTAACTTGTAGTTCTTGTGGATATGATCCAATATCTCATGAAGCAACAAATCCTGCTTGTTCCACTTGTGGAGGTAAATATTTTTATCAAATAGAAAGTACTTATCCTGTCAAGGGAGTATTAAAAACATTTATAGGAAATATGAAATATCAAGATTATGCTTTAGAAAAATTTGGATTTGTTCCTCAATCAGATGCTAGGTTAACATTTTGGTTGCCAGATATTTTAATTGATTGTGATTCAGCAACGGGATATACATATTTAGATAAAAGTATAAGAATAGAAGTAGATGGATTAAAATATAAAATAAAAAACACATATAGAACGGGGGTAAATGATCTTGTTGTTTTAGTTTCAACTTTGGAGGAGATAAAGTGATCTATGATAATTTTAAAAATAAGATGGATGTTGATATTACAGAATATTTAAAAACTAATAAAAATACTGCTATCAAAAAGATTTTAGATGCTTTAGATTTATTGGATATGGATAACAAAAATAAAAAAAATATTAGAAGTGTAATATTAGATGAAATTAATACTTTTTATAATAATACATGTAGGGTGTTAACTTTTCTTCAGGAATAATTATGGGTTTTGTTATAAAGAAAAAACGAGGATTATCTGTTTCATATAATCTTAATAATTTACGAGGTTATAGAAAGATATATAAAGAATCGCTTGAGAAAGATATTATACCAAAAGCCACATATAAAGTTGGACAAAATGCTTATAATATATTAAGAAATAGATTTTTTGCAACTCGATCTTCAAAAGAAAAAGATAGACATAGAAAGCCTTTGAATCAACATTTAACATATAGATTATTTGGAACTAAACCAGGTTATTCAGATATGGTAGTTAAAAAAGGACCAGGAAAATTTGAGCTTAATATTATTAGAGATTTAGTTGAAATTAAGAGAGATCTTCCACATTTAAAGTGGCAAGAACAAGGATTTAAATCTTTTGTTAGGGCACAACTATATAGAAGATATTATAGTGTTGAAGATCATAGATGGAAATTTTATCCCATTAAAGAAAGAAAAGCTATAAGTGCTTGGATGAAAGATTTTAGAAGTATGAAAATGTTCTATATTAAACATCCTGGTGTTTCTGCTCGTCATTTTATTTTATATACAAGACGATATTTAAAAAGTGATCAAGCGGCAAAAGATTTTAGATTTTATGTTAGACAAGAATTGAGGAGATATTTTAGTAATGCCTAATATGAGTCTATTAAGATTAGCCCATTTATCAATTATTTATAAGATAGAAGAAATAATTGAAGCAAATGGATGGGTGTCAGGTAATTATCGTGTTGTAGATGGTTATCCAAGTGAATCAGAGTTAAGAGATCCAATAATTTGGCCTACTGTATCCGTCGGTGTAGGTCAATTATTTGGAAGAGACGTTGAATTGGGATCGAAGGTATGGCCTACGTTTACAATTGCAATTGACGTTTTTGCGATTACTGATTCACAACGAGATGATTTATCGTATATTTTGTGGAACGAGCTTAATGAGAATTCATATAATTTATATGATTTTAATTCAGCTTTTCCAACAATACTAGGGGATTATACGGGAATCCCTGTGTTGGGTAATTATGGGGTATCAAAATTAACCATTACCCCATTTGATCCCGAAGATTCTACAATTGAAGGATTAAATCATCATAGTATGATAGACGGATTATTATTGTTACCGAATTTATAATAAGGAGGAATCAAACATGGCTAGTAAACCTGAGAAGACTAAATCTTCTGATATATCTGTTATGGCTGATGGTATTGTATTAAAACGAGTTCAGACTTTTGGTAGGAATGTTGATATTACTAGAGAACAGGCTGAAGAGCTTGCTAATTCTGGCATTGTTGAATATATAGCTGATTCTCCAAATGTTACTATTCAAATAGATACTAATGACGTTGGTGCAGTAGATACTTTGGCTCTTTTAACTGATAGTTTACTTGATCAAGGAGGTAGTTATTCTGGTGCTTCTGCTAATGCCGCTGGTGGAACAAATATTAAATATTATATTAAAGCTGCCAGTGCCAATGCTGCTACAATTACTCAAACTGATATGTTGAATGGGTATTGTGATATAACTGCTACTTTTAATGAAGAAACTGAAACTGCTGCAAGTACTATGTGGATGAACCACTGTGCTTTAACTGCAGTTAATCTTTCTTATGATGTCAATGGAAATGCTGCCGCTAATTACACTTTGGCTGCTGATAATGCTACTTGGTTTCTAGGAAATTGGGCAAATGCTCGTTGTTCTAAATTGCTTTTGGAAAATATTAGTACTGCCGGTGGAACGAGTCAACATTTTACTAATTTGACCAGTGTTATCCCCGATGGTTCAAGTGTATTAGCAATTGGTGTTAATAATGTAATTCTACGTAGTACTGCTGGTGGTGGTGGAGTAACAAGCAATATGACTGCTTCTGTAGTCGCCAGTGGTGCTTTTACTGCTAGTTCTGATGTGTTATCCACTCCGTGGGTTAGTACTGCCGCTGATTCTACTGATAGAGTATGGGTCGTTTTTAAGCCTGCTTCAAATTATACACTATGGGAATCTTCTTCTGCTGCTACGGATCCAGGATGGGAATTAGAATCTACTGCAGGAGCACTTGGTGCTATTAGACGAGGTCAAATCACTGCTTATTTATGGAATACTCAAACTCCAGGTAAGGGAACTTATAGTGCTGCGGGTCAAGCATTAAGACTACAAACTGTTACTATTGATGTTGCTCTTGGAGAAGATAAGTTATATGAGCTTGGGACTGATGGATTTTATGCTATTTCAAAGAAAACCCCTGTTCCAGTTACTGTTTCTGTTACTGCTGAAGATTCTGATTTGGAATATTTTGCTGCACTCACTAGTCAAGACTATGAACAGAGTAATGTTACATCATTAACAATTTCTGATTTTAATGGATATAATAACTTAAAAATACAGATCTATAAAGATAAAGCTAAAACTACATTATTAGATACCATTACTGTTGAGAATATGTATGTTCAAGCTAATAATTTCAATGTGTCAGTTGGAAATAATGCTACTAACGAAATAAACTTTACTGCTGATAATATTTCAATTGTTGGCAGCGGAACTAATGTCGTTGGTGGATGGACTTAATAAATAAAGGGGAAATTTTTCCCCTTTTCAGAGCAAAGAGGAAAGGTTATGGTAAAACAAAAAGCAGAACCAAGATTGGGAGATAAAATCCCAGAAGTTGATATTAAAAAAGCGGAAAAAGAAATTAAACAAAAATATCGTTCAATTACTTTTGAAACTTTTAGAGATAAAAAAAATGTAGAAATTCATATTCATAATACTAATCCAAAAATTGAAAGTGAAGCTACTGATGCTTATGTGAAAACATTTAATCGGTTAATTCAAGATCCTGATATTTTAACAAAAGATCAATTAGAAGAAATTTTAATTCAACGAGGGATTTGGGGGAAAGATAAAGAAGAAAAAGTAGCTGATTATTATGAAGAAATAAAACTTATTGAATTAGCTGTTGCTGATATGAGGAAAAAACATAAAGTTAATAAAAAGAAATTAGATTATTATCGAGATAAGTGGTATGAATATAGAGATAAAATAGCTCAAATGTATGAAGAACATAATCAATATTTAAATAATAGTGTTGAAGGCAGAGCTAATGAAAGGGAAATTAAAGTAAGATTATCTCATTGTGTTAAATTTGCTAATGGAGATAGAGTGTGGGATAGTATAGAAGCACTTGATCAAGAAGAAGATCAAGATATGCTATATAAAATTACACAAGAAGCTCTTCTCTTTTGGGCTGGTTTATCACAAGAGATAATTCAAGTGCTCCCTGCTGAACAATTATTCGGCGGGGAGGAAGAGAAATCAGATACTTTGCAAGAAGCATAGAATTACAAAACTTATATAATATTATGATAGATACACATATGCCAATGTTTAAAGGTAATTTATATGATTTAACCATTAATGAAAAAAATCTATTATATTGGATGAGTTTTTATAATAATAATGTATTTAATTTAAAAGAAGAAGAACGTCCCAGTGATTTTATTATCAATTATGATGTTTTATTAGATAAATGGTTTGAAGATAAAAAATTCAAAGAAAAAATGAATAGACATAGAAAAACTACTCCAGCATCAGAAATGCAAGAGGTATATAGAGTAAATGGCTAATCAAGACACAATTACAACCTTTTTTGAGGCTCAAGGTCTTAAAGATGTAATCAACAAGGTTAATATACTACTTAGTATTTATCAAGAAATTGGAACTGTGGCTCCAAGTAATATTAATAAAATTATACAATCTATTGACACTGTTTCTAAAAGAACTGGTATTGCTTCCGGAGATATTAGAAAGTTTTTATCTGAATTTTATAAAATTACTGAAGGAATACATGGAAATAAAATCAGATTTCTTATTGATGCTGAATTGTCTAAAAGAACAATAGATAATATATCAAAGTTAGAGAAACAACATAAAATTCCTATTTCTTTTGATATTACACAAGAAGATCTTCCCAAACTCCAAAAAGTAATAAATGAGATTAAAACACTTAATGTTAAATCTCAACGAGATCAATTAACCATATATAAAAAAATTCAAACATTAATTGATGATCAAGTTCTAAAAAATAAAGATCTTCTATTAATAGATGATCAAAGAAATAAAAAATTAAAACGTATAATAGATATATATGCGTTAATGAATAGAAGATTGGGAGTTCAAAGTAATTTTACACAAGGCTTTGTACAACCAAAAGATGTTAAAGAATTTGAAAAATATCTTAAACGATTAGAAACAGTTAGAGAAGAATTAAATCAAGTTGCAAAAGCACAACAAAAAGCAAGTGGTAGTACGGCGAAAACAGAAGAAGAACAAGGCAAGCTTAATAAACAAATCGGTGTTGCTATTGGAAAATTAATTCGTTATCGTGTTGCTTTCTTTTTAATGAGAGGTGCAATAGATGCAACTAAAAAATCTATTAAAGATTTTGCAGATACTCAATTTCTTTTAGCTGACTTACAGAAGGTTATTGATCAAAATACAGATAGTATTAAAAAATATAGAACAGAAGCTTTTAATCTAAGTAAAACTTTTGGTGTTGGTGTTGGCGACATTATTAAATCTATGAAAGTTTGGGCACAAACGGGATTAAAACAAAATGATGTATTAGCTGCTATGTCGGCAACTTTAGTTGGTGTTAACGCTTTAGGTTCTACTGCTACAGAAGTTACAGAAGCTCTCACTTCTGCTATATTTACTTATGGGGTTCAAGCGTCCAATGTTACTCAAGTTATATCTAAATGGTTAGTAGTTCAAAAGAATTTTCCTGTTACTGCTCAAGATCTTGCCAATTCATTAAAAGCTGTAGGTGCTGCTGCAAAAGTTGTGGGAGTTGATCTTAATGATTTAGCTGGGTATGTCGCTGCTATTGGAGCTATTACCAGAAAATCTGGTTCAGCCATTGGTCAATCTTTAAAAACTATGTTTGCCAGATTGCCAAGAAAAAAAGTTATAAGTGTATTTGAAAATATTGGTGTTGCTGTTTTAAAGAATGCAAGTGAATTAAGAGATTTAGATGACGTATTAGATGATTTACATAAAAAGTGGGGAAATTTATCTTCTGTTGAAAAAGCACATATTGCTGTTACATTTGGTGGAATTAGAAGATATGCTGATTTTATAGCATTAATGGATAATTATAATATGAAAACAGCAGCCACAATTAAAGCACAGCGAGCCAGTACAGAAGCATTACAAGCTAATCAATTAACATTAAATACTTTTAAAAAATCATGGGAACAGGCTGCTGCAGCATTAACACAATTTGGAGTTATTGTGGGTCAATCATTAGCTGGTCCTTTATCGGGTCTTGTATTCTTATTAAAGGGTGTTTTAAAAGTACTCAATTTCTTTCATGGCGTTTTAGGAAGAATTGTTGCCTCTGTTGTTGCATTTGGAAGTGTTGTTACAATTGGGTCGATTGCTATTGCAGGTTTCAAATTTATTATGGGAAGATTACATGCCAAAATGATAGAATATGGAATAGTAACAGGGGCGGCAACAGCACAAACAATAGGATTTGAAGCATCCGAAGAAGCTGCAACTGCTTCTTCAGTCGGATTTATAGGTGCTATTAATGGCATAAAATTAGCAATGGGAACATTTGGTACTGTATTAATGGCAGCAAGTATAGCCATTGGTTTAATTTCTGCTGGTTGGGCATTATTTGGATCTTCTCAAAGTGTTGCATCAAATGCTGTTATTAAAACTACTATGAGTTTAAAAGATTCCATTAAAGTAACAGAAGATCGTATAAAGAGTTTAAAAGAAGAAAACAAACTTACTACAGATGTTACCAAAGAGTTAATTAACTATAGAATTGCACTTGACAGGGCTAATAAACCAAATATAAAAGCCGGTATTTTAACTAAAATGGTAGCAGATCTTAAATTATTATCCAATTCAAGTTATGAACTTATTGATGCCACTAATACTTTAACAAATGCACATACAAATACTACAACAGCCATAAATAATGTAATTACAGCCAATGATAATTTGCATAAAAGAAATATTCAACAAATTAAAGATTTAGAACAAATAAATAAAAATCTAAAAGAATCAAGAATTATTCAATTAACGGGTGAAATGGCAGGATTTACAAAACAGATAAAAATGTTGAAAGATTTTAAAGAAAAAATTAATGAAACCTTTAAAAATCTTAATAAAACTCCTTTACCGCTTGAAACGCCCCCATCAGAACTTACAGGAAAAGAATTTCAGGCTTATTTTCTTAAAAGATTTAATTTTATGTCTTTTATGTCAGATATTAGAAAAATGATTTTTAAAAATCAAAAAATTAATCTAGGTTTTGAAGATGTATTTTTAACTCCCCCCAAATATCATCTAAAAGAATCTATAGATACTTATATTAAAAATATGGTGAATGCCATTAAAGATGCATCAAATCAGGCTAAAGAATCACTCACTGAAACAGGTCTTGCTAAAAAATATGCAAATATGTTGGGTATTTCAGACGAAGAAAGTAAAACAATTACATATAGGATACAAAATGCTGTTGATGAGGCTATTAAAACCTTTAAAGATCGTCTTGTAAAAGATAAGAATGCAATAGGAAATATATCAGATACAAAAGAATTTCTTTCAAAAATTTTAGGAAATAAAAAATTAACACAAGAACTTTATGCAGATATAGGACAACAATTAAAAAGTACTTTTATTTGGGTTAAAGGACAATTTGGTACTTTGGGTCAATTAGGAAGAATATTAAATGAGATTGGAGTATCAATAGCGAAAGATCAAATAGAAATTGATAAATTAAATGGAAACAAGAATAAAATTAAAACTACTCTTGAAATAGGAACAAAACCTTCAAATGATATTATTACTTTTTCTAAATCAATGGATTCTTTAATCAAAAAATTTAAAACTACCACAGAACAATTTAATGTATTGAAGAGTAGTTTACTATTTGGTAAAGTAGTTGATGAAAATGCTTTTAAAATAAGTAAGATGGTTGATATAGTAAAAACTACTGGAACAAAATTTCAAGATTTAGCAATAAAGATTTCTGATACCACAGATAAAATAAATAATTTAACAAAAATGAAAGACATATTGGAAACGAAACTCCCAATGAAGAATGGTATAATAAACAAATCAAATTTAAAAGTTTTAGAAAGCATTCCTAAGCTATTAAAAGATATTCCTACACAATATTCGCAGATTGCAGCGGGTTCAGCGACTCCCATACCAGATATTAATAAAGAATTAACCAAAGCTAAAAATGATTTAGCAAGTTATAAGCAACTTCTTAATCAATTAGATATATCTAAATATTTTGTGAAAGCATTAAAATATATTAGAGAATATAATAAAGAATCAAAAGAAAATATTTTACTTCAAAATGACATTAATGCTCGCTATGATACTTCAATTAAAAATGTCGAATTACAATTAAAATATTTGTCGAAATTCCCCAATAAAGAACAAGAAATAATTGCTCTTGAAAAAGAAAGAACAAATTTAATTGTCCAGCAAGGTAAAGAAATTGCAAAGTCATTTGATAATAAAAAATTCCCATTATTATCTGCAGAAAAACAATATAAAGCTGTTTTAAAAGCCGCTAATACAGAACACAAAGAAAGAATAAAGTTATTAGATAAAGAATTTAAAATTCGTATTGATAAGGTAATGGAGAATAGTGTTGATAATGCCAAAATATTTAAAAATACAATTAAAGATGCTTTCACTGATTTACCAAATAATATTTTAGAGAATTCCCAGAAAAGAAAAGATTTATCTTATGAAATAAAACAAGCGGAAATAGATTTACAAAATGCTCGAATGAGCGGAGATCAAAAATCAATTCAAGATGCTAAAAATAGATTGAACCTTGTAAAAGACGAAATGAAAGAGTATCGTAAGGGCTGGAAAGAGATTAAAACTATTGTTTTAGATGTAATGAGCAGTATTAGTGATGCTTTTTATAAAAACTTAGTTAATCAATTTGCTGAAAATTTATCTAATATTAAAGTTAATAAAAATCAAGATGTGGGTAAACTTATTGGTGATTCAATCACTAATGCTACTAATAATTTTCAACAAGGATATATGAAGGCTCTATCTGCTTTACAAACAGAATATGCAACAAAATTAAAAGCAATTAATAAAGATTATCAAAATCAATTATCAAATATATATAATACTTATTTTGTTAAATTGAATTCAGCAAATGATAAATTTCTTATAAGCTTGAAAAAGATAATTGATTATGTTCTTGCTGCTCTTCATAATATAAAACCCATTAATCAAGAAAAATATACTAATAAAGTAGTAGGAATAAAACCAGAAAAGATTGATACAACTGAATTTAAAAAAGTAGTTGATTATTTTAATACTTCCGTAAATCAAATCCCTACAACTATTACAACAAAAATAGAGTCTGTTGAAAAAAATAAATATGTAAATACAATAGCACAAACAGCACCAACGATCAATACTGCTGCTTATATGGCAAAAATAGTTGGTATAAAACCCGAAGCAATTGATACATCTAATTTAGAAAATACAGCAGAAAAAACTTTAAATACAAATAAAAGTATTTTAGATGCAACAAAACAAAACAATCCAAAAAATGATCCCACTCCCAAACAAACAGTCAAAGAATTAAATGATTTACAGAGTAATTTAAAATCATTTGCTTCAATGATAAGTTATACATTAGCAGCCAGTCTTGTTGGAACAAAAAATAAAGGTGCATCAGTAGGAGTTGGATTTGGATCTGCAATAGGACAATCTTTATTTACTAATTTGTTTAAAAATCCTGGCACATTAATGAGTATTTTTGGAGGACCTCTATTTGGTCTTGCTGGTGGAATTCTTGGAGGATTATTTGGGGGATTATTTGGACATAGACCAAAAAAACAAGAACCATTATCAAAAGCAATGGATCAAAATACAAATGCAACAATTCAAAATACAATAGCCTTAAAAGAAATTGATAAGAAAATATATAATGCCCCAACACGATTTAATCTTCCTACTGGCAATTATGGATATGGAAATCCTGCAATTACAATACATATTAATTCAACAAATGATGCTCATATTGCTGAAACAATTAAACAAGTACTATCAGGAGATTATGATGTTCAAATTCAAAATTCGGGTAGTCGGGGGTTTGTACCAGTATGATCAGAATACAAGTAACAAGTGTATTACCAGGACCTGCTAATTTTACTTTTGGAGTTAATCCAAGTATATATAATCCTGTTGATGCTGCTGATGTAGAAAAAATAGATATTTTACATGGATCAGATTGTTATCAAGAACGAGCTTTTGATAGCAGAGTAAGAACAATGACTTGGGTAAGATTCCCTATGGATAATGCTGCTTTAAGTGATATTATCAATTATTTTAGACCATTGGAAGGTGAAATAAGATATTTTGATTTTAATGATATTCAAATTGCAAACTATAGATGGCCAATTGAAGCTTCAAGTGCAGATTGGAAGAAAGCTCAAATTGTAACAATTAAAACTACTCCTGCGTCCGGTGGAAATTTAATATATGATAAAGTTGAACTTTTATTACAACCCGAGAAAATATGATAGAAACATTATCAACACCCAGTCAAAATGTTGTTTTTGAACAAAAAAATAGATTAGAGCCCTTTTTTCAAAAACGCAATATCCCGATTAACAAAGTGGAATATGCTAATACAGTATATAATACTTTATCATATGGACTTAATGTGAGGTGGAATACCTTAACCTCTACTTCCCAACAAATTGGTTCTTATTCTGGAGTTGTTCCTAATTGTAAATTTTATTATGGGAATCAAAGACCAGATACTATTATTAATTGGCAAGATACTTACAAATGGTCAATTAATATGACAAATTATTTTACATGTAATTATACGGGGAAACATTATTTTGCTTTTGGTGGGTCAGGGAATATAGGATTTTACATATTTCGTGGTGCCACACAAACATTGGCTACTTCTTATAGTATGAATTTTGAAGATCAGAATTATCATGTTTCAAGTGTTGATTTAACTCAAGGTGATATATATTCAATATTTATTCTATATACTCCAGAACAACAAAAAGAATATGGGTTTGTTGGATTGTGGAAAACAGATAGTGCAAGTATTACTTCTGAATATCAGCTAATAGGTGGAGAACAATTTTATCCTATTTCTTATGCTGGGCTTGGTTCTATCGCTTTTACAGAACTTTCACATGTTAGCAAAACTTCATATACAGAAAATGAAGATGGAAAATCAATTTTTACATTTGAAGTTCCTTTTATTTCTTCATCTTCTTATTATAATAAATTTGGGTATTACTATGTTTCAACAAGTAAAACATATATAGAAAAATCATCTGGACAAACACTAAAAGAATATCGAATGATTCGATATAGCGAGGGATATAGAAACTCTCAGGGTGAAGATGAATTAATGACAAAGTTTACTGGACAAATAAGAAAAATCGAGAAAAAATATAAATCTAATGGAGCTGATGTTCTATTTATTACTTGCTATGATTATTCTGTATTTTTAAAAGATTCTGTTAATTTGTCTGCTCCCACAAAAATAGATTATATCCAAGCAGGTTATTTGACAAATATACCTGGATATGTTAATGGAAATTTGAAACCAAGAACATTTGATGGTTGGGAAATATATAAAGCATATGAAATTTTATTGACAGAGGCAGGTATTTGTGGATCATCTTTTTATGAGAAGAAAAAATTTATAGATTTTGCAGGAAATGCTACATCTGGGGGATATATTATTGAACCCAAATCTAATACAACAAAAGAATATTTGCCTACTAATAAAAAATACGGAATAGATCCTATTGGAAAAATTGACAATAAAACAGACGATAAATATGCTTATTCAATTGGTACTGGTGAATATTGGTTTGATGCAATAGATAAAATTATGAAACCTTGGTATTATAAATGGGGATTTAGTCCAAATGGAAATCCTTATTTAAAGACTATTAATGTTCCCAATAATTATGTTAATAGTTCAGCATTTAGTACTTCTGCTAATTGGATAAGTTCTGTTCATCCTCGTGCTTTTTGTGGTGATTTTTTGATTAGTAATTATAATGAGACATGCAAATTAGATACTGCAACTTTTTCATATTTTAATGTATCGGATATATCTGCCGCTTATGCTTATGGAGAAACGGGACAACAAATAGAAATTAATTGTTATTCTAATTGGAATGGAAGACCTGATATTTTACAAAGAAGTGGTACTACAGTTCTTGCATTTACTCCAGCAACAGATTATGCAGAATTTAAATATGGAATAGAAGCAGAATATAAAAATTCATCTGGCTATCCTGATATTCATCCTACTGCTATTATCTCTATTTATTCCACAAGTAGTTCTACAACAACTTTTAATGCTTCAACTTGGTCATTTTTATCAAGTACTACTCATTCAGATCTTAAAAAATATGGAGATTATTATTTTAATCGACAAATAACAGATGCTGGAATATTATCAATGAAATCTCTATGTTTTGTAGTTGATTTAATAGTAAGTACTGGAATATATGAGGTTTCTTTACATTTTGATCCAGAATATATGTTATATCAAGAAACATCAATAGCATATAATAAAGGAGCTATTGCTTCTTGTAATGCAACTGGAAAAAAGTTTGCTTTATTAGTTGGAGTAGGACCAACATTGGGATATTCTGATAATACTAAGAATACTATGAAAGTTACTATTTCAAAAGATGAGGCTCTTTTATCTGAAACTTATCATAATCTTTATAATAGTGTATCTCATTTTTATTTTGATGGAGTTCAAAATGATACTGGAATAAATCCTTCTTATTTATTTATTGCTGACGGACTTCCTTATGATGAATATAATATAAAAGTAGAATCAATTGATTCATCTTATCCTGTATATTTAGAGGGATTGTTGGCTTATGATCAAGATTTAAATACACCTCTTGAAATTTTTTATACTGGAGACTCTCAACATAAAGGTAATATTTCAAAATTAAATACAACAACTGAATATGAAAATCAAAGGAATGAAGCAATTGTAATTGGAAAAAGACTTGGAACCTTATTTTATACAGATAGTGCAGGAAATGAAATAGCTGTTAACCCAAATAATGAAACATCTATTTATGTTCAATCTGCCACAAGAGATCTTAATAGTATTTATAATGCTTCCGCTTCAAACTTTGTTGGACATACCAGAAATACTATAATAACAGATCCTTCTATTATAAATCAACATCAGGCTGATTTTATTTCTTATAATGTGGTTAATGATTATGGTTCGCCAAAAGAGAATGCAAATTTTTCAATGGTGGGCAACCCAAAACTTCAACCAGGAGATTGTATTGCTGTTGTAGATGATTTTAAATATGGAATTGATAGCTCTAATTATTTATGGGTTACTAAAGTTTCCAATTCATTTGAAAAAACATATATTACACAAATAGAAACATCACCTATTAAACCTGTTAATAGTTTTTGGAGTGTTCCTGATATAGATGTCGATGCATTATTTGATGGTTATTATATTTGGAATCTGACTGTACATAATGGAGGGTGGAGTAGTTATATTACAGTTGATTTAAGTACAACAGGATCGTATATTTATGTTTCCAGTGCTGGCGTAGAGAATTATGCAAATACTGTTATTCCCCCCAATGGATATTGTTTATTAGGTAGAGAAATTATTCATTATGATAGTGTAGATGCTTCTGGTTCCAGTTTTGTTTTAAAAGTAGATAAAAGAGGTTTAGGGGAAAGTGGAACCGCTTATGCTCATGCAATAAATGATGATATTATTATAGGATATAATCCTTATTCTAAATCACAACTTCCCCCCACAATATCATTTGATTTATTAAGACATGCTGATGTAGAGGTTGATATTTGGAATTATATTGATGAATCGAATACGATGAATATATCAAATATAACAGCTTGTAAAGTTGATTCTTTGACAAATGTGTCTCAATCTCCAAAAAATCCCACCTATGAAACAAAAGAAATTGGTCATTATGAATTTTATTGGGGAGGATTTGATAGAGTTGGAGATTATAATGATAGTTTAAGGACAGCAGATGAAGGTAGTTTATATAAAACTGACTATTTTGCAAGATCCAATTATAAATTGCCATATTATCCTACAGCATATGGAATGTATTATGCAATGGTTAAAGTAATTCCTAGAGATGATCCAGATACTGTTCATAAGTATTATACACAAGATTCTGGAGCAAGCTATCTTAATACTTATGGAAGTAAAACAGGAATAATCAAACAATTTTTAATGGATCCAGGAACTGTAAATTTGTCTTTTTCAACTTCAAATATGTATTATGCCGAATTAGAAGATATTTTAAAAATTGATAGATGGGGTAACATAAATTCTGACAATTCTGCTGCATATTATGGTAATTCAAAAGAAATTATCGCAAATTCACAATGGTCAACATCAAATGGATTAATAAAAGCAAATATATATCCTTATGTTTTTATAAATGATTCTGTAGCTGGTACTTTTATAACAAATAAATCACCTGGTTTGTCTTTTCATATTACTTCTAAAGATCCATATAATTATGATGATATTCAAAGAATATTTATTCCAAGTATCCAATGTTATATTAGACAATTTTCTTTATTTACATATACGGCAAAATATGAAGTTACCCCCCATATTCAAGTAGATATAAAAGATACAATTATTCCTTTGTCTGAAGCTCAATCTCTGGATCGAATTATGCCAAATACAGAATTATATATTAATCCTAAAAAATTAGAACAGGATGGGAAACTATCTTTTATTCCCGAAAATGTACAAGAAAATTTTCAAAAAATGATTCCTAAAGTACCAGAGAATAAGCATTTAGTATTATTGATTTCTAATTTAATATTTTTTGATAATAACCTTGTAGATTTAAGCGGAAGAAGAGTTAAACAAGAAAAAAAAATATATATATTAAGAGATAGTGGTGGTTATATTGATATATTCGATTTTGATATTAATACTTATGGTGGAAGAAATAATAATTGGGATTTATCAGATGAATATCTTGCTTATTTACTATTATATAAGAATGGTAATCTTCCATATATTATTACTCCAACCAATAATGGATTTTATGAATATATCAATCCTAAAGGAAATTATAAGTGGCTTTATCGATATAAATATGACCCCTCATATAATATTTCTAAGTATGAACAAGATTATTTACATTTTTATAAAAAACTTACATGGGAATATGCTCCTCATCCAAGTAGATTATATTTAAAAACTGGTTCCAGAACAACACATGATACCGAACAAACAAATATTGGCTATTTTTTGAGTTGGAAAAATAAACCTAAATATAGAACCAGTTATGTTACATGGATGGATACAGATAGAGTTAAAAGAATTATGAATATGGTACCAGAGGATTTAACCAAAATATTTATAGAAGATCGAGAAACTTTTTATCCAAGTGTTTGGGCTGTATTTACAAGAGAGGATTTTGCTTAATGCTATATAAAAAAGTTAAAAGGCAAATAGCTGAACAAACAAGAAAAGATTTAGGATTTGTTAAAATTGATAGTAAATCTGGTTCAGTTTTTACAAGGAAAAATCAACATAAAACAAATATTCCAAATAGAATAGAACCATTTATTTGGACTTCTTATTATTATTTAAAAAATTATGTTGTTGGTAATGATAAAATATTTCCAATACTATATAAATCTATATTTGATGAACAATATCCAACTTATCAATATTTAAAAGATTATTATGTTTTTTGGTATCAAACTGGTAAATATTCGGGAGTATCAATTACCCAATCAGATATTAAAGGAGAAAGTAATGGTTCTTTTGTATTAAGAGATCTTCCCGCTTTTTATAATGGATTTATTATGTCTTCTTTTTCTGGAGATGGATCAAAACAAACTTATCTTCCGATTAGCATAGGAAGTAATCATATTACTATGTCCGTATGGGCACAAGTTCACCATTCCAATAGTTCTGAATTTCAAATTCTATATCATACGGGATTAACAGGATTAAATGATAAGTGGATAGACCTTTCTATTCCAATAGGAGAAGTATCAACAGATTTAATAATTTTAATATATAATTATGATAATGATGCTCAACAATTACTTGTAAATGACTATGGGAAGCCGATTAAACAAAGTCTTATTCCAGAATCAGGAGAAATCAAATCAGATACTTATTTAAATGTATCAATGGATATTTCTAATGTTACAACACATTCTCAAAACACTAATGTATTAGCCCCTTATACTCCCACATTTGATGCATCAAATCCAATTATTTCAACCGTTAATCCAATAACTCATAATGTTGTTAATAAAATTAATATCAATAATAATTATATATTCCCAATTGATTCTTACAATATATATAGAAGAGAAGAAAAATCAATTAAAATCAATAATTGGGAATCAAATAGAAGTTTATCAGATTTAATTCAGTTAGATACTTCTAATAATAGTTTATTTTATGGCGACTCTAAAATATTAGTAGGTAATAAAGAAATAAATATTCATGGTTCTTTTTTATCAAAAGCAAATAAAATTAGTAATAGTGATTTTAGTTCTTATTCAGGAAGTGATTTAACTGATTGGAATCAGGGAAAATGGCTAAATGGATTATCCAGTGCTTCTGTTGGCACAAGTTATTCATATACTGGAGATTGGATGTATAATGGTAATTGTGCTCGAGTTGATGCATATAAAACATCAGTAAATACTTCAATTTATTTGTGGCAAGGATATGATTATTCTTTATTAGTTGATACATCTGAACCAGAATATATAAGATTTAATTGGAAAGAACTTTCTACATCACATGTGGGAAGATTTAGAATGTTATTATATTCCAGCACCAATGGAACTGAAACTTTGAATACTGTTATTCCTTTTGAAGATTATTCTTATTCTATTAATCCCGCTGATTCAAATTCGTGGAATACTTTTCAATTGAAAATTTTTAATCAACCAACTGCAAATGCATTATTAATTCCAAGTGATTCAAAATATATTGGATTGATTTTGTTTGGTAAGTTTGCTGCTGGACCAGCATCTTCATATTTATTTGATGGAGTACATTATGGGCAATTAGGAGAACATTATATATTTTCAACTTCCACAAATGACAAAGTTGTTGCTAAATTATTTTATAAATATGAAGTAGACAGAAATCATTTAACTGGGTTTCAAACTTATTTTGAAAATAATAGCAAAGATTATACTGGTACAAAACAAGCAAGTCATGAATATGGACAAATAAGATATTATTCCAGTGCAAATGCCCCAAATCAAATTAGATTTGATTATGGAATTGAATGTCTTGATTCTGCAACAAATGAATTTTCTAATCCCACATTATATCCTGACACAGCTTCATGGAATCTTACAAAAACGCATTATTCTACTATCTCTGGTTATTCTTTATTTTCAAATACTGGATATGCACATTTAGATGTAACAAAGGGTTCAAGTGGCGCCATAAGTTCTTCTATCGATAGAGGATCAGAAACGGATTGGGTAGCAGCGATTTGGGCAAAAAGCCCATTACCAGAACAACAATTTAAATTAACATTAAATTGTGGAACAATTTTATCATCGGCTATTTTTACTCTTACTACTTCTTGGGCAAGATATTCATTATATCAATCTTTTATCGATCCTATTTATACAAATATTAATACAATAATTGGCAATGTTGATACTAATAAATTGTATATGGACATAGCAGGTATTCAAATTGCTGGTGGATTACCATATTGTCCTGGATTTGTTAGTACCAGTGGCGGAGTAACAGGACTAACATATACAAGTAGTTCAGACATATTAAATCAAGAATGTGGAACTATTAGATTATGGTATTCTCCAAATCTTGATTATAATACAGGAAATGATTTTAAAGTTTTATGGCAAACTCCCTCTGTAGGTGATGGATATTATATGAATTTATATGCTCGTAAGACAGTTGGATTTAGATTTGGGACATATGGTGCTGGACAACAGGGTTTAATTTCATTTGCAACTGCTTATTCCACTGGAAACCCAATTCATCTTGTGGCTACATGGGATACTGTAAGATCATATTTATATGTAAATGGTATAAGATCTGATTCAGCGGTTACTTATTATTGTAGTACTCCTTATTCTAGTTTTTATGTGGGAATGAATGCAGCAGTTAGTGGATATGGGGCAAATGGTATTATTCAAAACTTTAGAATAGATAAAACAATATGGTCTTCTGCTGATGTGAAACAAGATTATTTATCTTATAAAACCTTATTCAATGATTCCAGTTTAACGATATCAAAAGATGTTTTGATTGGTGAACAAGATGCTCATGTGAATGCAGATATTGTTACTTTTACTGATGATGTAGGATTAGAGAATAATTCATTGTATAAATATACCATTAGAGGAAAAGATAATTTTGGGAATTTGTCTCCCGCCAGTGAAGTCGCTTCTACTCATAGCTATAGACAACCTTTTGAATTTAACACAAAAAACAAAGTAGCCAATGGAAGTTTTGAAGTATTAGATTATAATACTCAATTTCCATTATATTGGTCTTCTGTACATATATCGGGAACATTAGTTTCAACTACTACTCACAGATTTATGGGACATAGATCTGTATATGGAATATTAGGAGACAAACTTGTATATGAATATGTTAGTATTAATGATACTTCAATTCCATTAACAATAAGTTGGTATAATTTATTATATTCTAATTTTAAGCCAGTAAACAGTTTTGATATTGAATTTTTAGATGCCAGATGGAAACATATTGGAACCTTTAGTGCAAGTTCGGCATTAGATTATCAAAATACAACCGCAATAGGAATTGATGGTAATACATGGATAAGATATGCCACAACAATTTCAACTTCGCTTTCTGATTATAAAAAATCTAGATATTGGAAAATGTCTTTTACCAATAATCATTCTCCTGGTATGTATATGATCGATGGTATTCAAGTAGAAGAAGGAACTTCTGCAACAGAATTTTCAGAAGGATATTTTGTGGGAGAAGGCAATTTAGGAAGAAATAGTGTGGGAGGAAATGCGGTAGCATTTGAATCTTTGATCGGACGGCATTTATATGCTGGAGAATTAATTGTTAGTGGAGATGAATCTGACGCCAATAGAATTGTGATTGGACAAGAAGATACCAGTCATTCTTTTGCTTTATTATCCAGTAGTAATTTTCATTGGCATGCTCCTGGTATGGATACTGGTTCGGGGTGGAATTATACAAAACATATAGAACAAGGAATTGGAATATTTGGTGAAACACAATCATATGGTTCAAGATTTTATGAATGGCTTGGTAGTCCTAAATCTCCTATGATTATTATCTCTCCGCAAGATGCTATTACTTTTAGTACTGCAGGATTACCTTCAACATATAGTCTTGCAAGTATTTATCCACAGAAACTTAAATATTGGATTAGTAGTTCTACTCCAAAAGGATTTATTGCCAATGCTATATTATATGAAGAAAAAGCATCTAGTTTTACAGATGAAACAATAGATACTTTAAATATAGAAAATGGTTTAATTCATAGAGATTATCTGAAAATATATGATACTTCTGATAGTTCAACTTTTGGTGCTACTTCATTATCATCAACATCACAATCTATATATGGAAGTTTTGAATATGGTTTGAGTATAGAAGCTCCTAACCTTAGGTATCCAGGTTGTCTTGTTAAATTGTGGGCAACCAGTGTTGCAACTTCAACTTTTGATAGTGCATCATGGAACTATATTACTGGGGAATATCGTGATGTTCCACCAAAAACAAATCCAACATTTACTATGCAATTTGCAGATTCGGCATTTAATAATGCAAGATCAATTACTGTGATGTTGGGTTTGGAATATTATAATGCTTCAACGTTCGCCTATCTTTATCCTCATAAAATTACTTATTCTACTTCGGCAATAAGTGTATTATTAAAAGATAGTGCAATAGGCAAGTTTTCTTGGACTGCTCTTGATGGTGGTACAATATGAGGAGAATAAATTATATAATTCTTCACTGCAGTGATTCGGAATGGGGTGATGCCAAAGTAATAGATGCTTGGCATAAAGCAAGGGGTTGGAAAAAAATTGGTTATCATTATGTTGTTTTAAATGGTTATAGAACTTATCATCAATATATTCATCAGAAAAGAGCAGAAGTGGGAGTTGTAGAAAAAGGTAGAAAAGATTCTGAAATTGGGGCACATGTAAAAGGGATGAATAAACATTCAATTGGTGTTTGTATGATTGGTATAAAATATTTCCCTTTTATGGAATTACATATGACTTTCAAATTATTAGCTCATTTGTTAATTGAATATAAGTTACCTATCAATAGATTATTGGGACATTATGAGACACCAACGGGTAAAGCTCAAGGAAAAACTTGCCCAAATATAGATATGAAATATGTTAGAATGTGGGTAAAGGGATATATAGGATTTTTAAAAATATTTCCATCAAAATTTGTTCAAAAATGATTCAACATCCCAAGTTTTTTTCTTGCGAATTTCTATAGAATATTTTTCCATTAAATTAAAGGGAATAGACTTTCTCTCAGATTTTTTTATTATTTCTATAAGTGTAATAATGGGGATACAAAATACTTTATTAAATGATTTCATTCGATAATTAATTACAATAAATGCTTCTCCCCCATTTTTCCATACTTTCATTAAATTATCTATTTGATGAGGTCTAACTCTACTAAATGCAAAAGCAGTTTGTGATTTAACCATTTTATATTCAAATGCATAATACTTTCCTTTATATACTACAAAAGCATCAAATGGTTTTGGAGGAGAAAATCTTGCCATCCCATATGCATCGGGTATTTTATAATAAAAACAATCAAAAGTAGAACATGCTTTTTTTATTTCATTTGCAAATATTGATTCTTTCATTTTATCTCATAAAATTCTTTTAATAATTTTTCATATTTTTGACAATATTTAGAAATAAGTTTATGAATTCTCATATGATTATCAGGAGATAATTCCCCATGCGACAATTTCATTAATTCTATATACATTTTATCTCGAAGTATATATTTTTTATCTTTAAATTCAAGCAATGTGATTTTTTTCATAAAATTTTACTGTCTCCTGATAATTCATTTTATTACCACGGTTTTCTTCTATCTTTTTAATAAAATTTATAGCATCTCCCCCCGCTCCACAACCAAAACAATAATAACTTTGACTCTCTGGAAATACCATTAAAGATGGATGTGAATCAGAATGGAATGGACAAATGGCTTTAAATCGATCGCCCGATGGAATTAAATCTATATATTTAGATAAAGTTGAAACAATATCTATGTTATGTCGTTTCATTCTTTTTTTTCTTGTTATTTTTTTATTAAAAGATTTTGCTTTTTTCATTAATAATAAAAAGTCTCTTTTATTATGTGTTTTGAAATATTCATTAATATCCATTTTCTTATTATCTTCTGAAGGAAGTGTTATAATTTTAGATTTTATTCTAAATCGTATTAATTTAGATGCCATTTTATATGCAGCATTTTGCCCTTGACTATGAATATCATTATCAAAAGCTATATAAACATCTTTATCTCTTAAATCAGAAATAATTGTTCTTGTTAATCGATAAGCACCCAATAATCCTATACTTGAAATATTATTTTGATCTAATGTAAAACAATCAAATGGTCCTTCTGTTAAAACTACATATTGTGATTTTTCTAATATGTCATGATTAATCGCATATTCAATTTTTCCAGGCATATGAAGATGTTTTAATTTTCCATTTTCTGGATATGATCTTCCCGTAATAAAAACTACATTATCTTTAATTATAATAGGAATTGTAATTTTATTATAAAAAATATCATAAATTTCATTATTTTTTTCTTTAAATAATTTTGTAGCTAAAAGATATTTTTTGTCATATTTATTACTTAAAGTTTTAAAACCTATATTATTATTACAATAACCTAATTTAAATCTTTTAATTGTCTTATCATTTATTCCTCTACTATGGATATAATTGATAACTTTCTTATTTTTCTTTAAGTTATTGATATATATGTTAGTTATAAGATTTAAATAATTCATAATGTATCAAAGTATAGCCTGTCTAATTTGCCATTGGCATTGGAAGGCTATGGCAGCCAGAATGGAAGGCTGCAAATCTACTTGCCTCCGAATTCTAAACATTCTTGTTTAAACTCACAATAATTACACATAGATGCATAATTTGGAAGAAAAATCCCTTCTTTAATTCCTTTAATTGAAGTTTGAATAATATAAAACATTCTATTTAGATGTTTGTCTGTGATTTTCTTTCGTTGCATCTTTATATCTCCATCTAAAGTATCATAATCTTTAATAAGAACATAATAAGAAATATAATCTTCAATATCTTTTTTGATATTGGGGAATTTGCCTGCTTTCAACATTTGTCTAAAAGCATAAGCATATATTGCCAATTGAAGAGAAGTATCAAGTTTAAATCTATTATAAGATTCCTTTGATGTTTTATAGTCGATTATCATTATTTCATTTTTTCTTTTTACAATAGCATCAATTAATCCATATAATTCATATTCTTGATCTTTTTTTCCATCTGGATAAATAATTGGAACTTTAAATTTTGTTTCTGCTCCAATTAATTCATAATCAACTTTTTCATTATAGAATTTTTCCAATGCATTTATTCCCATTTCAAATAATTGATTGGAATATTTATTTGGAGAAATATTATAGTCTTTTATCTGCTTATTCCACTCATCATAAAAATCTTGAAATACATCCTCTAACTCATTTTTTTTATGAGCTAATGATAAATTAAGTTTTTCCAATGCTTTATGAATTGCAGATCCATAAATTAAATGAATAGATGCTTCAAATTTATTGATTTTATCAATATATCTAAATTTCCATTTTAAAGAACAATCTGAATATAGAGACAAACTACTTGCTGACAGAGTTTTCATCATTTTCCTTATCTTTCTTATTCGAATATTGTAATGTTGTTAATTGATTCATTAATTTTCTCATTCTGGTATAGGAAAAAACAAATACTACACAAAACCAAATATTCCAAAATGATACCCCATATTTCCCAATGGAGATACCCCATAATATAGCTAATAATGAACCATATGCAGAGATTAACCATCCATCAATTGATCCTTTACCAACTTTATAATTGCCGAATAGAATTAATCCATAAGCAATCCAATCTAAATTATGAACAATGTTTAAAATTATTATTTTCATAGGATTTCATTTTCCTTTATTAAGTCTTTTGCCATTGAAAGATTTGTCATTAATTCAGAATTTTCTTCGTCTTCTATAATTTGGTCGCATATTTCTTCTTGGATATTTAATAATTGTCTTTTTGAATTTTGTGCTATTTTAATATTTTTATCTAATTCAGCAGTAAATTCTTTACTTGTTTTATCTTGAAGTTGATTTGATATTTCAAATAAAGATTCTGCTTTTTCAACAAAGACACTATAGTGAGATATAAAAGCGTTTATAAAGCCTATTAATTTAATTGTATTATCATTTGAAAGTTTTATCATCTTTTTCCTTGTCCCAAATATCTGAAATTAATATTTTGTTTTCTTGTACTTTGCCTTTTATTGCAACATATTTATTATTATTTATTTTATATTTTAATTTTGCATACATTGTTGGGAATAAAATACATTCTTTTTCCCCAATATGAGTTATAATATTTAATATTGCCATCGTTTGTTTTCTTTTTGTAATTTTTTCTTTTATATCAATTAAAAATCCTTCTATAAATATGGGCATTCCATTTATATAATCTTTGGGAGTATATAATTCGACATCTTTAATTGGGTTATATACTAAAAATGTATTTAATCTCTTATACTCTTTAGATGCCAAGATTTCCTTAGGTAATTCTTTAATTTTTGAAATATTAAAATTAATTTTATAATTAATTAATGATCTTGATTTTGGATTTATGTTTTGTTTTCTTTTTTTTAATATTGTTGATATATGATTAGAAGATTGAAAAAGTTGATTTCTATTATATTGAAATTCATCAAAAGTTCCTGCTTCTGACAATGCCATTAAAGTATCACAGTTAGGTTTAAATTTTAAACAAAAATCTTCAAAATTTTCATATTTATAGTCATATATTTTTTTTGCTGTTTTTTCTCCTATTCCATTAATTCCCTTTGTACCAAAAATAATTTTATTTTCATGTGGCATAAAGTCATAACTCCCATATGTAACAGAAGGGGGTAATACTTCTATATTCATTCTTTTGCATTCTTTTAAATATTTATTCAATTTATCGTTATTATTATAATTATTATTAAGCAATGCACACATAAATTCAATGGGATAATGAGCTTTTAAATATGCCGTATAATAAGAAATATAAGCATATTCTACAGAATGGGCGGCATTAAACGAATAGGATGCAAATTTTTGCATTTCTTCCCAAATACTAATTGCAACTTTTTTCTCTATGTTATTTTTAATTGCTCCATTAATAAATTTTACTTTTTGTTTCTCCATTAATTCTTGATCTTTTTTACCTATTGCTTTTCTTAAAGAATCTGCTTCTGTCTCAGAAAAATTTGCCAATATCATTACTGTCATAATTATCTGTTCTTGATATACAAATATTCCATATGTATCTTTTAAAATATCTTTCAATAATGGATGTTTATATGTTACTGGTTCTACTTTATATTTTCTTTTTATATATTTAATATGAAGTCCAGATTCTATTGGTCCAGGACGATATAATGCAACAACAACAGCAATATCTTCAATTGAATTTACTTTCATATCTTGAGCAACTTTAGACATTCCTTCTGATCCTAATTGAAATATCCCAATATTTTCACCCCTATTAATAATATCAAATGCTTTTTGATCTCCTTCTGGAATATCATCAATTTTTTTATTAATATATTTTAATGTATCTTCTATAACATCTAAAGTATTTAATGATAAAAAATCAAATTTAACAAGTCCAATTGATTCAATATCTTTTTTATCCCATGCAGAAACATAGAAACTTTTATCTTCATTTAATCTTAATGGAACTAATTCATCTAAATTTTTAGGGCTAATTAATATACCTGCTGCATGAATACTACTGTATATGGACAACCCAATAAAATTATCTATTTTACTAACAAGATTATCAAATTGTTTATCTTTTAATCTTAATTTTTCTGTTTGCTTGTCATCTTCAATAATATTTGTGTAATAATTTGCTGTTTGAAATTCTACTCCAAAAACTCGACATAATAATTTCAGGGCACTTTTTTTCTTTAAATATAAAAATGTCCCAATTTGAGAAGTTTTTTCTTTTCCATATTTATTTTGAACGTATTCCCTAACCTCTTTAATTCTTTTTTCTGGAAAATCAATATCTATATCTGGCAAAGATCCTTTTCTACCCGAATTGTAAAATCTACTAAAAATTAATTTATATCTAATGGGATCTACTTTGTGTATTCCAATTAAATAAGCTAATAAAGATCCTCCAACTGATCCCCTTCCAGGACCTACTAAAATATTTTTACTTTCTGCATATTTGATATAATCTTGAACAATTAAAAAATATCCTATTAAACCTGCTTTTTTAATAATGTTATATTCAAATTTTAATCGGGACATATATTCTTCATTGTCCCTAATATTATATTTTTTTATTCCCTGCATGATTAATGTTAATAATTTGCTTTCCTCTCCTGCTATATGTGGTAATAAAAAATCTTTTGTTTTTAATGTAACATTACATTTATCGGCAATTTCTAAAGTTATATCTTTTTCTTGTTCTGTTGCAATCATTTCTTCACGAGTTTTTATATAAAATTCTGGGGTTTTTAGCCCCATACTTATTTCGTCATTAATTGTTTGTTTAAGTTGATCGCATAATAAATAATGTTGAAAATTATGGTGTTCTTTAATTGTGTAATGATAGTCATTTGTTGCAACAGTTTTCACATTAAATTCTTTGGCAATGTTTCTTAAATTATAATTTAATTCTTTTTGAAAATCTAGTCCATGATTCATAACTTCAATGTAAAAATTATCACCGAATTGATTTTTAAATAATTTACAATATTTTTGAGCTTTTTGATAGTTATTTTCTCTAATATTTTTTGCTAAAATCCCGCTTGGACAACCCGCTAAACATATAATTCCCTCTTTATATTTGAATAAATCTTCAAAACTTATGCGAGGTTTATAATAAAAATTAATATATGATATTTTATGTAATTTTAATAAATGTTTAAATCCATTATTATTCATTGCCAATAAGGTTATATGATATAATTTGCGTTCTTTTTTATATTTGTTAGTTAAATAAAATTCACATCCAAGAATAGGTTTAATATTATTATTTATACAAGCATTATAAAATTTATAGATTCCATTCATATTCCCATGATCAGTTAAAGCAATTGCTGGTTGCCCAATCTCTTTTACTCTTGAAACAATATCTGATATTCTGCAAAATCCGTCTAAAGCAGAATAAGTTGAATGTCCATGTAAATGTACAAAATTATTCATTTGTTAATTCCATAACTTTGAAGAAAAATTTCTTTTCATCTTGTCTTACTTTCTTCTCATATAAAATATATCTTTTTCCTAATGCTTTCATTGCTAATCTAATTCTTGGTCTATCTTCTGCTTCTATTATAATATATTTAAAAAAAACTTTTTCTTTAAAATTAACAACAATATGTCCAAAAATATCAAAACAATATTTATCTATTTCTTTTAAAAATAATCCATCTAAATTAATATAAAGAATATTTCTTTCTGTTTTGAGATACAAGATTAATTCTTGTCGAAGTTCGTATTCTCGTACAATATTATGTTGCCCATAAAAAGATGGAGTATAAATCATAACAAAGTTTTAGGTTTTAATTTTTGTTTATCGAAATTATGTGTTGAAAAATAAATATCATAGCTTTTTTTTAATCCAATTTTTACAACATCTTCAATAAAATTAATGGCATGAATAGATTCGTCTGCTCTATTTCCCGTATGTTGTTTTATAAGTTCAAAAAATCTTTTTTTATCTTTATCTTCATTAATTGTTTTATCTAATAATTCAACATATTGTTTAACTGCCCATAGATTATGTAATGCTAATAGCATTCCAGGCATTGTTGTTCCTCCCCCTATAAAATAAGATGGATCATCAAAATCTTTACAAATGGGACAATTACAATATATTTTTTCCATTGGTTTATTCTTTGTAACATATTTTTTCCCAAAATGAGTATAGTATCTTATTCTATCAGGATAAACATAAGCTCTTGTTCTTGATCCATATCCATAAGAAGTAGAATCAAATGAAATTTTATCAATATATTGTGATGCCCAAATTAAAACAGGAATTACAGTTATCCCCGAAACACCCAATAAATGAATCCTTTCTCTAACTCCCTTATCCCATAAATACATAATTGACAGAGCTTGTAATAAACAATCGCTTGTAGGTTTCATCCCCGTTCCATAGCCATCAAATTTCATATCTTTAGATGTATAATCCCACCATAAATCATAACTTTCAAGATTATACCCATGAATAATATTATATATTTTTAATTTATCACTCGTTCTATCATTATAAAATATTAAATTATTTTTTCTTGTTTTTTCTGCACATTCTTCAAATTCTTCGGGAGTCATTCGTTCATTTTTTCCAGGAGATACTCTTCCTACAGATGTAACTTTTGTTGGGGGATAATCTAAGGTAAAAGCAATATTAGAATTCCTCTCTTGCCATTTTAATACCTCATGGGGATCTATTTTTGCTCCTTTTGTTGCTACACTATATCCCCCTGAATCTGCCCATAAAGTAATATCATCTTTTATTCTTAATTCTTTTCTATAATTTGCAAATCTTCCCGAATAATAATATGAAATTAAAACATGTGGGTGCGTAAAGATCGCACGATCGGTAAACCAAGAAACATCATATTTATCTTTATATAATCCAAATATATTGCCTGGAATTATACATCTTCTAATTACATTTTCAATTCCTGTGAGAAGTGCAGGAACATAAGCACTTTTAAATCCAGTATTAAACATTTTTTACCTTAAATATCAAAATTATTTTTGCCAAATGTATCTCTAATTATTTCTGTTAATACTAATATTGTAAATCCCATAAGAAGTAATACAAACGATCCAACAATAATTATCAAAAAAATTATCATTATAGTTGTTAATATTTCCATTTTACATCCTCATTATGCTTATCCATTTTCTAACAACTTGTCCATAGGGTAATACATATTCTTTTAATTCTTTTGATGGTATTTTTTTATCTCTTACGATTTTTTCTAATAAATTATCATAAGTATCATATAATAAATCTTGATTATTTTCAACAATTTCTGGATGAGAAAAATTATTTGGCAACAACACTTTTGTCCCTACCGACAATGCTTCAACAGCACAATACCCAAAATTTTCTTCTGATGTCGTAGAAACTACAAGTTTTGATTTTGCTAATAATTTATAATATTTATCTTTTGTAAGGTCTTCAAGTTTAATAACATTTGGATGATTATGCATTAATTCTGCTAATGCAGCGTTTACCCACATTGATTGTGATTGATATTTTTCTTTTGAAGTACAAAAAATAAATTTATTATCTTTAAAGTCATCCCAATACATACTTAAAGCATTGATAATATTAATAAAAATATGAGGATTTTTTTCTTCATCAGGTCTGTGTGGGAATAAAATAATATTATTTTTTTTAGTTGAATAATATTTTGACATTTTTGTAGTGTCAAGAGGCATTCCATAAGCATATATTTTATTTGCAATATTTTCTACTTCCAATTCGGGAAGAAAATATAATAATCGAGCAATTATTGAATTTCTTGAATAATCTGATCCCACAAATACGCCATCACAAATATTTAAAAACCCAACCTCAAAATATTTTGACCAATAATGCATTGGTTCAGCAAAATCATTCATAGTTGAAGAACCAGCATGCCACACTCCCCAAATATGTACTGGAATATCATATAATGTCGACATATATCGAATCATTTCAATGCCAGGAAACCAAATATCTGTTACAAAGAAAATAGAATAAGGTTCTATTTCTTTATTATGAAACATCTTTATTATTTTTTGTAATTGTGTGGTTTTCCAATAATTAGTTCCTGATGCGTCCAAAACTGTTCCTGTTTCTACTTTGTCTGTAATTTTTTCTCCTTCGATTACAGAAACATTTTTGGTAACTTTTTTAAACTCTTTTGGAATATAAGATTCCCACCATTCGGTATATCGTTCTTTTAATGGCTCCAATCCTAAAATATATATCATTTTGTCTCCATTGATTTTTTAAATATGTTCATTATCTCAATTCCGCATGCATCGGATGTGTCAATATATATGGCAAAATAATGTCCAAATTTTTCTTTTATTATTTGATATGATTCTTCTACGTCATCAAAATAATAAATAACATTATTTTTATCTTTAATATGATTTTTATAATCATTATTTAAAACAAATAAAATATGTTCGTTTGTATCTATTTGTCTTTGAGTAATCATTTTCCTCGTTTATCGCCCCATATATCTACTTGTAATCTGGGAGTAATTCTAATATTATATTTTAAGCATAAATCTATAATCTTTTCAACACTACTGCGAATTTCATCGTGAGTTATTCCCAATGGCATAATGGAAACATTTTGATAGGGAATTTTAAATAGTTTAATTAATGAAATAATTTCTTTCATATCTTTATTCGAAGAAGCAACAAATTTAAATGTTACATTATCATGAATATTGTTGACAAAAAATGTAATTGCTTTTTCTTTTACTCTTACTGGGTATGGATTCCCTGAATTTTCTAATTTAATAGAAATATTAAAATAATCAATTAAGTCAAAAAATTCTTTATTTACTTTAATTGTTCCATTTGTCTCCACTTCTATAATATATTCATTTCTTTTTAAGTCTTGTATTAAAGGAAGTAATTTTTTCCAATGCAATAATGGTTCTCCTCCGGTAAAAACAATATGTGCTTTTGGTAAATTCATAGTATTAATTCTAACAAATAATTCGCTACAAGTATAAAAAGTTGTTTCTTCTTTTAAATTATACAATTGTGCATTCCATGTATATGGAGTATCACAAAACGTACAAGCTTCATTACAAAACATCAATCTAACAAAAATACTTGGATATCCTACTGTGGTTCCTTCTCCTTGAATAGATCGAAAAATTTCTGATATTGGTATTACATTTTTATTCATTTTTTAAATCCAAAATTGTTCCATCAATTCTTTGATATATAGCATTCCCATTAAGAATATCTGTAACAGCTTTAAAAAATTGATGGGTTGTCATTGTTTTTAATATTGTTTCTTTATATTTTTTTCTATGATCTTTTGTATCAGTCAACATCTGAATCTCCAACCTTGAACATATTATCTTCATTTGTCAGTTTCAAAATAATAGGACTTAAATAATTTTCCCAATTATATATGTTTAATCCCGTTTTTAAAAAGTTATTATATTGACTATTATAATATAGCTGAAATTCCTTACGTTTTTCTAATAATTCATTATCTGAATATACATATACATAATTAATTTTTGTTAGTCCAAAATTTTCATTTTTCTTAAAATAGCATCCATAATTTTCACTCATTTTAATAGTTAATATTTTATGAACAACATAATATATTTTCATATTACGTAAAATTTCAGCAATATTAAATGCCATTAAATGAGAGGGATGATTTTCAGCAGATGGAACCAATAAAATATCATCTCCTATAATCTTTTCTATTTTATTTCTTAAATAAACACTTGGGCGTACATTATGTAATTCTTTAAAAATTTTTCCAAATTTATTATTATTCAATTCTTCAATATCTAAATTATCTGGGACATTTAAATAATGGATTTCTGCTTTTGTATGTTCACTAATCCATAGTCTTGATTCTTCTCTTCTGACTTTAATATACATTTCCATATCATTAAATTCGCCAACACTAACTTCTCCGTTTGTAAGAAAAATTATATTATTAATATAGTTGCCATATATTTCTATAAATTTTCTACAACCGATAAATTCATCGTCTGGATGTGGTGATAAAATTGAAAAATTATATTTCATATTATTTACAGCATACAGTACTTGTTTTAACATTATTATAATTAAGATTGTTCCAAACCATTACAGCTTCTTGTTTGGTTTTTCGTTCTGGACTGGAAAATTTACATACTGGGCATTTAACATAAAATGATCCATTTGAAAAATTTTGATGTAAAACAGGAACAATCGATAATGTTGTAGTGGAAGTAGTACAATATTTACAATTACATATTTTATCTGGAATTAGTTTGTGTTCTCTTAATACTTCTTCCACTACGGATTTAATTTCTTTTTTTTGATTTTTTGTAAATGGATAATACCATATAGGTTTATACCACGTATCATTATACATTTTTAACCTCTATTTTATTTATTAATGTTCTATTAAAAACTTTGTAATCATTATCTGGGTCATATGTAATCATAATCCAATTTTCTGATATATTGATTGCATAAATATCTTTAAAAAGAAAGTCTGTACCATCTGCAAAAAAGACTTTGCAATTTTTCTTTAACTTTTTATCGGTCGTCGCCTTCGCTTTTGATTTTATTTCTTTCATATCTACTCTCTAATTTTTCAATGTTTTCTTTCGCTATATCTTCTAAATTTAAATTAAGTAATGATGCTATTTCAGCAATATACCACATAACATCGCCCAATTCTTTAGATATAGATTTAATATCTTCTTCTTCAAATTTCCCGTTTTTATTTCTAAAAACTTTTTTTAATTTTTCTCCTACCTCACCCGCTTCACCCATAATTCCCATAGCAGGATAAATAAAATTAACATCATGAATTGTGCTGTAAACATAAGCATTCCCCATATTGTCTGTTCCCTTATCAGGGGGTAATACAATTTGTGTCATAGGGTAATCTGCTGTTGCATGTGCTTTTTCTTGATATTCTTTAAAATTCATATTTTTCAATAACCTCATCAATAGAAATTGGGTAATAATTAGTATTATCCACTCCAACATCTATTTTGTTTTTAATTTTTGTTTCTTTCCCATGTGAGTGTCCATGCAAATGAATAACTCCATTAGGGGGAATAAATTTATAAGGATAATGAGATAGCACAATAGTCAATCCCCTATAAAATAGAGAATAAGATTTATATATATTTTTAAATAAATTCTTATTTTTTCTATTTAATCTATCGTGATTCCCAAGTATCAATATTTTTATTCCCCTTAATTTATTAAGATATTCTGTAATTTTATTATTATTCATTAAAGCAAAATCACCAAGATGATATACTGTATCATTGTCAGAGATTGTATCATTCCAATTATTAATTAGAATTTTATTCATTTCTTCTACATCTTTAAATGGTCTATTACAATATTTAATAATATTTGTATGCCCAAAATGATGATCTGCTGTAAAATAAATCATAATTATAGTTTAAAAAGTTTTTTTAATACTGCAAATAAATCACTCACTCCAATATGTCCATCTTGATTCAGATCATAAGGATTAACTAACTTACCATATACTATTGGATTAACTTTGTATTGAGAACTATCATTTCCTGATAATGTTAGTTTCATCTGCCAAGCAGCACGCATCGTTGTATCTGTTCTCTGCCAATCGGCTCCTATAAATGATAAATTAAGATACCCTGTTGGTACTCCATTACTATCTGGGGCTAAATACAGATATACCAACAATGAATCATCTGTAGTTGAAATAGTTAATCCAGAATCTTGTCCATTGAATGTCCCATAATAAGTTACAATTGGGAATTGAACAGAGTCTAAAATTTTGGTTGTATCTTGTGCATGTGCTTGAAAAGCAACAAACAATAAGATAACAAATAGTAATTTCTTCATTTTTCACCTTTTTTATTTAATAGTTTTTTAATATAATCTAAAATAAGATATGGAAACCAATGCCAAAAACTTAAAGTTTGATAATATCCATATTTTTTTATTTCAGATCTTTGAATTGAATGTTGGATCCAATCATCAATAATGAACCACATTCCTACAACAAATGTCCATTGAGCAACATTCTCTTTCCACCAAAACAAAGAAGCAAATGCAAGGAAAATTAAGATGATACCCCAATAAAAATGATGAGCTTCTATTGGAGAGAATCCCGTTGTCATTTTTTCTTTACTTTTTTTAAAATAAAAACCCATATTTTCCTTTCTAATCTTCAAGAAAATCTCTAAATAGCCATTTAACACCACAGTAAGTGCATTTATAACCAATGTGATATTTTTCTTTATATGTAGAAACAATCAAAGCTTCCCACAAAAGAACTGAAGACTTATCTTTATTTTCAGAAAAAGGTTCATTTCCTTCGTTTGGGCAAACAGCGGGATAACCATTTATGAAATAAGGATTATGCTTCATTTTTATCAATTATTCCCATTCTTTAATAGCACCGTTTTCATTATCTTCCAATACTGCTATTTGTTTAATTTTAATATCATTATAATGTTGTTTAATCAAATCATATGTATCTTGAGCAATTGCTTCACAAGATTTTCCCCCAAAATATAATGATTCTAAATCATATATATGTGAAGGATTTGTTTTAACTATCATATTTCCAGAAAGAAAATTAAATTCTTGCTTCAATAATCTTTGTACTCTATCGTTAAATGAAATAATTTCAATTTCTCTATCATTTGTAGTCTCAATAATAATTTCCCAATAAAAATTATGTCTATGAAGATTTCTTAAATAATCATATTGCTTTGGAGCATTTTTCCAATAATGAAAGCCTGGAATACTAAATTTTATCTTTAATTTTAACATTTTATTCTTCGTTTATTGCTGTTGCAGAACAAGATGGTGTTTCAAAAACTACAACTTTATCTGCCCTTATTAAATGTTCTTTGTCTATCTCTAACAAAAAATTTCTTAAATATTTAATTAAAAATTCAGCCATTTTTTCTGCCGTTGGATCTCCATTCAATAAAAAATGTTTATAATTATATTTAACACAATGCTTAATATTAACAATATCTTTTTTATTCAAAATAAAGCTATGATCCCAATTATCATCAATCCATTCTTTTATTGATTTTAAATAATCAAAGTCTAATAACATGTCTGCATAATCAAGCGTTTGTGATTTAATATATAATTTGACCATATAATGATGTCCGTGGATGTTGGAACATTTACTTTCTACATTCATTAGTCGATGAGCCGCATCAAATTGGATTTCCTTCATTATTTTATACACTTTTTAGTCCTTTTTGATTTTTTGGTCGCTTGTTTTTTAACTTTTTTCTCTTTTTTAATTGATGTAAGAGGTGGGGATTCTGGATCTTTTATATATGATACATCCCAAATTTCTTCCATCACATTAACTACGCCATTTAATGTGCTTTTGTGAATTTTTAAGATTGGTCCTTCAAGATCTGAAGAAGCTATTAAAAACCCATTTGAAATTTTTTCTATTATTAGAAAATGTATGTTTTTCTTATCTTTGAGATATGCTTTCATATTTTCCCTTTTATTCTTAAATGTGCGGTTTTCCTTGAGTTTCATCTATTATTTTTAACATTTCCTTAATTTGTTTTGAAAAATTCAATATTATATTATAAGATTCTTTTAATTTATTATCTTCTTTAGTATCAACAACATACTGTAATAATTCTTCTTTTAATCTCATAATATTACTGTTTATATATTTCCCATAATCAATAATATCTTTATAATATAAGATTTCAGCACGCAAAGAATCTATTTCGTCTTCACATATCTCAATATGTGTTCTAATAATATTTTTTTCTTTAGACGACAATGTAGATTTATCAATTAAATTTGAAATCGTATGATTTTTCATAGTTTCGCCAATTTTATAAATTCGTTTTTAATTTCTTCATCTTCAAATGCCCCTCTTAATGCTGATGTGGTCATTGTAGTTCCATGTGCTTGTACTCCTCTTATTTGAGCACATAAATGTTGTGCTTTACATATAACAATACAACCTTTTGGTTTAAGATATTTTTGAATTGCATCTGCTATTTGTGCTGTCATATTTTCTTGAATTTGGAATCTTCTTGTAAAACAATTTACAATTCGAGGTATTTTACTTAATCCAACAACTTTTTTGTCAGGGATGTATCCTACCGCAATTGTACCAATAAACGGAAGCCAATGATGAGAGCAGAGAGACACAAAAGGAATATTATCAATAACCACCATATCTCGTGAACTTGTGTCAAATGTTTTTGATAATATCTGTTTAGGGCTTTGAGTATATCCAATAAGTAATTCATTTAAATACATCTTTGTTAGTCGTTCAGGGGTATTATTTTTTGATTCTTTATCTATTATAAAATTTAATTCTTTTTCCATAGATGTCAGAATATCTTTGAAATTATCTTTAATTTTATTTCTCATTATTTTTCTCCAATATAAAAACAAAAGAATTAAAGTATTTTAAAGGTGTAAGAAAATTTAATATTTTTTTAATAAAACATTGGGGCTTTTTAATATGCCATTCATCCCTATATATTTTAACAATATTAAATCCATTATCTGTAAATAATTTTGACCACTCTTTTAATGAATAAAAACGTTCGTTGATTTCTCGTTGTTCAGTTTTATTTTTCCACCAAGATTTTGAATTAGGAACAAGGATACAATATTTACAATTTGTTTTACCAACATCATGCATTCTTTTTAACGCTTTATTCATATCAATAAAATGCTCCAACGATCCAATACAAGTTATATAGTCGAAAAAATTGTTTTTATATCCAGATAGTTTTTCTGCAGAAGTAATTCTATAATGAGCATCTTTAACTTTCTCTTTACAAAGTTTAATTGATTCAGAAGAAATATCTGCCCCATATATATTTTTTATCCCATAATGTTTCGCAAAAAACATCATATATCCTTGACCACAAGCGACATCAAGATAAGTTGTATTTTCTTGTTCACTGACATAAATAGGTATCCCAGAATGACTAATATCAGTTTTAACAATATCCCAACCCAAATATCTTGGGAATTGTTTATAAGCACCTATACTTACTCCAAAAGCATCACCTCTTTGTCTATATTCTCTGTTATACCAATCTTTAATCTTTGAATATTTGTTTGTAGATATAGATTTTGGAGATTTTTGTTTTGTATCCTTCGTCATTAAAAAATTCCTTATACCAATTTTTATTTCTTGTATAATATTTTATTCGACTAAAATATTTCATTATATTAGCTCTAATTGTATCATTTCTTAATATTTGCCAAATCAATACACCATTTTTTCTTAAATGATTTTTACATTCTTTAATATATTGTTTTGCTTCATCATTTGTTAAATGACAATCTGTTCCAAGACAAATAATAATATCAAATTTTTTATTTAATTCAAGATTATATTTATCTGTTCTTATAATTGTATGATATTGTATATTGTTTTCTTGTAAAAATTCTAAAAAATGCTTTGGTAATTCATCTTTTGTAAATATATCATAAGCATATCTTTCAATTTTAGGATTTTTTATTAAAAAATTTGGTAAAGATTTAAATATTCTACAATCACCAGATCCAATATCAGCTATTTTAATATTTTTTCTGTTTTGTAATAATAATTTATAAAGATAATTAAATCCTTTTTGATCTATATATGCTAATTCTTTTTTAGCTACATTCTCCAACCATTGGGGCATATTGTCAACATAACCTTCAAACATATACTTTAAATAAAACTTTTTTATTTCCATTTTACATACTTCTATAAATGGGTCTTTCTATTTTTCTTAACTTATGATGAATTTTCTCCAATAATTTTACATCAATTTTATTGTGTTTTTTAATATATAGAAGAGATTCCATATCGCCCGCACTTGCTTTAGTCCAGATAATTGGTTCTAATCTTGTTTTAGAAATATTTTTAATACCCAAAGTAGTTGCAATAACATCTAATCTATTACTATGTAATCTTAATTTTCTACGAGCAATCATATAAGTATCTAATATTATCTTTTCCATATAGTCAGGTAATAGATCCTCCATATTGTGAACAAAAGCTCTTGTTCTAATAAAGGGAATATCAAATCGACCATCAATTCCATAGTGAGTATAAAGAATATCATAATGATCCAATGCTTTTAATAATTTCTTTAATATTCGTTTGTCAAATGTTAAATTAAAAATTTCTTCTTTAGTAATTAATCCCCAATCATATTCATCTTTTCCATATTTTTTAATATACCAAGATAACATAAACCCAAAACTTGCATTTAAATTCGTCGCCTCGATGTCGAGGTAGCCAATTCTTAATTTCTTTAATGCATCTTTACATTTCTGACTATATCCTTTTTCTGACTTATATCTTCTAATTGCTCTCATAACAGCTTCATAAGAACGATTTGGATTAATTTTATTAATTCTTTTATAAAGAGTCATGGGAGTCCAAGAAGAATCAAAAAACTTAACTAATTCTTTCTTTTCTTTATCTGACCAACGTGAATTTAACATATTTTTTCCTATTCAAATAAATCATCATTTTTTGTTGAAGTTTCTGTTTTTTTATTGTCGTTATATTTTGTTAATACAGCTTTTTCAATAATTCCTCTTGCTTCTTTTGATGTTGGGAAACAAATATCTTTATAGTTGCCATCTTTTTCAACAGAAGGCATCCCAATAAAAAGACCCTTTTGTCCTTCAATAACTTTTATGCCATTTACTATAAAAGCATCGTTTAAGGTAATTGAAGCAAAAGCTCTTATTTTCCCCCATTCGCCTTTTGTCATTTTTACATTTGTTACTTCAAAGTTCATCTTTTCTCCTACTCATACTTAAATTGTTTTGATATTTCAGCTAATTTGCTATGTATTTTAATTGAACTCATTCTTTGTTTTTGGAGTTCATATCTTATAATTATTTTTCCTGTTTCTCCATCTCTAAATTTTCTTACTAATAATTCTAATAATTCATTATGTTCGGGGTTTCGATTATAATAATAATCCCTATATAACATAATAACAATATCTGCATCTTGTTCAAGCCCCCCAGAATCTCTTAAATCAGAAAGAATGGGTCTTTTATTGTCTCTTCCTTCACAGCTTCTTGATAATTGAGAAGCTACAATAACGGGGCAATCATATTCCATTGCAATTTGTTTCAATCCCTTTGAAAGAAAATTCACTTTTGTATTATCATTAATCCCTTCTCCTTCCATTAATTGTAAATAGTCTATTATAATAATATCTATTTTTCCTTCTTTCATCTTAATTTGTTGTAAAATAGATTTTAATTCATTCAATTTTAGCCCAGAAGATTGATTAATAAATAATTTAGATTCTTTTAATTTATTAACATATTGTAAAATTGGCAATCTATCTTTATCTGACATTGATTTGAATTGCTTCATTTTATATAAATTAATATTTGCTATTCCCGCTAACATTCTTAACATAATTTTTTCTGGCTTCATTTCTAATGAAAAATAAGCAACAACATTTTTATTTAATGCATTTTTCATTGCTATCCAACCAGTAAGAGCAGATTTCCCCATTGATGGTCTTCCTGCTACAAGAATTAAGTCTCCGTTATGCAATCCGTCCATATGTTTATCTAATTCTTCAATTCCATATATTTTATTATTAATTTTTTTATCTGACATTAAATCATTAATAACATTATCTAAAATAACATCTGCAGATCTAACAGGAATAGATTTTGTAGAATAAATATTATTTATCAATTCGTTTATATTTGTAAGAAGTTTTTCTTCGTTTATATCTTTAGAATTGACTATTTTTTTACCGAAATAAGAAATTTCATTATTAATATAATCTTGTCTTAAATTAGAAATATATTCTTCATAAGAATCAATATTGAATGTTATATCAAATGGAATTTGATTTATATGATTGGAAAATTTAGATTTAATTAAACTTTCATCTATTTGTTTTCCAGAAAGAAATAAATCATTTATATATTGAAAAACATTTTGAGATAAATCATCTGAAAAATATTCTTTTTTTAATTTAGATAATATATAACCTCTATATTGAGCATTATATATAAGACTAAATATTACATACCATTGATTCATTATAGCAAAACCTTATAAATATCCTTCTTCTTTTAATATATCCATATTAACTTTTCTATTTGTAATTGGAGTAAGAAGTTTTTCCCATTTTAATTTAATTTTAGCATATTCTATGGTTCTAATGCGTTCATAATTTTTTTCTTTATCATTTTGAAACAAGTTTGCTATTTGATTATCATATTCTCTCCGAGTAAGTAATTGCAATGGAACATCTATAATCAGAGTTTCATTAGCCATCCTGAGCCATAAATCATGTCCTTGTGCATATCTTAAATTATAATCAAACCCTCCAAGTTTTTCATATAATTCTTTTTTAAATAGCGTTGTGGAACTTTTAATAAAACAAGTTTCATAATCATTGCGTCTTAATGCTTCAAATTGTTTTTTATTATCTTTGTAAGTTGGAGGTGTATGATTATTGATTTTAATAATTCTATTATCTTTATATGTATAAGTTCTAAACCCAGAAAGAGAGGCTTGTTTTTTTGCTTCATTCATAATAGCAAATTGAATTTCTGATTTATCTGGATGAATATAATCGTCAGCAGCCAAAGGAGTAATCCAATCATATTTAGCTTTTTTAATTCCATAATCCCAAGCATATCCCGCTCCACAATTTTTAGGAAGAAGATGAAGTGTAACTCTATCATCTTCTAATAAAGATTGATCTATATTTTCCCACCAACTATTTGTACTTGCATCATCTACCAAAATTACTTCTGTTTCAATATTTCCTGTTTGAAATAAAGCACTTCTAATTGCAGTTTCCACAAAATAATGGGGCGTTTGATAAACTGGAATAATAATACTAACATACTTTCTCATTTTTAAGCCTTTTATTCATTAAATAATTCATTTGCTATTTCGTCAAGCTCTCCATTCTCAATCATATATTGACATTTCTTTTCTACAATATTCAAAAAATGAGTAAGCGAAATTTGTTTTGGAGATTCTGCTTCAATAGCTTTAATCATTATTTCGCCCCCATATCTTTTCCACATACCCCCAACTCTTCTCCAATAATTCCCAGATACGGGATAATTATGAGTTTTTCTTATTGCTTTAACAACATCTTTTATTTTTATCAAAATGGTGCCTTGTTCTTTTCTAAATGATTAATTAATTTATTCATTTCATCTATTGTTAATTCTTTAGCTTCTTTAGAAGCCCCTAAAACATTTTTAGTAAATCCCGACATTTCAGCTTTGCCCACATTATATTTTTTACAAGTGGAAGCAAATTTAGATCGAGTTGCTTGTTTTTCTGTTACTGCATACTTAGAGTTGGTGGGGACTTTAACCAATCCTTTATATGCTTCATGTCCAATATCTAATAAAGAAGCACATTTTTCTAATGAATTTGTTGCAGCACTTTTAAAAGCATCACCAATAGGAGTTACTTTGTTCATAGACCCTGTTCCAAATTGTTCTTTAACTGTCATAACTTTTCTAATAATAGGACCATCAATAGCTTCTGCATCTATTTTAGAAACATAAATAGTTAATTGTCCTAAAACCCATGCTTGTGTTTTAACCAATTCGTGTTCTTTAATTTTAAAATCCCAATTCTCATGTCCAAAACAATCATTTAATCTTTCAATAATATATTGGGGCTTATACCCCGTCAAAAGAATATCAGCACCTGTATCTTCATCTTTGAATGTTTTTCGTACTTGGACTGATTCTTCTGGAAACGGAGCTCGAATTTTTTCAATATCTTTTTTATCCAATGGCATAATTGTTCCTTTATTCTTATATATTATAATTTCCTAATTGTATAGCTTATTTAAAAAATCTTTTTTTCTATTTTCATAATTAAATGTTTTTACTTTTTCAGTAGCCTCATCAATTACATCTTTATAAAAAGAATTATCTGTCATAAGTTTTTTAATCAATTCAGTTTGATCCCTTAAATATCCTGGCTGTGTTGTAAGTTTTGGCCAAAGATATTTTTGCGAATAAGTCCAATCTGTTCCAACATTGGGAATCCCAATACAAGCATTATCAACAGGAGAACGACCATATGTATGAATTTTATGATAAGAATCTAAAACTACTTTTTTTCTTGATGCCCAATCTAAATATTTAAGAAACTCAAAACCACTTTTCATATATTTAAAATAAGCATATAAATACATTTCTTGTTTTCCATCTAATAAAACAACATGATTATTCCATTTTAAATCTTTCGTTACTAAATATGGGGCTAACCAATTATTGTCATATCTATGAACAATAGTAACAATTTCATCTGTTCTCATATCAATTGGTTTTCTAAGTTTTTGTAAGTCTTCAACTTGCGTAGGATGAACAATATGAAATACTTTTTTTCTATCATTCAATAATGCTCTTACATAAGACAACATTGTTGGTTCAGAAACAAAAATCATATCTGCTTGCATTAATTCTCGTTCTAATAAATTGGGTTGAAATACTCCTTGCCATAATTCTATTGCATAATCAATACATATTACAAGTTTAGTTTTACTGTTCCATCCAATTTTTTCTCTAATTCTTGAAGCGGTTACTCCTTCCAATTCAGGACGACTCATCCCAATAAAAACAATATCATAATTTTCTAATTCATCTTCTTTTGCTTTATATAAATGAAATTCTCCATTAAAAGCACGATGCCAATTATAAAATCCTCCGATCATAATAGGGACATTAAATAAGCCTTCATGACTAGTCAGCGATGGTTGGCAACATGAAGAAACTTCTTGTCGCTAACCATCGAGTTCTCCTTTCTATCTTTGTCATTAAAGGAAATTTTTTCATTATTATTTATTGTCATATTCTTTTTTGTTTCCTTTCTTTATGTTTCTACCTCTTTAATATGATTTTGCCTCTTTAAAACGTATATTTTTATTTGATATAATACTTCTTGCTTTTGGATTCATTACCTTAAAATTAATATCTTTTATGTCTTTAGCAACTGGGAAATATGATGATAATTTTGTCCAATCTTTATTTCTGATAGTTCGTATTTTATTATGATAAAAACTAACCCAAACATCACCAACTTTAGAATTTGATGATGTTTTTTCAAGTTTGTTTTTGGAAATTTTTACATATGAATCATCCATATCTATTCCAATAAATCTTCTTCCCAATCTTTTAGCAGCAATAGCTGTTGTTCCCGTACCAACAAAGGGATCCAATACAATATCATTTTCATCTGTAACCATAAGAATAATTCTTTCTAATAGTGGTATTGGTAGTTGACAAGGATGTTTATCCCTATTTTTCTTACCTCTCACACGATGAATATCTGTCCATACATCAGAAATTAATGGACCAAAAGGATGTACTGGGCTACCACCATAATGTTTTTCAAGACAACCACATTCACTACAACGTTTATGTGGATATCGAGTTTTATAAAATTTAGCTTTCTTTGAACTTTTATGATAATATAATATACCATAATGAGCAGGTTGTAACCCCATTCCTGCAGGTTTTGATAATGCATCCCATACAAGCCAATTTTTAAAATAGGCGATTTCATTTAAAAAATTTGAATAATAAGTAAGCCATTTAGGTATATTGTGTACAAATATAGAACCAGTAGGTTTTGTAATTCTAACCATTTCATTTATCCAACTCTTGCACCAATCTAAATAAACATTAGTTTTTTTTGTATCATCATATACATTATATTGTTTACCCAAATTAAAAGGAGGATCAGCAAATGTCATATCAATAGAATTATCGGGTATATTTTTCATAATTTCTATACAATCACCCTTAATTATTTCATTATATTTCATTTTTATTTCCATCGTCAATCTCTTTTATTTTTTTATATAATCATTTTTCTCTATATGATGGATTTTCTCTAATTCCATTTCTTTTAATATATTTTTATTAATTCCTATTAAAATATTTTTTTTAAGATTTTTAATTAAAATATTACCCATTACATATTTTAATTCAATGAAATCATTAAGATATATACCCATTTCAAGTAATTGTCGTGGGGCTTTTTTTATTATATAATATTCTTTGTTCATTTATTATAAGGTACTAACGCTTCTTTATCTTCTTTATTTTTTAAATACTTATCCATTTTCTTTATATCTTCAAATATGGGAATATTAAAATATTTCGCTACTTTCCTTTCTTCTTTTAATCCTTTGGATGTATAATTTTTTTCATTTGGAACTACAAATATAGCATCACTAACTTTAAGCCATTCTAAAGAAGCTGCCTTTGCTTTTTGTGCTATTTTTTTTGCATCCCAATCGTCAGTTAAGAATAATTGAAAATCCGTCCAAGGACTAAAGACAGCATATCCTAAAGATAATAAATGTGAACTAACCTTTAATCCTATTCTCATATTATTTAATATTTCACCAATATTATCTCCATTGTAAGCACCAGCCACATAAACCTTTTTCAAAATTCAAACTCTCCATATTTTACCACTTGTTCCAATTCTTTAATTTTTTTATTTATATGTCTAATTTCTTTTTCTGCGTCTTTCATTCTCTCTGTTATGTTATGATAATATTTCTTGGGAAATCGTTTTCTATCTCTATCTGCCTTGTCTCGTTCTTTTTCCCACATTTTTCTTTTAACTTTTAATTTTTTAATAAAAAGTTTTGCTTTTTTTATTTGTTCTTCATTAAATTTATAAAGTACCATAATATTTTCCAAATCTATAAATTAATTCTATATCTCCTAATTCATTATTAACGGGGGAATTAAATATTTGTAGTATGTCTATATATTTTTGAATATTTGTTAAATCTGTTTTTTGCATTGCTTTTAATAATTTCTTTTTAAAAATATTTCCCATTGTAATTCTAAATCCCTCATAATTGCCCCTTTTCATTTCAGAAAAATATTTTAAAAATTGAATCATATTTTTTGAATCCAGAGCATTGACCATATCCCAAATTTCTTGCTCCACATATATTTCATCAATATTTTTCATTTCATCTGCTACTGCTTGAATATCAGTATATTGATGGAATCTATCAAAAAGCATTATAGCATTACGTGGAATACCCTCTGAATTTTTAACACAAAGAATTGCTATTTTTTTGATTATTCCTTCAATTTTTATTCCTTCTTGTTCACAAATTCTTTTAATCAGTATTGCAAGTTCTTGTTTATTCATTGGTTTTAAATTTATATATCCAGCTTTACATCTTGCAAGCAATGCTTTAATGATTTTTTGTGGATTTGTTGAACAAAATATAAAATAAGTATTTGGTGGAGCTTCTTCTGTTGTCTTTAAAAGAGCTTCTTGAGCTTCTCTTGTTAAGCTCTGACATTCATCAAAAATATAAACTTTTGTTTTACCTATAAGAGGACGATTATAAGATTCTTTAATTATATTTCTTATAGTATCTATTCCTCTATCATGACCCGCATCAATTTCTTTAATATTAAGTGAATTACATTTTAGCTGTTTTGCTATTAATCGAGCCAATGTTGTTTTTCCAATTCCAGGAGGACCTGTTAATAAAAAAGTAGAAGGCCACTTTGGGTATTTTTTCAGCAAGTTTTCTATTTGGGTTGTATTCCCAATAAACTCTGAAAAAGATTCGGGTCTGTAAGTTAAATTAAACATTGCATTATTAAATATTATTTTTTCCTTATTAATGTTCGTTTTGATTCTTTTTTATTTTTTTCTTTTTGAATTCTTTCTTTTGCTATTTTTACATAATCTTCTTCTTTCTCAATCCCTATGAAATTTCTTTTTGTTCTCATACAAGCAATCATTGTAGATCCAGATCCCGCAAATGGATCCAATACAACATTTTCATATGGAGAATTGGTTAATTGACATAGCCACGTCATTAATTTTATTGGTTTGACAGTTGGATGATTATTATTCATTTTTTCTTGGGGGGTGGCTTTGGCACAATAAAAGAACTTTGATGCTCCCCCCACATCTTCTCGTGGAATATATGTCCCTCTTGATGCAAAAGTATTTGTCTTTGATAAAGGTTTTTTATTAAACCCATAATTTTTTTGAGCTATTGTTTTTTTAATACCCGATTGTTGATCTATCTGATTTGCGACTTCTTCATTTATAATAACATTCGATGGGAATCTTCCTAAATCTTTTAAATATTTTTTTTTCTTATCTATTGGTATTACTGTCGATTTTTTGTCTATTCTGTATGAAGGTTTAATTTTATCTTCTCCTCCAATTCTACATTCATCGATATTCAAAGCACCTGTTTTATATTTTAATATATTATTTACATAATTTCCTTCACGAGGTTTATATGCAAGAATAATAGGTTCATAGGCTGGCTTCAATCCAATTGTTCTATATCCATTCCAATCAATTGCTTCTTGACTATTGGGTTTTGTTTTTTCTATAATTCTATTTATATTTTTCTTTCCTCCTCTAATATAATTGCCCTTTGTTATATCTGAACTATATTTTTTTTCAACTACTTCTCGATCTAAATTTTTAGATTTATCAATCATTTTCCCAATTTCCATTGCTTTGGGAAACCCAGAACCATATAACCACATTAAAGTATCTGCAATAACAAAACCCGATAACTCCAAAGCCATTCCTGTTAAATGCTGTGTTCTTGTACCCGAAAATATAAGAATAATTCCACCTGGTTTTAATACTCGCTTTGCTTCATTCATCCATGCTACATTCCAAGATAAAAAATTCATATTTTGTTCTAATTTAGTTTGATTGGTTTTCATTTTAAGATTTTTTATTTGAAATTCATATCCCTTTGATTTCTTAAAAGAATCCCATTCTTTTTTCATAAAAGATAAACCGTATGGGGGATCTGTAATAATTGAATCAATAGAATTTTCGGGGATTTCTTGCATGACTTTAATGCAATTACCTTGAATTATTTTATTGATGAATTCTTCTGGATATTTCATTATTTTTTTTGGGTTTTTAAATCGACAATAAAATTTTCATAATCATTTTCTGGCATTGTTGCCATAAAACAAGCAAATAAAGATCTGATATTGTCATATTTTCTTTTAAAGTTTTTATCTCCATAAGTAGGAAACCAATATTTATAATTTCCAAATTCGGCTTTAAAAAACATACGAGCTTTTTTTACTATTTTTGGTGATACATCACGTAATAGAAAATGATCAATTGCATAACACAAACCAGCATGAGCTATAAATATTTGTTCGTTGTCTCGATCTTTAAATGGTGTAGCATAAGCTCTTGATATTTTAAGCCACATATTTTGTCTTGTCATAATTTATTTCCTTTAATTATCCTTTTTGAACAAAAAAATATATTCATGTTTGAAAATATAAAAACCGCCCATTAAAGCACGATACCTCCATAATGATTTTTGATTTCTTTTTCCAAACGTTTCTTAAAAGTTTTTTACAATTATGCTTTTAAGAGAAACTTCTTTTTTTAGAATTCGTTCCATTGTTAAAAATCCCAATGGTATCCATTCACCCTTTGAATATTTATCTCCCATCACCAAAGCAAAATATCTTCCTTTATCTAAAATAGTCAATGCTTTTTCCACAACTTTCTCCATCATTTGAAGAAAATCTTCTAAAGAAGAAGCATTGGAAAGATCATTTGGATCATCGCTAAATTTTATTATATCAAAATATGGCGGATGCATAATCAATAATTGTACTGAATCTATATTATATTTTTTTATTAATTCTTTATAATCAACGGATAAACTATTGTCGTTTATAACATTAGAAATAACGTTATATTTATTTGGCTCTGATTGAATAATCTGATTGGCTATGTCGGCAATTTCGGACTGCAACTCTATACCAATTGAATTTCTACCCAATCTTTGTGCTTCTACTAAAGTTGTCCCACAACCAGCAAATGTATCTAAAATCCAATCCCCCTTTTTAGTAAATCTTTTCATCATTTGATTTGGTATTTGGGGAATAAAATTTCCCCAATAATTTGCATTATGAGATCCCGAATTATCTCGTCTTTTAAAAATCCACAAACTATCAGTAAGAATATCTTTATATTCCTTCCATTTATTTAAATCTATATCGTTGATTTTATTTTTTTGTTTCATTTTTTTAATTTTGTTTCTTTATTATAAAATATCAATTTTTCCTTGATGTTTGCGATCTTTTTTTCTGTTCATTCATAAATTTTTCAAATCCATTTTTGTCAAGACTCATTTCGTTTTGTTTTGCGATCGCTTCTGTCAAATCATATGGAAACCCATAAGTGTCGTATAATATAAAAACATCTTTACCATCAATGATTTTACCGTTTGTTTTTTGAATAATTTTTTCTGTTTTTCTTACTCCTCTATGTAAAGTATTACTAAATATTTCTTCTTCATTTTTAATTGTCCTCATAATATGTTCTTGTCTTTTTTTAATTTCTGGATAAACATCTCCCATTTCATCTACTAAAACTGGAACTAATTTATAAATAAAGGGTTCTTCAATTTCTAATAAAGAACCATAATAAGAAGCACGTCTAAGTATGCGTCTTAAAACATAATTGCGACCCTTATTGGAAATTTCAGAACCATCGGCAATAGCAAAAGTTAATGCTCTTAAATGGTCAGCAATAACTTGGTGAGCAAATTGATCATCTTCATATTTCCTATTTGCTAAATCTGAAATGGCTTTAATTAAATTGCGAAAAATATCAATATCATAATTAGAATTAACATTTTGCATAATAGATGCTAATCTCTCTAATCCCGCCCCTGTGTCAACATAAGGTTTGGAAAGACGAGTTATTTTCCCGTTGGATTGTTGATTAAATAGTGGAAATACCAAGTTCCATATTTCTATAAAACGATTAGTGTTTCCATTCACAACATCAGATTTACTATTCCCAAATTGTTTTCCTAAATCATAATGTATTTCTGTACATACTCCATTAGGACCTGTTTTGCCCATTGACCAATAATTATATTTTTCGCCAAAATATAAAATATGATCATCTTTTAATTCTGAAGCTATCTTCTTCCATAAATCAAAAGTATAATTATCTGCATTATACACAGTAACATATAAATTATTTGGAGAAATTTTTAATTCTTTTGTAAGCCATTCCCAAGCTAAATAAATAGCCTTTTCTTTAAAATAATCACCAAAAGAAAAGTTCCCAAGCATTTCAAAAAAAGTATGATGTCTTGGAGTGAATCCAACAAGATTTAAATCATTATGTTTCCCACTTGCTCTTATGCATTTTTGACAACTAACTGCTCGTGGGTAATCGGGTTTCTTTTTTTCTGCAAAAATATCTTTGAATTGATTCATTCCTGCGTTAGTAAATAACAAAGTAGAATCATTTTTTGGGATGACTGACGATGAAGGAATCAAACGATGTCCCATTTTTCTAAAAAAATTTAAAAATGAATTTCTAATATCAGCGGTTTTAATGATTTATCTCCTTACTTTTTAAGAATTAATGGTTTGTAATATATGTCAATTATTCTGCCACACTTCCAACACACAATCTCTTGATGTTCATCTTTTTCATATTTCTTAATTTTTTCAATATTGTTTATGGATTTGCAGTGAGGACAATTGAATAGGTAACCATAGTAGCTAATTTCGTATAAAATGACATCATTCATGCTTTTTCCCTTATTTTAGTTTTTTTCATATTTTTTATCTAAAATTACTGTTGCTATATATTCTACGGAGGGGTGGTTATATTTATCTCTAAAAAATACAGAGTTCATTAAGATTTTATAGTCTTTTCTATTTCCTATATATTTTTTAATTCTGTCTTCTATCGTTGTCGCCGAACTGTTTTTAAAAATTTTAATATCCAAATCATACTCCTTTTATTTTAGAATTTTTCGACAAGAAAAAGTTGTTCGTTTACATATTTTTCTCGATTGTTAATGTTTCGACAACCACGAAAAGTATTATATTTAATATCGGTTATTTCTACAGAGCCAATATGTTTTAACATTTGAATTATATCATTTCGAGAAATAAATCCTTCATTATTAAATGAAATGATTAAAAAACGAGATTGTAGTGATTTCAATAAATTGTAAAACTGATCATAAAAATAAGAACGACTATTATATTTAGATCGTCTCCAATCAACTGGGATTCCAGATACTTTGCTTACTTTTTCTGGTTTTTTGTAATTGGCTATCAAGTTTAGCATAAAATAATTTGACCCATATGGATGTTGATTATAAGGAGGATCCAAATAAACAAGATCAAGATCTTTTAATGTCGGAGCAATTTTATTTGCATCACCTTGAAACACATCTACTTCGCATTCATATTGACTAAGAATTGGAACAGCAAGTTGAATTTGTCCAAGTATGCGTTTTAATGCATCTCCATTTGTTCCACCAAAGCGTCCCACTTTAGTTTTTTTATCTTTGTAAAATCCCTTAAATACTCCAGATGTGTTAGTATGTATTGATGCTTCACTTAAAAGAGGTCCAATAAAAAGATTTTGAATAGATATTGGAAGATCCATAATAAGTCTTCGATAGTTGTCAATGCGGCGAGCATTGTTGGGAGTATAGAAAACACGATCGTCTTTGGTTATATGATTAATTGATTTTGGTGCATACATTTCTTCTATAAATCCCATTGGAAATTCAACATTTTCAACAATGTTGTTAAAATTTATTACTATTTTTTTAATGGCTGATAAATTAATTTCACTTTTATTTTTTAGATAACAACGAGCAATGACTGTGGCATAATCTTCAATGTCAATGGTTGCTAAATATTTTGCATGTTGTTTAAAATATCGACTAACAATACCAGATCCTGAAAAAGCATCTAATATGCGAAGATGATTTTTCTTCAATCGTTTTTTTATGTGAAGAACAGTGGTATGAATATTTGGAAGTAATGATCTTTTATTACCAATACATGTGATAAGTTGTTTGGTTAAATATTCAAAATTTTCTGATAAACTATTTTTAAATTTATTAATATCCAAATCATACTCCTTTCATTTATTAAATATCTGAATTTCCTTATAATTTTACATTTTTTTAAAAAAAAATAATAATTTTTTATTTTTATTATTAAATTTTATTTATCATTCCAAAATATGTCTATTTTCTTCCTTTTTTTGACACCTCATTTTTAGCCCAAAAACACCTATTTTTTATAAAAGCGTATACTTATATAGCCTACCTAATTTGCCGTTGGCAGCGGAAGGCTATGGCAGCCAGAATGGAGTCTCAGGCTATAGGTTAGGAGTGTTTTCCTCTGAATCGTGATTATATACCTTTTTCCTTCCATTTTTGGTTCCATAAAATAATTTAATCATAAAAATTATTTAATCATATTTTTAAGAAGAAGAAGAAGAAGAAGAAAAAGAAAAGACATAAGAAAAAGAATAAGAAGAAGAAGAAGAACATGTATACTAATATATACTAATATAACAAATAATATAATAATATATACTAGAATATATACTAGAATATATACTAGAATCTAGAATAGTAATAATATAGAATAGATTCTAGAATAGAATCTAGAATAGATTCTAGAATAGATTCTAGAATAGATTCTAGAATAGATTCTAGAATAGAATCTAGAATAGAATATAGAATAGAATCTAGAATAGATTCTAGAATAGATTCTAGAATAATAATAAT